ATTTTAGTTAAATCATTTTGACAAGAAGTAGAGAGCTTGATATTGTAAGTAACATTCATAATTACTATAATACAATAAATGTTAGAGGAATACCTTTATTTTTTTTATAAATATGCTCTTGACAGAAATGATTGAATATTGTATGTTATTGAGAAAGGAGCGGCAATTCCTCTCCTGCCTAAAGGCAGGAGTCTCCTTGCCGCATTACAAGGAAGCCGAACTTTCAGACTCATTTTTCCTAATGGATTCTTTCCCATTTTCAATTTCTTAAGTTTCTTGAGTTTCTTGAGTTTCTTGAGTTTCTTGAGTTTCTTGAGTTTCTTGAGTTTCTTGAGTTTCTTGAGTTTCTTGAGTTTCTTGAGTTTCTTTGCTCGAAAGTCGGCTTATTACATCCCTTAATTTGGCGGCGTTTATAAAATCTTCTTTTTTAATGGATTTATCCAATTTATTTTTATAGCTCTCTATCATCCCTAAAATATTTTTTTTATCTTTTTTACTGTCTTCTTCAAAATTTGGGGATCCATATATTTCATTATAATTTTCAAGAAACAATATTACATTAGCGAAAAACGAGGTATAACAAGAATCACAAGAAGGAATGCCAGTAGCAAGGAAAACTTCCACGGGCATTTTGCACTTAAGACATTTTTTGTTTGCATTGTCTCTGGAAAATTCGACAATATCCTTATGCGAATGACCACAAGAAACCAAATAATCAGTTTTGGCTTCTATCTCTTTCATCTTTTTTACAAATGGATTTTCGAAATCGGAAGCATGATCATCACAAAGCGCTACTTGGATAAAATGCCCATTCCTAATTTTAGAAACTACAAATTCGTGTTTTTTATTGCAAAAAGAACATGTCATTGTTCGTTTTCTGCTTTTCTAATTCTTATCGAATCTGATTTTTTTTCTGTAGAAAGTCCAGAAACCGGAAATTCTCCATGATCTTTGTAAAATTCCCCAATTGCTTTCTTATTAAGAGAATATTTCACGTTTATAAACTGATCATTGCCAGATGCACGAAGAGCTTCGGCAAAAGCGGCTTCATCTTCTGGATAAATGATTTTATCCGTCCCATCAACCCTGGTTACGGTTCCAAGATCTGGGAAATTAACATTTTTTTGATCTGCATTTTTTAAAAACTGAAGCAATCCATCTCTTAAATATGACTGGGATTTTTCCAATTGTTCTATTTTTTTATCTATTGGGTAAATATATTTTGATATCAAAGCTGATTTATATTCGTCCTTCAAAAAATTCACTTCTTTTTCATAATGCAAAATAGCCAAAAGCCATTTTCTTGCTGACAATCTGTCGTCTGGAAGAATTCTAGAATTTTCTTCGGAATCCATCAAAGAATGGATTTGATTGAAGAAATCATCCAACTCGATTTCTTCAGCTTTCTCTAAATCAATTGTTGCTACATTAGACATAATCCTCTCCTTAATATCTTGATTAATTGTTGTTTGCTGCTGTTTTGTAGTTTTATCTCTTTTCGCAAAGTATATTTAATCCAGTTCTTTCTTGTCCATCTATTTCTGTTATGAAATAAGATGCTTTCACAATCAATTCTATATCCATTGGAGTCAAATATCCAGAAGCAATTGCAACAGCCCTCATCGATCTTCCAATTGCCCCATCTCCAATTCCTTTAACATAAACATAACCGTGTTCTTTGATTGTCGCCGTTATAGCTCCTGCGAGCTTTTTAACATCGGTTTTTGATCCAACTCTTAGGATTGCTTCCATTTTTCCTTTGTCATTTTTAGTTGGACCTTTTTTCATTTCGTTCTCTGTAGATTGTGCTGTAGTCATGTTTCAAATCTCCTAAATTTTTATTTGACGGCATAAGATTTTGCTATGAAATCAAACAAAGCTTCGCTTAATCCCTGTTTAACTTCGTTTTTGTAATCTTCATCAAGCTCTTTGTCGTCAATATTATCATACGAAGATTTATTAAAAACAATATCTTTTATTATTTCCAACTTTCTTTGTGAGCTCAAATCATTATGGAAAAATTTTCTAAATCTAAAAAGATTTGGAGCGATTATGGTGGAAACTATATTCTTTGACATATCCATAAGCTCCAATTCATTGTTGGAGGAATATCCCACTCTACATTTTTCAGCGCACAAGTCGCCATATTCAACATCTTTTTCACTATCATTACTAACTAATTCGTTCATTGACAGCACATAATTCTTGATTATGCTTTCTGGAAAAATTTCAAGATATATTCCAACATATTCGTTATTAATTATTGTTTTTTTTGATTGTTCCTCCATTGAATTAAAATGTTTTTTACCTAAAAATAACGCTTTCTTTGCGAGACTTTTACGATCAGAGCAATTGAATAATTCTCCAGAATTTTTCATTATAAACAACCCCATTTTCTCATAAAATTTTCTTTGAATAACTTTGTGCCCTTGAGAAAGCAAATGTTTGACATTAATGCTTCCTACATTTTTTTTACAAACCTCGCATCTAACCGTAGGAGATCTTTTTATGTATTTTTTTGCTTTTCTAATATCGGTAGATTTGTTTTTTATAGAAATCCAAAAATACGAAGAAAACCAGTTATCGCTTTTCTTGTGAAAACGTTTATCTCTGGCAAACTTTCCAACTATTTTCGGAAAAAAACCAGACAAAGCCGCATAAACATCATAAGAATCTTCTCCAGAGCCAAACTTGGCTGATTCTGCAATAATTCTGTCTTGATATCTCGCATATAACTCATCAAAATAATGAGAACTAAGTTCCAAATTATTAGGATGAACAAGAATCATACTTGATTTGCATCCTGATTTTTTAAATATATTACAACACTTTAATTCATGAATATATTTTTCTTTCGGAATTATCAAAGATTGCTTATATCCTATTTCATGGCCACAATTTTGACATCTCCACAAACAAGCACAACGAAAAAGATCTATGTCTTGCTGTGCCAAAGCTACCAATTCTTCATCGGAGATATTGTTAAGTTCATTATTAAAGGGAACTCTCATTACTTCTAAAGCGTCGTTTCTAAAAAGATTTTTTTTACCTACTTTCTTAATAACATTATTCGACATTAATTCAACCTTTTAATTTTGACCAGCATTTTTCTTTATATTCGCAATACAAACATGGTTTCTGGTCTTTTGAATATAGTTTGGGTATTGCTGGAAGTTTTTTAGCTTTCAAAACCTCCCAAAGCTTTTTTGCATTGTTCTTTATCTCTGCAATATGATTTTCATCCTGACGAACAACGAACTCTTTTATTCCGTGAGTATTTTTCTCTTCATAAAAAATAATACCTTGCTGAATACCAAGAATCCACATATATATTCTTATTTGAACAATATAAACTGGATCTGGATTCTTGAGAAATGAAAATTTCTCACTTTTTACTGTCTTAAAATCAATAACATATCTTTCGTCATCATCGTTTTTAACAAGTTCTACTATTCCATCACAATGCCCCTCAAAACAATATTCTTCGTTTTTTACTATCATCTCACGATATTCAAAAAGATTATTTCCTGTCAAATTTTTTCCAGGAAAATCTTCAGTCAACAATTTCGCACAAGAACAATTGTAAGGACAGAATATCCCCCATTTATTTTCTTCTCCGTGGATTTTCCCACAACGCCTACATTTCCAATATCCTCTTAAAATGCCCATTTGTGTAAAATCGGTTTGCATCCTGTGATGGTGTGCATGTCCTGTGCTAAAAATTCGTCTGGCTTTTGGGGATATCTCTTCATCTTTGGGGAAAAGATAATATTGAAAAGCAGTTTTACGAAAACATTGTCCAAAAGAAGATGGATGAAAATGATCATGTTTTCTATTTTTATCATTTTCAAAACCGTATCTGATGAGAAAATTCTCATATTTTTCTGTCAAAACTGATGATAAATAAATCCTGTCTTCAGTCAACATTGATCAGATCCTCTATCTTTTTAGATTTTCTTTTTTCTCTTTTGTTATCTGAAGCTTTTTTTATAAAAGAAATCATTCCAGATGTTCCGTATTTTTCAAGAAACTCGTCAGGATCATATTCTTTCTGATCTATTCTTAAACAAACATTTAAATGTTCATATCCCGAAGATTCATAATCTTTTAAAAAATCCATAACTCTACTGGCCGCACAAATACCGGCTAAATCGCCATCAAAAATGGTAATAAATCTATTGGTAAATCTTGCCAGTTTGATTATTCCCTCTTCGGCCAAAACACCGCCCAAAACACCAACGGTATTTGTAAATCCATGTTTCCACATTGACAAAACATCAAATTGACCTTCAACTATAATAATGCTATTTGTTTTTAATATGTTTTTCCAAGCCACATTTAAGCCGTAAAGAAAAAAAGATTTTTGAAATGTATCATGAAACCAATCTTTTGAATCTATTTTTCTTCCACTAAAGGCGATTGTGTTGCCAAGTTCATCAATAATTGGACAAACAATCCTGCCGGAAAGGTAGGAAAATTTTTCAGACAACTTCACATTTTCTGGACAATATCCCAACATGAATTTTTCAAGAAGATCATCAGAAACATTTCTACTTTTAAAGTACTGACGACCTTTCTCGCCATCGGGGCCTATTAAAATTTCGTGAAATTTTCTAGATAATTTATTGTACTTTTCCTGCTGTTCTTCATCAAAAAAAAGTCCCATAAATATTTAGTATCCTTCGGTTTCAGTAGCAAGTTCTCCAGCAAATTCTTCTTCGACTTCTTCGTTTTGATCAGTTCTTATTAGATTTATATTATTTTTACTTTTTAAAACATCCTCAACTTTATTTCTTATTTTTTCAAAAGTATCCGGATTTTCTTTCAAAAACTGTTTTGAGTTTTCCCTTCCCTGACCAATTCTTTGACTATCAAAAGAGAACCATGCTCCGCTTTTTTCAATAATGTTTTCATTTACACCGACATCTATGATTTCGCCAAGATAATTTATACCTTCTCCATAAAGAACATCAAATTCCGCCTGTTTAAACGGGATCGAACACTTGTTCTTTATAACTTTAACTCGAACTTTGCTTCCTATCTTTCTATCGCCTTCTTTGATATCTGTTATTCTTCTTATATCAAATCTCATAGAACTATAAAACTTAAGAGCTTTGCCGCCCGGTGTCGTTTCATTTGAGCCAAAAAGGACTCCTATTTTTTCTCTTATTTGATTTATAAAGAAAATGCAAGTTTTTGATTTAGAAGCAACTCCTGTTAATTTCCTCATTGCCTGTCCCATAAGTCTCGCCTGAAGACCCATGTGAGAATCGCCCATGTCTCCTTCTACTTCTTTTCTCGGAACAAGAGCAGCAACCGAATCAATAACAATAACATCAAAAGCTCCGCTTTGAGCAAGTTTTTCAACAATATCTAATCCCTGCTCCGCATTATCGGGTTGCGAGATTATCAAATCTTTAATATTGACTCCAAGTTTCATAGCATAGGCTGGGTCAAAGGCATTTTCCGCATCAATATAAGCTGCTGAACCTCCGTTTTTTTGTGCATTTGCCACTATATGCAATGCCAAAGTAGATTTTCCTGCCGATTCCGGACCAAAAATCTCCACAATTCTTCCACGAGGAACTCCACCAATTCCAGTGGCAATATCCAGTCCAAGAGAGCCCGTTGAGATGGCCTGAATATTCTGAACCTCTCCTTCCCCAAGACTCATTACTGAGCCAGCACCATAATTCTTAATGATAAGATCTATGGCTTTTTTCTTAGCTTCTTCTTTTATACTTTGTTCATGATTTTTTTTCTTAGCCATGATGTCGCATCCCTTTTGACATATTCAAAAATTACAAAAATTAGGCAATAAGGAGGGACTGGACTTCCAATCCCTCCTTATTATTTGAAAAAAACGGAATTGTTAAAAAACTTCGTCTCTTAATTGACGAGCAACTGTGGCTTCTGTATCTTCATCAACGGAAGGAAGATCATCCAAAGAGCCTATGGTGATCTTTGGAGCCCCTTCTTTGTAGTCGGAAACATTTTCAGCGGAAGCTGAAGAAACTCCACTGTTGCCAGTAAGGAATTTCTCAAGTCTTTCTTTAGCTTTTGCAAGGTCATAATATTCTTCAAGAATAACTTTACCTCTTTCGCCTAAAGGAAGATTTTCATACTGCTTGTCATGCGGATCTCTGCGGAGGAATTCCTTTTCAGTCTCACTCCAAGGGGCTGAGTCAAGAGGTTGAATATCATAGCTAATATTATAACGATTGGGACCTGTTGAAGTGACTTCAATTAACCAATTTGGACCCTGTGCTCCGCCCGGATTGATGGACTTTCCTTCGGTGTCTTTGCGATATTTGGCATAGTTTCTAAATGGCTTAATAACACTTAAACCCTTCTCTAGAATTTTAATTCTAGTGATACCCGCCTCGGTGTCGGCTCGATCAAAGACGCAGATAGCATAATAGTCTTTGACTTCAACACCAAGAGATTTGACTCTATCAATATATTCTTTGGGAATTAGATATTTTAACGTTTCTGACTTTGTTTTGTCTTTTCCGCCCGAATTTTGTGGATTCGGGAAAAAAGCGAGATCAAGAGGAAGGGGTTTCCCAACTAATCTGATCCGGTGGACTCCCTGGGGGAGTTTGAGAAACAAATCCGAATTTTTCGGACCTGTGTTTTTGTTTTGAGAGTTTTTTCTAACATCTGTTGGATCGGGAATTTCATCCCAACCAATTGTTCTTGGGGCAACTTCGTTGCCTTTTGTGTCCGTAGACATATTATTTCTCCTTTTTACATATCCCCTTTGGGGATTTAAATATTAGGCTTATTTACTGCCTATTTTACAACTATTCCCGTCTCTTAAAGAGACTCAGATTATTCTAAAACAATTATACCGAAAAATCATAGCCTTAAAGCACATGGCTTTATTTTTTATAGTCTATTTCTCTTAACCTCCTCTTTAAAATATATTTAATCACCGACATCTTCCGATATAAGAAACTTACAAAAATCTAAAATCACTTCTAGACCTTATGTTCTTTTCAGATTTCACTGAAGAGCACCTCATAAAATCATCTTGCGATTTTACAATGAACCTCTCTTCTCCATCCGCTTTAATTCCCGTATATCTTACGGTATCTTTTTTCTTAATTAACTGATTTATTCCTTTATAATTAGCTAAATTAATAGCTGCGTTCAAGTCTCTATCAGTTGTTGTTTCATCTTTATGAAAAATGATTCTGTCTCCTAACGTTAAATCATTATTTATCTCACCTGTCTTATGATCCATTTTAGAATTGGAATAATAGTTCCGTCTTTTGTTTCGAATTCTGTTTTAGTAAGTTTAACAATCATTTTCGGACCCCCAATTGATATTATTCTTCATTTATTTATTTCTCACTTTATTTTCGGAATACATTTTTATTTGTAATATTTTTTAATTTTTTGTAAATTTTCAATCACCAACATCTTCCCACTCAACTGTTTTCAATTGTTGGGGTTGGTTACTTTCTTCTATTCCATGCTTTTCTTGAGAATCCCTTTTTTTAATTAAGGACGTTTTTGTATCAATAAAAGCCATATCGGCAGTTTTAGCCCCATGAACAATATACGATTGTGCAACCGTTTTTATTTTACTAACAACCGTATTATGTTGTTGGGTTAAATTATATACTACCTGTTTTGCAGCTTCAATCAAAACTTCTCTTTGCACTCGGCATTCTAAAAATGGATAAAGAATATCTGCGGATTCTCCCTCTCTTCGATCCAAAGAATTCGCATCACTATATTTCCCAACCCATATTTTATAGAGATTATCATAGTGCTCTTTAATAAACAAATGTTCTTCGTTCGCTTGAATGTAAATGGCGACTGTTCTGTCTCTATGGGCTTGAATTCTGTCAAGAATAGGAATAAAAGCTTCTATATTTTCAAATCTTTCCTCTGAAAAAATAAAAGTCATTTTAGAAAGTTCTTCTTTGGTTTTTTCATAATCCAAAAAATTTGAATTATCAACACAATTCTTAAAAGCAATAAACTTTACTTTAAAGTCTTTTGCTTCCTCTTTATCAAGAAGTTCTTGAGACGATAGAACTGTTTCTACTCTTTTTGTCATATGCTAAACAATTTGTTTATTTTTTTCTAATACTTTTTAATTACCGACAAAATATTTATCGGTAAAATTTTTATTTGGGAAAACAGCCAAATAATAACCAAGATCATATATGCTGGACAATGGCTGCTTCACTATCCAATCCCCCACGTTGGCAAAAATGTTCCCCGTAGACTTTACTATTTGATATCCAATTTTTTCCTTGTCATTAACAATCAAATAGCCACATTTGTTGCGCTTTAAAAATTCTTTTATTTCATAATCACTATGATATCCAACCCGGACAGCCTCGACAAGTTCTTCTTTTTTCTTATAAAGAGCCATAATTATACCTCCAAATTTTCACTGCTCAATGGCATCCATTTCTACCTCTTCAAAATTGGCTATTTTTGCAATAATTTCATTAGTATTTTCTTCCTCGGAAACGAGAGAAGACAAATCTCCAAGTTCTGATTCTAAATATTTTTGATGATCAATTCCCAACCCCAAACCAAGAACTACTTCATTTTTGGGATCTTTTGCCATCTCCATCAAGTTTATCATTGATCTTCCAATTTCAATCTCGGTAAGATCTCTTGCTTTTTTTGAAATTGTAGCTATTTTTTTGTCAAATTCCTCTTGATTTTCAAAAGTAATATAACATGTTATAAAAGTTCCCTGAGTAATGTTGTCATATTGAGAACTGATTGCCTTAAGCGATACTTTTCTATTATACGACGAAGTAATCTTTGCAATATTAGTTTTTTGGGCAACTTTTGATTTTTCTATTTGCTGGGAAAGCTGATTGCCATAATCCTGTGTTATTTTTTTTGCCATAACTTATCATCCTTTTAAAAAAGGTCTATTGCCTTTGGAGTTTTTGTTGTGATAGAAACATTTTTAAGAACTCTCTTTTTAATTATTTGAACATTTCTAAACTCTTTTGAAACCTCTTCTTTGCTTCCAAAGTTTCTAAAAACATCCAATTCGATTAACATATTTATGGTTGACTCGCCCATGGACGCATGTTTCATCGCAAAATCATATACAGAAGCATACGGTTGTTTTTCTACAAGAGCAACAGAAACTTTGTCACCCAACCCTTTTATTGACGAAAACGGTGCGACAATCGAAAGATTCCCAGATGGGAAATAAGTATCTTTGCTAAGATTTATTTCCGGAGACAATATTTTTAGATCTTTATATTCTTCTTTAAACGATTTTATAAGATAATTGAGTTTTACATCATTTGAAACCGAAGATGATAAAACAGCAGATATAAATTCATTTATAAAATATGTTTTAAGAAAACTTGTTTGATAAGATATTAAAGCGTAAGCTGCTGAATGTGATCGGTTAAAGCTATACGACCCAAAGTTTACCGCAATACCCCAAGAGGCATCAATAATATTTTGTTGAATGTTGTTTTTTTTACAGCCCTCTCGATATTTTGGCTCTATTTCATCAAGCAATTCTTTTTTTTTCTTAGCACAAGCTTTTCTTAATTTATCAGCTTGAGCAAAAGTAAACCCGGCCAAAATCATGGACATTTTAATCAACTGTTCTTGGTAGATAAGTAAAGAATATGTCACGCCAAGTATGTTTTTAAGCTTTGGATGCAGATATTCGATAGAGTCTGGATGCTTTTTCTTATTTACATATTCATAATGAACTCTTGATTTCAAAGGACCCGGACGACCAATGGCATTTGCGACAACAATATCTTCAAAATTATCACAACCAATAATTTCCATCAATCCTTTTCTATATTTCATTCGTGGAGTTCCATCCGGATTGAATAAAAACTCTCCAGTATCCCAATTTTTTTCACGGAGATATCCGCTTCTGAAGACTGGGCCAGAAAGTTGAAATATTCCCTCTAGTTTTAGATCTTTTATAGTTTTAAATACATTTGGATCGTTTGTTTCCAAATTATCAATACAAACTTTCTTATCTTCGTATGGAAATGTCGAATAATGATTATCATCTACCAAAGTAAGATCTGTTTTCCCTTTATAATTTGATTTTCTTGACATTTTTTTTATTAAGGACATTTGTCTTAAGTTTTCAAGTTGTAAAAAATCGAATTTAAGCAATCCAAGTTCTTCAACTTCTTCCATATCGTATTGAGTTGATGGCAAACGAACAAGAGAGATATGTTCTTCTCCAGCTAAACTTTCAAGACTATCAACATCAAAATCCTTTATCATTTTTGTATAATGCAAAGGAACATCTTGAATCAAAGGATCTCTTGAAATAACAACACCAGCGGCATGAGTCCCATAAGATTTTATTTTGCCTTCCAGTTTTTTTGCATGTCTAAATACTTCTGGATATTTTGCAATCTCAGGTTTTAAAAGTTTCATAACATCGGCCATATTAGAATTGGCGGGTTCAAAATTCTCATCTTCCCCCATCCACTGGGCTATGGAAATATTTACAGCGGTATTGGGAATTAATTTTGATATTCTTTTGGCTTCTTTGTCGTTTTCTTGAGAAAATCTTCTTTCGCCCTCTCTTTGGGTTCTTGTCACATCCAAAGCTTTTGCCGCCATTTGAATAGCGGCTTTTGGTTTGTAGCCAATCGATGTTCCGATAAGAGACACATGTTCTTTCCCGTACTTATCACAGAGATAATTTAAAATGGAATCTCTGTGCTCAAAATCAACATCAATATCAGGTGGGCTTTGTCTAGAAGATTCCTTGTCTAGTTCATAATCAAATTGAATCCAATGATTCAAATCTGGTTTTTTTTCTGTAATTCCAAGCAAATAAAATATAATTGAATTCGGTTTGTTTAATTTTCCTCTTCCAATTTTATCTCTGATTTTGAAAAAAACAAGAGCATCTTTTATTAATGAAGAACGTTTTTTAAAGTATCTAAATTCTTCATTCACCCTGTCTTTTTCTTCTTGAGATAGTTTGGGAAAATTCTTAGATTCGTTTTTCAATGTATCAATAAGAATTTGTGGATCGTATTCGTTTATGTCTTTTATCACGCAGATACCTTAAAATTTTTTGTATTTTATTATCGGATTTGCTTTAAAAATATTTTTATTATGTTTTTTTTAAGATACAACAGTCCACAGTTTTGATATCGGAAGCCCAGCGACGTAAATCTTGCTGAACTTCATCGCTCGTCAAGGGCAATGTTGATCCGTCGTATTTTCTCAAACCGGGATAAACATTATCAAACCAATCAGCCAGAATTTCTAGTTTCTTTGGATCTGGCAAAATAGATTCGCCTTTAATTGTTGCCTTCATAAATTTACTCCTTGTTGAAGTCGACAATATATACTTTTGCTTTTGGTATATGCAATGCCAACTTTTTAATAAAACCATAATAATGGTCCCAATTACCACCGGCAATGGCACAGCCTATCTTTTTAGGAAAAGCTATAGATTCTAATTTATCCCTCATATTATAAATTTGAGCCAAACATTGCTTCATCCATTCTTCTCTTTTTGTAACAGAATCTGTTTCATATTGAGGCAAGCCTGGATAATACTGTGCATATAAATTAATAACATATCTTTTGAATTTGCTTCCATCTCCCATAATTTCTATAGTTCCTGGTTTTGAACGGGTTCTAGCATTTTCTGGATCCCGCTTCCTATATGTATTAGCATAAGGAAATTTATCAAAGATAAATTTCGCCAATCCGGCAGACTTTCCAGTTGACACACAATTACATTGATGACAAATATATTTTACATCATCTAATTCTGTAATATCGCCTTTTATTTCAATTAACATCAAAACACTCCTTCTTTATCCAATGTTCCAAGAGACAAAAATTGCCATCTGTCATCGGATAACTCGTGAAAATCATCATATGTGTCTATATAGTTTAGATAATTAATTAACTCGTTAAGAGATTTAAACATAAATCTTAATGGAATAATACCGAATAGCCACGCAGGGATATATCTCAAACCATGAGGACAATAAATTAAGACGGGTTTTTTTTGTCTATCGGCCTCTATGATTTCATGAATAGTTCCTGTTGTTTTAACATCTTTAGGCAAAATAGCAATTGTAAAATCAGAAAGATCCACACAACGCAAATCTTTTCTTACTATAATCTTCATTTGTCTAACAAGTTCTTCGTAATTTTCTTCTTCAAACAATTTCTTCCTATCAATTATTTCAGTTATTCCCCTGAATGATATTTTTTTAGGATCAAAAACTTTAACATTTTTGCTTTTAAGGAACACAATTATGTTTTCTTTATAGGAAGTTATTTTCGGAGCATCATCTCCAGCAAACTCTATGGGAAAAGACATATAACATCTTGAATCTTTTAAATTGTTTATAATTTCTGTCATATTCAGACTCCGTTGACGCATAAATTATCTTCTTTACAACTTTTTAAGTTTGAAGAATCCTCTATTAGTTGGATATTTTTATTTATGTCATCACTTAATCCGCTTGATATCTCTTCAAAAAAATCAGACAATCTGGCTCTATAATTCGCTTCCGCAAAAAGAAAACGATCCATGCTTAAATCATACTTTATAGGGTCTATGTTTGTCACGCCCAAACTGTAAAGAACGAGACTTCCGGCACCCGAACCTCTCGCACAACCAATTCTCAAACAGCAAGTCGAGTCGACTGGAGAAGGCATCTTCCTTGCTGCGGAAATATAATTTTCAACAATTAAAAAGTATGTGCTAAAACCTGTAAATTTAATTGTTTCTAATTCTTTTTCCAATCTTTCTCTATAGTTGGATTTGTCCCATAAATTTCTTTTCTTTAATCCTTCGCAAGCCAAGTAAGAAAGATAGGCTTCAGAAACCGGAGTTAGTTCATTAAGAGTATTTTTATACAAATTAAATGCTTCATTATCTGTGGGAATTTCAAATACTGGTAATTTGGCTTGTCCAAGTTTTATTTCAGCTTCGCATTTTGCTAGAATCTCAATAGAAGTGTGTAAAAAGCTTGCTCTAGAACTCCCTAATGTTTTTAACATTTCATCGTATGTTTTCATGTACATATGGTGAATCAAATAATCGTTTTTTTCAAGAGGCCCATTCCTTGAAATAGCTATTTTTATTCTTTGAGATTCGCCGTCTGATTTTTCTGTATAATGGGTATCGTTGCTGGCCACTATTTTTATTCCTAATGCTTTAGCTATCTCTACTCCGTGTTTTAAAATAAGTTTTTGTGGCTCGTAACCCGTCCACATAACTTCGATATAATAATCATCTCCCCAAATGTATTTGCAAAATTTGGCTAACGTTTTTGCTTCATCAATTTTTTCAGAAACAATAAGAGATGCGAATTTTCCAACAATACATCCTGAAAAAACAATAAGTCCTTCGGCATGATTTTTAAGAATTTCCCAATTAATTCTTGGAAATCCACGATAAACATTTTCAGAAGATATTGTAGCGAGTTTATATAAGTTTTTTAATCCAATATTATTTTTAGCTAAAACAGTTAAATGGTGCCTTTTCCCCTTATGGTCTTCCAAATCATCTTGAATATAAAACTCTATACCAGGAACGCCTTTTATTCCGTGTTTTTTACATGATTTACTTAATTTTATTAATCCTCCAAGTTTTCCATGATCAGTCAATGCAATTCCAGGCATACCGAGCTCTTTAGCTTTGGCAACCATGCTAGGAACCGTTTGAAAGCCGTCATAAAGAGAATAATCCGAATGACAATGAAGATGAACAAAATCAGACATTAGAATTCCTAGTTTTTTATTATTTCAACCAACTTTTCTTTTCCCGACAATAACTTTGTCTACAATTCCAAATTTTTTGGCTTCCATCGCACTCATCCACTTATCCAAATTATCTTTCATAAATGTGGCTTTGATCTCTTTCTGAGATTTGCCTGTATTTCTTGAAAATATTCTGCTTATGGTTTTTGTTTGTCTTTTGAACATTTCTTTATAATATGGAATGTCTGAATATTTTAAAGCCGAAACATCTCCATAAATTTCATGAAACATAAATTCTGCATTTTTGCCAGCATATCGTTTTCCAGGGGTTCCGTTTGAAGCAATAAGGCAAGCTGCGCTTGCTGCTCTTCCAAGAGTATATGTCACAATATCACAAGGAGAACTATTCATAACGTCAATTAAAGCCAAACAATCGTGAACAACGCCCCCGTCGCTGTTAATATAGATTGTGATATCTAATTTTGGTGTTTTTTTCTCAAGAGCATGAATTTGCCTTATCAATGAGAATATGTTTATTTCATCAATATCACCAACCAAGTAAACTGCCCTAGTCTCTGCCGAAGAAAATGTGTTTATAAAATCAAAAAAAGTAGACTCGTCTATTTCGATTTCTTTTTCATTTCCTTGATCATTCCCTTGATCATTTTTTTGAATTTTTTTTTGTGTGTTTTTAAATCTTTTCATTTTTTCACGGAGATTTCCATTTCTTCAAATTCCTTGCCGTGTTTATTGAATATATCCTTTCTAACACAAACGGTCAAACTGTTCATCATTCCCAAACAAAGAAGATCGCCGAAAGGTATTTCTGTCGAAAAAAAATTATTACCATGTCTTATAATCAAAGAGGACCATAAAAACAAATTGTTAACATCATATTTCTCCCCACATCCCATAATGTATTCTATTCCTGCAAAATTTGCAATGTTCATAAAAGATCTGTGACAACTAACCGGGGCTTTGTTAGTCGAAGTTTCGTTTATTATAGCAAAAATATCACAAAAACAAGATTGCGACAAAATCACATTTAAATATGACTTTTCAGAAAGACCAATTGCCTGAATAATAGCTCCTGGTTCTGAAATAGAATTATTTTTTCCATCGTAAATATTAACAAACTTTATAGGCAAATAATCTTCGCTAAAATTTGAAGATACTGAAACTAAATTTAACACACCATTTATATTTTCTATTTTGTTTACATCCATAACAAGTTCCTCACAACCTATATTTCCAGCATATTTATAATAGAATTTTCCGGATATGACTTAAACTGATTATCTTTTAAAATTATTGTTTTGTACGGCTTGTTAGTTGTCATGCAACGAAATTCTAGTTTTCTATTTTCAATTTCAAAAACACATAAATCGCCTTCCGAAATGTTCTCTTTATCTATTTTTTTGTTAAAAAAATTTCCGTTATAAAGTTGATTCCTGCAAACATCTTCCTCCATGGCTCTAATTGCTATATACTCTTTATTCGGAATAATAAGTTCTCCACTAAGATTTGAATAAATAGATGGACTATGTTCGATTTTTATTTTCTTATTAAAACCTTTGCCTGAAGAAGATAAAATAAAATCTGAATCATATAACCACTGATCTATGGTATCATAGTTGTCTTTGTGTTTGTAAAATTCTTTTTTTATTCCTTGAACAAAATCCAAATCCAAATCAGAAATTATAATACTGTGGGAAAAAGCATCAATTGCCGTCATCAAGTATCTTGAGTTGGTTTTTTTTTGCATTGCGCAACCTAAGCAGAAGATTCTCTCTTCTCCGCCTAGTTTATATTTTGTTTTTGAAGACGATTCAGGAACAAGATCCCAACCTTCCGGTTTTTTAAATTGTCTGGGTTGTTCTTTTATATGCTTCATTGAACATATATATTTTGTATAGTTTGATTTTGTTTCAACATATTCTTGAGGCTGTATGGTTACATCGGTAGTTACCGAAGGAGAAGAAGCAAATCGTAAAGTACGACTTTTTTTCGAGGAGGAGGGAATCTCACAATTAAAATTAGCTCTCATAAAATTATTAATTTCGCTTAATTCCAACCAATGGATATCGTATTGAAAAATATCCCCCAAGAAATGTAATTTTATTGGAACATTGGCGGGATAAAAAACATATCCCAACATTTCTTCAGAATGATATTTTGTTACCCTGCCTCTAAACACAGGAGAAGAATGATAGATTTCAGAAGATTTAGAAGGACTCAATTCCCCCATAAAATTTTCTATATTCTTTAAAAGAAAGGCGCAATATTCTCCGTTGTTGTGACCAATTAATCTTTTAACAAAACCACGAGAAGGATCTAGGGATATTGGAGAGATAATATCAATAGAAACACTGGAATCTACACCTTCGGTTTTAATGCGAGCCCGCATAAGTCCAGCCTCGGTTATATCTCAATCATATTGATCCTGCCATAAATCCATTCATTAAACATAGATTTGGCTGATTTTTCAAAAGCATCAACACTTTCCTTTATGCTGTTGAATGTTTTTTTCTCTTCTTTTGTTGAATTTAAATCGACTTCAAGTTTGTTTAATGCGTTAACTGTGTTGTCTTCTTGAAAAAAATCCAAACTTCTTACTGTTTTAATCAATTTCAATAATTTTTTCTTAATGCTTGGACTTACTTCTTTCTCTCCGTTTTCACCAATTGCTATGCGAACCTCATCCAAAATTCTCTTAGTGGATTCGCCAATAGCTCCTGCTGTAGCTTGTAGAAATTCGTCAATATGCTCGGATTTCTTTTTAAGAATTTCTTCTCGAACTCTTTCATTCATTTCAGCTTCGCTAGTCAATTGTTCTTGTTCCAGCCGCAGTTTTTCTTGTTCTAGTAAATCTTTTTGAATTACAGATGGTAAAGGAATATAGGTGAAAAAAACTTCATAATCAAATGTGAAAACAAAATGTTCTGGTGTAATCATTTCTCTTTTCAAATCTTCAACAAGACCTCTTTTTGTTTCTTCTATCTCTTCTTTATGTTTTGTTTTATCTTCGTAATTAGAAGATATAAAATTTTCATAATCATTAATAACTTCCTCGCCAAGAGGCAACCAATTCGTGGCAATCTCATTAGCCTTGTTGAAAAATTCGGCCCTAATTCCATCATTGTTATCTTTCCATTCCTTGAACGATGTGTGTGGAATAAATCTTCCCCATACAGTCTCAATCGAATGGTCTTCAAGGTTTTTTCTTGCACGATTTTCTATTGAGGCTATTTCCTTTAATACCCTTTTAGGTAAAAGTTTTTTGTTTCCCAGGGTCAGGTATTTTTCTTTATACTCGGAATATTCTGGTTTCGAATCATCAATACCAACCTCATCCGGTGAAACCTTTGAATTGGCTCTCCATCTTTTAATTTCCAAAGAGACAACAACACCCTTGTTCATAAGGGCAACAATCCACTCTTCAACATTTCTCTTTAATTTGTCTTTAGGAATGTTATTGGTTTTACTAACATCATCTATGACATTTTCAAGAGAAATTTCTCTTACTGTATCCTTTTCTGCTAAATTTTCATCATTATGCTCAATCGTTTTTGTTTCATTCTTCATGTTTTTGGACTCCTCATATGGCTGTATGTTCGCACAAAAATATGCGTAAGGTCAAGACAAAGATATCACGGCTTCGTTCAAAAGCGCAACAAATTTCGGCTCCAACAAATTTTGAGCCTGACTTTTGTTAAAAATACGAGAAGTCTCAGGCAAAAAAGCCACAGAATAACTTTTCCCAAACAAAGTCACGGACCTTTTTGACCAACACATAGAATTGTATTCTTCCTCAATCATATTGGGCAATAAAAAATCTTTTGTTTTTTCTCCAATAATTATTATACTTTTTATATCAATACAATTCAACACTTTTGATAAATAAGATTTTATACACATATTTACTTCTTCTGTCTTGGGATTTCTTTTTGATGAGCAACAAATGCATGTTGCAAACCAAAAAAGAGAGATATCTATTTTATTTTTGACAATTTTATCTTGTAAAATTTTACCTATCCCATAGTCGATTAATTTATCTTGTTTGTTTTCAAATTCATGAGGAGAATCCCAAAGTATTAAAATTTTTGCCGAATAGTTTCCATTTCCAAAAATTGGCTTCTTACAACCCAACCTCAAATCACAAAGATGACAATTTAAACATTCTTTTTTAAGACCAAATATCAAATCTTTTTTTCTCACACTTTTAAGGGCTTTGCTTATTATTTCTTCATATACCCCAATTGACTGATAATCTCTATTAAACAGAGACAAATCTATATTTCTTGTATAATGGGAAATTTCCTTAAAATCTCTATCGAGATCTATAGATTGTGAAATAAAATCTCTAATGTCTTCTGAAATTAGTAATGTTTTTGAAAAAAACGGAGGCTCATTTTTTTTATACTTGTCTGGAATATTTTTTATTTTTTCTATATCAAATCTGTCTGACTTTATATCATGTTTTTTTATAAGATATTCTATAGAGCTACGTAAGGTTAGTTGATCTTGCCCGTTTTCTCCATAATACATTGTAAAATCAATAACACTGCCACTTTTTTTACATCCAAAACAATAAAATGACTCAGGATCATTGTTTGTCCAGACAAAACATGATGGTGTTCCGTCTTTGTGATCTGGAAAAGGACAACAACATTTGAGCCTCCCTCTCCCCCCTGACACAAATTTTATTCCATGGCTCTCCATCTCTTTAACTAGAGAGACAGTTGATCTTATTTCATCAAAAATATTAAGATAAAAGACACTATTATCTTCTTTACTCATTAAAAATATCTTCCATCTCATTTGTTCTTATAATATCGTAATCGTCATCTGCGGCAAATGGATTCTTTTGTTTCTTTAACTCTTCTGCGCTTTTGTTCAGTATTGAATCTTCATTGTTTGGTCGAGAATCTATCGCTATGGCTTTTGAAAGATTTTCAGGAAGGTTCGCTTTAACTGGCTCGCCTGATATCGCATCAAGACCCGTATCATCAATTTCTTCTTCTCCAAAAACGAGATCTCCATCTTCAAGCGATGAATTTCCAATTTCTTCTGTTTCGATATCAATTATAGCACAATAATCCAATCTTGATGCTATTTCAAAAGTTCCTGTTTCTCCATCTCGTTGTTTCACTATTTTAAGCAACATTCTATGGCCACCGGAAGACGGAGGAGACATAAGCGCTAAAACATTATGAGCATCTGCGCCTATTTTATTTGAGTCTTCCAAGTTTTCTATATTGATATCTATTTCCCTTTTAGCTCCATTTCTTCTAATTGACGCCCTGTTCGCTTGGGCCACGGCGACCATTGCGATATCTTTTATATATCCATAGGCTATTATTTCTTTTGTCAAATCTCCCAATTCATCTTTTTTTTCTCTTTTGCCAGGAAGTTTAATTAAAGATAGTTGGTCTATAAAAATAATATCTGGCTTATATGTTGGTAGTTTTTTATCTTTAAGATTCATTAGTTCTTTAAATGAATATTTACTAGCCGGGGCAGAAATAATCCTATATTCTCCCGACCTTCCTTTGTCTCGTCTTTCTTCCAGCCGCTTACAAAAGTTTTCAAACTCATCATCTGGCAAAAGCGTTTTGTTTCCTCTTTGCAAGTAGCTATATGGAACCCAACAATCCAACGCATTATATTTTCTTGCCCATTGCTTAGTTGGCATTTCGAGGGACATGATTAAAACTTTTTTTCCAAAAAATTCAGCGGCATTTCTTGACACATTTAATACGAATGTAGATTTTCCTGTATTAATAACAGCCGCAACTATTGTCAAAAATCTCTTTTCAAAGCCAACAAATCTTTCATCTAAAGTTCTTATTCCTGTTGGAATTCCTCTGGCATTTTCATCGTTTCTTCTTTTCTTCAAATCCTCAATTTGAAGTTCTATATCTTTATAAACATCAAGAACCTCTATATCGTCCAGTTCCCCGTTGTTTATTCTTAATTTGTCTAATTCTCCGGTTATTTTATCTATATAATCCAGCGTTTTGAAACTATTTAAAAGACCGCTATGTTTTAAAATTATTTCTCTTGCTGATGTGTTTTTAACGACAGACACCAAATCATAAGCAATTCGGTCAAATTGCACAGGAGTAATTTCTCCATCCAAATTCAACGCTCTTTTAAAAGCTTTTATTGAGGAATGATGTTGTGCCTGGGTTATTTTTTTCTTATTTAGCTTATCGTTTATTAAAATATCAAACTCTTCTTTTGGAACGCATTTTCCAAATCTTTCAAAATAGTCAAACGCCATGGACGAAACTAATCTATTGCCCTCGTCGGAAAAAGAAGATACATCTATTCCCTTTTCCAAAATTGAAGATTCAAGAAGTTTTGGATCAGACAATATAAAATATATAATTTGATTTTCTAATTCAACTCTGTCCATGAATAGCTCTACAAAGAACGGATTGAAGCTCTTCCATACTTATTTTGTTTTCTTTTCCTTTGGAAATCTTTATCTTTCTAAGTTCCGAGATTAACAAATCTATATCGACCTTGTGTCCTGTGTGAAAATAATCTATACCATAATTTTGTTCATCAAAAGACGCTATGCTAAATATTTTATATATTTTGTTATCGGATAATAATCTATATACGGGATCTCCGCATGTCTTTCTAATGTCCTTAAAGTCTCCCACCGAGGTAATGATTGTTGGCAGAAGATTTAATCTTCTAAAAGTTAAAATATGATCTAAGTATTCTTTAAGCTTCTCGGAGGTGTTCCTTACATCAATATCGTCAATACACAAAGCCAACGGAGATGTATATTTCTCTGTAAAATTCTTTATATCGTCTTGAAGATATACATTTGATTCAACGATAAGTTGACTAAACGGCACAAACAAAACGTCTCCAAGTGTTTTGTTGATAATCTCTCTTAAAATTAATGTTGCAAGAACAGTTTTTCCTGAATCTTTTCCACCCATAAATACTATAGACTTTCCGGAAGAAATATTTTGATCTAAATTTTTAACATAATCTATAGCGAAATCTCTGGCTTTAGTTCTATTGAAAATTGTTTTTTCAGAAATTATCTTGTTTTGAGTTGAGAATTCTGGATCATAAAATTTATCTCCATCGGAAACCTTGACCCACCGATATGCCCAATATTCTTTAGGAATGTCGGAATTTTTTCTATAAAACTTTTTTTCGTCATTTTCCATTGCTTTACTCAAGGAAAATGTCTTTTGCATGCTTTCCATGTTTTATTCCAAACAAAAAGGTTAATAGATGAAGCCCTTCTATTCTAAACTAGAAAGACTCTTTCTTCTATGTTAAAATTATACGTCAATCAAACCAGCAGCGCCTGGGGATTCTCCAGACACACTATAATTTGAATTTAAAATGCCTTGACTATATTCTTTAAAATCAATTATTTCTTCAGGAGAGAAAATTGAAGCTCTAACCGCACGACCTTGTTGCCATTTTCGTATTTGAATGAGATTTTCTTTCATTGTACATGAAAGTGGGATAGTATTTTTAATGGCATCAAAAATATCGGCAGTTTTGATGTCACGTTTTCCATCGTTATATGCCCTTATAAAGCCGGTATTTACCGCCTCTCGAATTTCCGCTCCAGAAAACATTTTTGACATTTTAGCAAACTTGTCGATATCAATTCGTCTTTCTTTTACATAGCCTTTTTGACGACGTTTTTCAATATGGATATTAAAAATTTCTTTTCGTTCTTCTTCTGTCGGAAGATCAACAATGAAAATTTCATCAATACGACCTTTTCTAAATAGTTTGGGTGGTCTATTACTTACGTCATTCGCAGTGAATATATTAAAAACCAATCCCTCATGTTCGTTCATCCATGTTGAAATAGTTCCAATAACACGGGATGTTGTTCCGCCATCGCTAACCGCCGAGGATGCCGCACCGCTAAAAAGGTCATCGATTTCGTCCCACCATAAAATGCAGGGTGCAACTGAATCAGCAACTTTTAATGCGGCGGCGGCGTTGCGCTCCGACGACCCAACAAAACTGTCCATGATTTTTGCAGCATCAATTCTCAATCCCGGAAGACCCCATTCATTGATAACAGCTTTTGCAACGGTAGATTTTCCGGTTCCCCATGGACCGATTAACATCATTCCATTCGGCATATCACATCCAAACTCAAAAGCATTCTCGGAAAGAATTGGTTTTCTTTCATTGAGCCATTTTTTTAAATTCTCAACTCCACCGACATCATCTAATTTATCTCCCCTTGGTTCTATATATTCCACGAGACCACTCTTCTTAATTATTTGTTTTTTTGCTTTGATAATTATTTCTGGGACAAGAGTTTGTGTTTTAACAACCGAAGAGCAAGCGGCTGATTCAACTTCCGCCAAAGTTAATCCCTTAAAAGAATTGACCAATTCATCAATCGCATCTTCATCAAATTTCAACTCTGGAAGAGGAGGATTCCTATTTTTAAAAGCAAGATTAAAAGAAGGAATCAAACTGCCGCAAACACTATCCCTTAAAACCTCGCTATCTGGAATGGGCCACTCAAAAATATGAACAATATTTTCGAGTTCCATGGGAATTTTTTTTCCATCTCTAGACATACCAGCATTTTTTGGACAAAGTAAAATAATGTTTTTTCTCTTTCTTGAGGCAACCTCTTCCACAAAATTACGCAATCTTCTTTGAATATTTGAATTTTCTAAATAATGATGAAATTCACACAAAATATAACAAGAATCTCCGCTTTTTGGTTGCTCTGATATAATAACATCCAATATGGCTCCCGGATCTTTAGCTTGATCGTTATGAACCGTTGTCTCTGGATACCCGTTTATTATTTCTCTTGAATAGAGACCTTTAACAGAATCCCAAATATAAAGTTGTCTTTTATACTTATCTCCATGAGTCCCATCCTCACAAATTTTACCAATTATATTTATAATTGTTTTTTCCGACTCGTTGCTTTCCAGATAAATAACTGGCTTGACACTTCTTATTAAATCCGTAAGTTCTTGAGCGGCTGTTAAAAATTTACCTACAAGTTTTTTTTCATTTTGCGGAACAGATTGACTTTCTTTTTTTGCTGCCATTTCATTTCTCCTGTTTTTGTGTTTTAAACTACGAGATTTTCGATATGTAATGCATTTTTGTTTCTTTTTTTAAACATCAGGTCAACTGCTGGAATTTTGTTTAAATTGTTGTTTTGATGATCTTTCCACCAAAGGGAAGATGTTATTTTGAATTTTTTATCCGAAAAAATCTTATAAAATGATTTTCTCCAGTCAATATGTTTTAAATATGTCGATTTCCCTGCTTCGTTTTCAGGGTATGGCTCCCATAGTAGAGTATTCTTCGCAATTCCCGCAAGAATTTTTTCAACGACATCTGGATGTGAGTCTATCATTTTTAATTCGATAAATTCTTTGATGAAAATTCGACTAATTTCATCAATGGCTTCTTCCATAGAAAAAGCGTTTTTTGCTTGCAAAAATCTATAATACAAAACTATACCATAATTATAAAGGATAGCCAATGGCCTTTTCGGCATCCTATTAATAACAGTATACAAGTCATCGTTATCTGCTGTCAAGGGCCAATGAGGTAGGTAGATTTTATCCTCGAAAATATCTTCTTCACGAAGCCTCTTCTTGTGCCCTATAAATCGTTCAATATCATTTATCCTTGAATCATTAGATCCTATAAAACCCACAATAAATTTAACAAACTTTCCAGAATAATCTTTCTGTTCTATTAGTTCTTCTATATATTCTTTAAAATCAATAGCACTAAATTCAAATTTTTCAAAAACAAGCGGATAAATCTTCCCCGTTAGGGCTTGACTATCTACGAGGATACCTGAGTTATAATTATATCCTCTTATTTTTTTATGAAGTTTATATATTAAATCCATCCATTGTCTAGCTTTATAAGCCGACAAAGGCATATTTTCTATTCCTCTGACAACTTCCTTGTCATCTAATATGTCTTCTATATTTATAGATTGTGATTTTGAAACAAATAAAACTTTTGAATCTTTTGAATTTTTTTTATAATTAGGTTTAAATTTTCCAATAAAGTTTTCTTTCTCCATTTTTTGCTTCCTCTTAATCTGAGAAACTTTTGAATCAATCTGCGAAATTTCGGAGACAATGTACGTACAAGGAATTTGTACATTGTTTCTATTTTCAGATAATAGTATATTCTTATGTACGTACATTGTCTTCCAGTTTTCGCAAATTTTGGCAAATCTTTCGCAGATCTGCGAAACTTTTGGTTGAATTGGCAAAATCTTTCGCAGTTTGAATGATATAAAATTTTCAGATCTTATATGCAAATCTGCGAAACTTTTGGTGAAACATTTTGTTGAATTGGCAAAATCTTTCGCAGTTTGAATGTTAACTTTAGTAGGAAAATCTATCACAATGAAGTCTGAAAACAACCCTGCGTTTTTAAAACATCTCCTCTTGTTTGAAAATTCGAGAGATATTTCATAAATAAAATTTATATATTTTTTTAATATTGTGTTTTTATTATTTTGACACTTTATACTATCCAAGATATTTGTTTCATCAAAATTTGAAAAGTAATCATAAAAAGTATTATCAAAGTCAAAAAACACATCATCTTTTATTTTTTTAGAAAAACATATTACATTTTTAAGTATTAAATTTTTTGTTTTCTTTTTTTCTTCTGGATTATATTGTAACATACCAACGTCGGCTAGTTTTTTTAAAGCTAAATTAATTGATCTTTTTGTTTTTTTTCTATCGGCAAGAATATAAAGATCTGCAACAGAAATATCGAGTTCAACATCTCCTATTTTTAAATTTTTGTGTTTAAAAACTTCGTTTAGTATTAGTTCTAATAAAATATCTGTGGTTTTCATATTTTGTTTGCTTTTTTATTAACTTTTTCTGTATAGTTTATATATTCTTCTTCTTTTATATCTAATAAAGCCTCTTTTAATTTGTCACTTATGTTTTTTGGATTTTCAATATTTAATATATTTATTTGATCTCCAAAAGAATCAGAAACACCCCTGTTAATTTTATATAGTCCTTTGTTTTTAAGTATAAAAATGGAACCATGTTTTAATCCGGATTGAATTTCTAAATCACAAGGACCTTGTAATGTTGGAATTTTTATTTTTCCTCCTAAAATGGCCACATGTAAAGGAACAAAACATTCAAAGAAAACATCACAATCTCTCGCTACCATTTTGCCTAAAGATTTTTTAAAAACAGGATGATCTTTATAAGAAATTTGAATAATCAAATCCCCACACAAACCATTTTCGTTATAATGTCCCATTTTGTCTATTTTAATTACATTATTTTCGCTTATCCCTTTTGGTATTTTTATATTTTTTAACTCTTGTTTTTTAACAAAAAAACCTTTTCCATTGCATTTTTTGCATGGATCTGATATAATTTCGCATTTTCCATAACACCTTGGACAGGTTGAAAAAATAGTCAACGGACCATTCATCATTAAAATTTGTCCACGACCATTACATTCACGACACATAATTATAGAGTTTTTGTTTAATGTTTTTTTACCATTACATTCATCACAACAAAACCACCTGTCGTAAAATATGTTTTCTTCTGTGCCGGAACATATTTTTTCTAAATCTATTTCTATATTTACATAAGCTGTTAATTCTTCTTTAGCGTTTTTTTGTCTTCCAAACCCACTAAATTTTCTCAAATCATCAAAAGGATCAAAATCACCAGCAAATGGATCGAAACCCCCTTTAAAATGAGGAAATTTTCTAGGAGACCTAATTGAATCATATCTTGATCTTTTTTGAGGATCGGCAAGATTTTCATATGCTTCGCTTATTTCTTTAAATTTTTCTTCAGAGTCTTTGTCTTCTCCGGTTTTATCTGGATGATATTTTTTAGCCAAGTTTTTGAAGGCTTTTTTTATGTCATCTAAAGATGCGTCTTTAGAAACACCCAGTATATTATAATAATTTTTTGTATTTTTTTTAGACATATTTAAATTTTTCTAAAACAATTCGTTTGCAGAAAAATCTCTCTTTAATTCAAAATCGCCTTTATAAGGATAAGAATCTATTTCTCTAACAACAAACTCTTCTTCGTCCTTTAATATATTTATTCTAGCTTTAGAATGTTTTTTTGTGTATTTGCCAACATCCATGAAATCAAAAATTATACTTTTTGATTTACCTTTTGATTTTCTAATAGCTCTCCCTACTCTTTGTTTGCATTTTATTGGACTTTCTCCCCCTCCAGCAAGGATAACACAATTAAGAGTAGGAATGTCAAGCCCTTCGTCTGCAAGCACGGAACCAATTAATATGCTATTTTTGCCAGAATTAAGATCTTTTATTTCTTGTGATCTTTTGTTTTTACTTATACTGCCATGTATAAATTCAGAACCGTAAATCATTTTATTTAAAGTTTTTCCATGTTCAATTAATCTTACTAATATCAAAACAGACAAATCCTGAGATCTTAAAAATTCAGATATCTGTTTTATGTGATTGTTTCTTTCTTCATTTTCTATAATATTATATTTAACATCCTCTTGATAGTTTATACAACTTTTATGTTTGTTTTTAAGTTTTATAAAGTATATTTCAGGCTTCATTAAATATCCCATTTTAATTAGGGCCGAAGCTGTTATTTTGCAAATTTTCCTCCCAAACAAACCTTCTATTATGAGGTCAGCATTATCAGTTCTATATGGTGTTGCCGATCCCCCAAAAATATGATAGCAATTTGTTGATTTTGTAATAATATCATGCGCTGTTTGAGAGGGAACGTGATGCGCTTCGTCGGCATACATTCCTTTGCAATTCTCTATTAATTCTTTTATTTTATGAGCCTTGTCTAATTTTTTTATATGAGATAAATCTTCTTTTTTCCAAGAAGAGATTATGTCTGAATCAAAATCTTCTGGTTTGAATTTTTTAAGATCTTTTAAAATGTTTTTACCATATACTGTTGTTGCTGTTTGAATCGTCATAACATTAATATCTTTTATTTCACACAAACCATTTCCTATTATGCCGACTTCTAAATTTTTTATACTGGCTTCCAATCTTTCTTTTGCTTGATAAAGTAATTCGTGAGTTGTAACGTAAAAAATAAAAGGTGAAACACCTAATTCTTGAATAATTTTTGAAGCAACGACCGTCTTGCCAGATCCAGTTGCCATTTCCAAGGTCCCACGACTCTTTTTAAGAGATTCTTTTACAACGTCTATTTGATATTTTCTTAATTCAAAATCCAATTCATTCCAGTCATAAAATAAAGTTTTATCTGGTTTTTTTCTTTCGTCTTCTAAATCGCAAATCAAATTAAATCGTTCGTGTAAAAGAGTAATCACTCTGGCTACAAGACCAGTTAAAAATACTAATCCGTTTCTTTCTTTTATTTTTTTGGAAAGTCTTTTTTTCCCATCCCAATTTTTAAGGTATGGATTCTTTTGTTTTGCGAAATATGCGCCAGGGATATCAAAAGCAAGCTCATTATATAAAAAAACAATGGCTTCTTCAGATATATCTTCTATAGTTGACCAAATATTATTGATTTTTATTTTTGGCTTCGACATGAAAAAGGACAATCTTCTCGCTTGCAACTCTGGGCTTCGGAAGTGTTTTTAAAGCATTTTCCGCATACCGAACAACATACGCTCAAATTATCACTGTTTTCACGCTTGGTGTCAATAACTCCAAGTATAGCATTTTTTGTTATGGCTCTTTTTATAAACATCGTTTTATTTTGCCTTTTTATTTAAATATTTTTTATTCCATTCTTTTTTTTCTGTTTCAGACATAATATCCGAATGCAATATAACCAAAGAACATAGTCTTTCAAAAGAGAATTTTTCACCTTTGAATTTTATTGTTCCTTTTTTTTCACAATTGCCACAAATAAAATCTACACAAAGAATTCCATTATCTTTTTCACCAAGAGAAAATCCAATAAATAAGTAATTTTTGAAGGAAATATCTTCTTTACAATTAAGACATTTGTGTTTTGCGATCCATTTTACGAATCCTGGTTCCATTATCTGATTTATCATCTCATGATCGTTCCCGTTATATTATTTAAGTTCGGTTCAAATCAATGTCATACTGCCAAGTTCGGCCTTCTGGATGCATCCCGAAAAACTTTTGCGAAGCTGTCCCTGTTGTCAGTAGCTGATTAATAGTATAATCATCACCGCCGAGAAAACTCGAATTTAAAATTATCTTTCCTCCTCCCGCCGATTCTATTTCTGCCGATTGATGATGATGGCCTGCGATCAAAAAATCAAATGGTTTGGCATAAATTAACGAAGCCTTCATCAACAATTCTGGTTTGCTTACATCTGTTTTTTTGTTCTCTATTTCCTCAATCAACCCCTCTAAATTTTTATTTCCGGTTAACATATTCCTATATCTTCCATCTGCTCTTGTTAATCCATAAATAGGCAAAGAATTCCATGCCTTTATTTGATCTCCGTGAATTAATAAAAATTTATATCCAAGAACTTCGGCAACTTGGAATAGAGATCTGGGTACAAAGAACTCCATACCTCTTTGATTTGAAAGAGAAGATTCAATCATTTTATAAACTATATAGTCCCAGTTTACATAGTGTTTTTCAATCCCTCTTTTAGAGCATCTTCCGTGATTTCCAACCACGCCATGGAATTTGATTTTGTTAAATTTTTTATTTAGAATAAGAAGCGCCTTAGTTATTTCATTTACTAAAACAAAAATCTGATCCATTATATTTTGTTCGGTGTGAAGAAATCCCCATTTACCGGCATCATTAGAGCCGTGAACAAAATCACCCAATCCAAAAATATTTAATGTGTCAACTCTATAAACAGATCTATGAATATCTGTGATTTTATAAATAGAATTTACAAGATTATTTAATCTTTTTAAAAACACATCTTTGTTATAATTTCCAAGCCCACCAACTTCTTCTGGGATACAAGCCAAACCAACATGAAGATCTGATAAAATCAAACAAGCTTCTTCGGGAGTGCGGTTGGCAATTGTTTTAGGATATTTTATTTCTTCAAAAGAGATGGGTTCGACTTTGCTTATTGAGCTTTCTATTTTTTCTAAAATAAGTTCTGTAATGGCCGCTCTTTCCACTAATTCTCTTTGAACTCTTTCTGTGCTTTGTTGTAGTAATTTTTGTTTAGTTAAAGCAAGAATGTTTTGTGTTTCTTCTTTTACAACATTTTTCTTTTTATAATTGTCAATGGCTTCTTTTACAACTTTGGTCTCTGTTGTATTGTTTCTGGAAAAAATAAGCGGCCAATTGGTGCTTTTATATTTTTTTGCACAGGAATCTGGAGAAACGTCAAATTCTTTGGCCAAAGAAGACCAAACCTTCCCTTTTATGGAAACTAACTTATAAAGTTTAATTCTTTCTTTATCTGTCCATTTTTTGCCAGCACTGATGTTTTCTATGTTTGACATAACTTTCTCCTTTTATGTTTTTAATATTCTGAATTAAAGAAATTTTCCAATACATCTTCTGCCAAATCTTCTGTTGATTTTGTTGCTTCGAGATAAAGAATAACTGGAGCTTTAACTTTTAAATAATTTGAAGCCACTTGTTTTAAATATGATTTCACTTCAAACTCGTCGGTTGATCCTCGTGTCTTTTTTATTCTAGCAAGAGCCTCGTCAATTGGCAAGTCTAAAATTACTAAAAGATCAGGTTCTATAGCAAAATCACAATGCTCTTGGTAAATTTCCGCAACAGAAGCTCCTCTTGCTCCTTGGTATGCTATTGTTGAATACATATAACGATCAAGAATAACAACTTTTCCATTTTTTAATGCTGGCTTTATAATCTTTTCCACATGTTCTTTTCTATCTTGTATGAAAAGAAACAACTCTCTTTCAAGAGGAAGTCTTTTTGTTTTTGCGGATTCCCTTATTTTTTTTCCATAGGGACCATCGGTGGGTTCCTTGCTTAAAATGACAGGAATCTGCATAGATTGGAGTTTATCATGAAGAGATTTTGCCAAAGTGGTTTTGCCCGCTCCGTCAATCCCTTCGATTGTAAGCAAGAATCCTTTTTTGTGCATAACAATTGTCTCCATTATTTCGTATTAGAAAAACATACAAAACTCTGTCTCTGTGTGTTTTTGAGGAAAAACTTAAACATCCCCTAGTCTAATATACGCTTTTTTAATATCAAGGAAAAATCCGCAACAGCTTTGTTGATAGAAAATATGTTTTCACTCGTATTTTATGGATATTTTGTATTCTTTTGGCTCGTAAGAAGAATATAAGAGATGGTAGGCCGCTAATATTTTTTTTAAATGTCCATCTTCTAGGATATCGAATAGAGACCCTATTTGTGGAACTCCAGTTTTCCAAAAAAGTTCGGCTTCCTCTTTGTTTGAGAATATGTATTCCACATAATTTTTGTTTTTTTCCGATGTTATTTTTTTTACAATCATAGTTGAACCATAGAGTTGTTTAATAAAACATCATGTTTGTTATCAATATTGTTTTCTTTTCGTAATCGTTCTAGCCAGTAATCTACAGTTTCGTTTATCGTGGATTCGAATGTGTATTTGGGCTCCCATCCAAGAATTTTTTTGTTCTTGAGCTATCTCCTCTTAAATACTTTAATTCTTCGGCTCTCATAAATTTTTCATTTTTTTCAGGTAAACTTTTTCTAGGCATGGGTTTTCTCCTAATCATACCTATCTATACTATATTCTGACCAGACATTCGTTTTTATTTTTCCTGTCCTGAAATCCCAAATATCAAAGTCGTTTTTCTATCCATTGAGTGTCTTGTCCTTTTGTCCTATGCTGTAAATTATATTGGATATGTTTTTATGAATACTTCCAAGATTACAATTATCATAAAGCGAAAGCAAAGAAACGTCTTTTGGCCTCTTTGCCAAGAAATTGCAATCGGATATTGATGACTCTTTTATATTATTATAGTTGTATCCAAGAATATCGCACATTATCTCCCCGATTTCATATTTTGAAACCCTTTCGCTGTGCAGATGTCTTATCCCGTTCCATTTTTTGAAATTCGATTTCAAAAAACTTTCAATAAAATCGCAAACAAACTCGATACTTACGGGACTATTATATGAATCACGAAATAAACTTACGTCGATTTTTTCTATAATTGAATTATAAATCTTTACTATAAGTGGTATTTTTTTGAATGAGCTATAATCTTCAAGAAGACTGCATCTAATAATAAGATTGTCTCCCTCGCATTTTAATATATGCTCTTCTGCCTCAATTTTATGAAGGCAGTAATTGTTCACTGGAAGGGGTTTATCATTTTCGAGATACAGTCCCCTTTCTCCATCAAAAATATCATTGGACGATATAAATATAAATGGTAATTTGTTTTTATTACACCAATCACATATTTGTATATTTGAGTCTCTTGTTATTTTTTTGCTTTTTTCGAAATCTCTTTCAGAACCATCAACATCGGTATAAGAAATGGTCGAAACAACACAATCAATATCTTTGCCACGACAAAGTTCGTCAAGCTTCTTCCAAGTTTCATTTTCTGATTTTGAAAAATCGGCGAATTCAGTGTTTTTATATTTCTTAGAGAAGTGGGTTCCAAGATGGTCTCGATCAACAAATGTGCGACCAAGACCACCAGAACCTCCTGCAACCAGTATCATTCAAACTACTCCAAATCAAAAAAGTTAGCCCTTTCGTATAGATCTAAAAAATCATCATAGTTTGTTATTCTATTTGTATTTTCAGAAGTGTATTCTATTCCAAATTCCACATGACTGTTAAAATAACTTGAATATTCCGAATGGACAACAAAGAAATTTCCCATGTCGCTTGCTCTTAGGGATTCATACTCACTTATCAGGGTCTCGTGATATTTTTCTCCCGGTCTTGGGCCTATTATTTTCTTTTGGCTAGACCCACCGTGGTATTTTAACATGAAATCTACAAGAAAATCAACAGTGCAGGCTGGAGATTTTTTGACAAAGATTTCCCCGCCTTTCGAATTTTCAAAAGCATAGAAAATAAGCTCGCAGGCATCGTCCAATGTCAACATAAAACGTGTCATTTCTGGAACAGTTATTGGTATATCAGATCCATTTTCTATACACTTCCTAAAAAATGGAATTACACTTCCCCTGCTCGCCATAACGTTTCCGTATCTAACGCAGCAGAATATTGTGGCACAGTCGTTTATGTTTTTGTTATTTTGGGAGACAACAATCTTTTCCATCATCGCTTTGGAGATACCCATAGCGTTTATTGGCTTTACGGCTTTATCGGTTGATAAAAATACGACCTTTTTTACGCTGTTTCTTATGGCAGAATTGCATACATTGAATGATCCGATTGAGTTGGTTTGAAGTGCCTCGTGCGGGAAATCTTCGCAATTTGGAACTTGTTTTAAGGCAGCCGCATGGAAGATATAATCCATATTTTTGCAACAAAAATCCACCCTGTTTGCATCCCTAACATCGCCTATAAGATATCTGAAATCAGGGAAAAGCTTTTTCATCTCATATTGCTTTTTCTCGTCTCTCGACAATATTGAAACCGACTTTGGATTCATGGCAATTATTTTTTGGGCAACTCTGTTTCCAAAACTGCCAGTGCCTCCGGTTATCAATATATTTGAGTTGGCTATCATATCGTTAATATTCTCCTACTTCTATTTATCTTCCTCACAATATTTAGACCACAAAATATTGGAACATTGACACATTCACAAACTTTGCGATAATTATCGCATATATCCATATACGCTTTATATGCGTCGGAACATGCTCCTTCTGTGGTATGAGATTGATTGGGAGGATAGGTATCGTGCATGAAAATTATTCCATCTTCTTCAATTACATTCAAGACATTGTTAAAATCTCTCATAACTTGATCATAGTTGTGACAGGCGTCTATAAAAGCAACATCAAATTTATGATCCTTCACGTTATTTGCAAAGAAATCATCAGTTTTCGTACCATTATATATTTTCATTCTTGGGTTTGTTGGTAGTGGATTAAATATAGTCCAATCGGAAGTTCTAATATCAACCGCAACCATAGTTTCTAGGTTTGGACAATTTTTGGAGACTTTATCAAACTGATGTCCGCCTGCCAATCCCAATTCAAGATAGTTCTTAAACTCACATGCATTTATAACAGAACAAATTATACCGTTATAATCATCAACAACATTCCCTTTGGCTTTCATTTTTATTCTCCTATAGAATATTTCTATTTATCAATTCCTGTTCTTTATCACTCAAAATAGTTTTGGTTGTCTTAAAATTGCTACTTACTATCAAATTTCCCCAAAAAATAGTCTTAAATCCATCATTCCAATATCTTTCGACAAAATCCCCTTCCGATCTCCAGATGCTCGCACCTTCTTTGTACAAACCTATTTTTTCGATGAATTTCCTTGTTTTGAAATGTGGATGATCGCTATAAAGACATCTAAGATCTCCCCGAACCTTAACTAATTCATCACTTTCTCGTATCGCCTCAGCATAAGGAATTCCCACATGTTCCTTTAATTCATATCTAAAACCCGGCTTTGTGTCTTCTGGCATTCTATCTATTCTGAATGGTGTTTTTTCGAATTTTCCATTGAATCCCGAAAGTCTTATTATTCCACAATTCTCAACCTCCGATAGAATTATACAATCTTCTATGAAATTGTCATATCCAAGGCACTCAAAATCGTCTTGATGCCATATAATATAATCTCCAGAACAATTACATATAAGTTTATTGTTGTTTGAACCTCCGCCAATATGTTCATTAAATAGAAGTTTATCTATACCATCTATTTTTGAAATATCATCAACATTCTCCTTGCTCGACCCATCGTCAGAAACTAGAACTTCAATATTGCAATAGTTTGGTCTTATAAACTTGTTTATTCCCAAAATTGCCTGCTTAAGTGCGAGCGGTCTATTAAAATGACTTATGCATATTGAAACTTTATTATTCGATTCCATTTTTAACGCATTCCAATTTCTTGCCATATTCTATGGAAACCCTGTCATAATTGGCCCTTGTCAATGTCGGCCATTCCGGGTGTTTTCTATCAAAAAGTATATTGGCCATCTTTGATTTTTCTCTGGTTTCGTTAAATGAAGATTTTAGAGATTGACCACCATAATGAAAAACATAACAGCTATTGTCAGTCATCATCAAAATTGGATTTTCCGAGGATAGGGCATATTTGAAGATTCTGGCCTTATAATCGCTATCTTCGCCACAACATTCAAACTCTTCATCGAACATGCCAATTTTCTCTATAGTCTTTCTGTTAATCCCAAAACATCCAAACAAACATACATTTTGCCAGTCATTCAGGAATATATTGGAACTTCCAGAAATATCGTCATAAAACTTCCTCTCTAAAAGCAATGGGCTAACAATACCAATTCTCTCATCATCCAAATGTTTGGCACAAATATGCCAATTATTCATAAATATTATATCATCATTGCATATAAAAAGATAATCTTTGTCACTTTTCAAAAAATCTTTGACCAGCATATTCCAGCCATATGACACCCCGATATTTCTTCCAGCTATATCGTGTCTTACGGAATTATCGAAATTTATTGTTGATGAATTGCAAAAAACATAAACATCATTTATTCCACTCTTTATACAGCTTTTAATGCATTTGTCGGTAAGACCATGATTGCACATGGATACTATGCCAACTTTTATTCTATCTTTAATGTCTTTCATTTATTTTTTCCTCTATCCTCAACAATACTTTTTCGGTTCTGTTTCTTGGCATGTGATGTTGTTTCACGAACTCTTTCGACTTTTTTCTCACGACCATAAGTTCGTCATCACTGACTTTTCTCAAATCACAAATTATTGAATCCAATTCGTTCAAATCATCAAACCAAATAACATTTGGCGGAGATGGCAGATCGTTAAATATTTGCCTTCTTGAGGAAACAACAAAATTTCCGGTTGCCATTCCCTCCCAAAATCTAAAAGCATCCCCTCCGGCCCCTCGATCATTCATTATTGCTTTGCTTTCCTCCAAAACGTTCCACCAATCTTCTTGTGGTGTAAATGGAGCATTTCCGAGAATTTCTTTTCCCCAAGGTTGGAAGGTTATGATTGAATTTTCAGGATTTATTTGAACAATTTTATTGAAAAAATCACGTCTAGTCTTATAAGTATCGCTCATTTGGAAATTTACAAAATATTTTGGTATTTTTGTATTTTCTTTATAGACTATATCGTACGGACACGCAAACGGCACAAATATTTTTGTATCTGCGGTCTCTCTCCTAATTAAAAGATCGTGATCAACCTGTGGCGTCGTTGGATTGTCCATTCCGTCTATGCAGCATGTAAACTTTACTTTTCCCTTGAATGAATTGTAACAGGCTTGACTTTCTTGCCAAAGTTGGCCCACAATGCATATGTCATAATCAGTATTGTAATCAAATGGCTTCATAACCGAAGCTGTTCTCGCCCAATCCGTTCTTGTCTTGAAATGGCATCTATTCTTTCTTGTTATGTAGTCGGCTCCGTCTGGTATGATGTAGTAAAGATCGTATTTGTCAGAGAAATATCGCAATCCACTAAAAACAACATCGTCAAGAAAGTCACTCCTAAGATAAGAGATATAAACAAGCTTTTTCTTAGAATTTATTTCTTCAATAATTATTGGGCTTTCTATTATTGATGAATCTGCACATTTGAAATTTTTATCAACTCTTTTATTTGATTCATATGATTTCACATCATTAATATATGAGACAACTCTTAATGTTGCATTGCTGCTCGCATCCTCTCCGCTTTTACCCTCCCACTTCTTGTAATAGTATTTCTTGCAATTTTCAGAATTAATATATATTTTTCCAGTTGTGCTATGTTTAAAATGATATATAAAAGAATCTCCACAAGTTATAAAATAACAATCGTCATTCAAGAACATTCTGAAGGCATAATCAATATCTTCATAAAATGCCGGATAATAATTTTCGTCAAGCAAACCTATCTTTTCAAATAGAGATTTTTTACAAACCATAGCTCCGAATGCAATTCCGGTATTAAAGTTATCTTCATGTTTGGGAAGCAATGTATTTTCACAAAGATTGTCAAAACCAATCTCATCAAGCTCTATGTCGCCGACTATCATTGGATGAACACAATCCAATTTCGGATATTTTTCAAACCACTTTAAGCAATTTTCAAACCAATCTTTTGAATATAACATATCATCATTTGCAATAATTATATAATCAAAATTATTATCAATTCCATATTTTATACCAACATTCCATGCCACAGAACATCCAAAATTATTTTTACTTACGTCTATTTTATAATTATTGAATCCAATTGTTGATAATATGTTTTCTATTTCGCTTTTAGTTCTATCATTGCCAAAAGAGTTACATATGTATAGAAATATATCATGATTTGCAGTTCTTTCTTTTAATGATCTAAGACATCTTTCGAACTTATCATTACATCTTATATGTGGCATTGAGAATAATAATTTCATTATGAATTACCTTATAATCTTAACCTCAAAACTATCAACCCATCTGACTCTTGTAAAACATTTATGAAATCTACTCAAATGAGCAAATGTTCCGTTCTTCATATTGGGAGGCCCACAAATAAAATCCTCATATTGATTCAACTCTATATTTATTGGCTTGTGAATTAAACTTTTATCAGTAAAAGTTAAAACCCCATCGATAACATCAACATACCATTTGTGAAATTTGAAGTTCCAAACTTTTTCAAGAAATGGTCCGGGAGTTTCAAGATATCCGCTCTTGCTTATTCTCATAAGTTCCTTGCAAGCCGCTTCTGGATATTGGACATGTTCGAGGACATGGACACAATATGAAAAATCAAATTGTTTGTCAATAAACTCCGGAATGCCTTTACAAATATCTCCCCAAACTATTCTTTGGTGTGACATTATTTTTAGCTTCTCGAAATCTCTGTGATATCCATCATCTTCAAGCTCAACCAAAACATTCGATCTTGGATTTGGGTTCGATCCACTTCCAATTTCAACAACATTGGAATTTGAACCAACCCAACCATATTTTTCAAGATTTGGAATCTCATATATTATATGGTCTTCCAAATCTTTCCATTTCTTTTCCCATTCGGGTGTAAAATTATATCCAATTTCTTGTATCATTTAATTCTCCAATTATAATATAAAACCAAAAATTGTATGTTTGAAATCGACAAGCTTATCGCCGCCCACACTTGAATTCATTTCATTGCAAAAATCACTAACGCCGGGAGCCATCTTATAATCATGAAACATTAATTGGCCTCCGGGCTTAAGTTTCTTGACGTAATTTTCGTAATCTTGCTTAACGCCCTCATAGGTGTGATCGCCATCTATAAAAATTATGTCATAATAACCATCTTGTATTTCATTACATATATCTTCGCTTCTTCCAACCCTATATCTTATTATATCTCCAAGATTTAATTTTGATATTCCATTTTGAAATTTTTCAAAAGTGCTTTTACCCCTATCGGAAAATTCTTCACTTGACGACTTGAATGTGTCTATACACATTATTTCAAATTCGCTTTCTTCCATATTTGTTTCTTTGCCCAATTTTTTCATACTAAGGCCAACAATAAATGCCGATCCACCCTCGTAACTTCCTATCTCTAAATATTTCTTTTTCTCGACAGAGACAAGATCGTTGGCCAAAAAATCAACCTCAGAGTCACTAAGAAGTATCGATACGTTTTCTGAATTTATTAACTCCTTACACTTATTTGAAAATTCACGCATTATAAATTCATTCATTTTATATCTTCATTTTTTCATTTATTATTTTGGCCCAACAATCCCATGTTAGATTTTTCATAGCAAATTCTCGTGTTTTTTCAATGAAATTTTTATATTTACCGTCAGTATCATTACTTATCTCATTTAGAGTAGCCTCAAGCATAAGATTTTGCGAAGAAATATCTTTTGATGAGTCAATAGACAGATATGTTACATCTGTTAAAACCTTTTCCAATCCTTTCACGGCATCAACCATGAGAAGCCCACCGGAGCCTAAAATTTGACAAACTCTTTCATTTATATACATGTTCCCATCAGGACGAATATGCGTATCTAAATTTATTTTACTGTTATGAAAAACTTTTCTTGACTCATTAAATGGAATCCAACCCTTGTAATGGTTCGGATAAATATCTTTAAATGCCTCTGATCCATATATTCTCAAATCAACATTTGGATATTCTTCTATTATTTTATCAAGCAAGTATTTTCTAGATATATGGGGATATTGTGTTACGGATTTTTCATTATAAAGATTTGTGCAAACTATACTAATATCACATTTATAAGCCTCGTCTTCTTCGGGATAATGCACCTCTGGATCAAAACCCGGTGGACACCAATATGCTTCTGGACATCCATGTGCTTTATACATTTTAACCGAATCCATACAACAAGAAAAAGCAGCATCCAGACATTTACATTTTAATGGCATTTCTGGATGTTTTTCCCATTGCAAAGGATCATCCCAAGAATACATGATGAATTTTCCGGGAACTGTTTTTCTTATTTTGCCAAATTGAATGGAATTAAGAGTTTCTGCTCTCCACCATAAACAAACATCTGGTTTTTCTTTCAATAAATGATCAACTATAACTAAATGATGTTTTGATAATCCATGTTCATTATTATATAAATAAGCCGGGACAAAAACAACTTCATGTCCTAATCTTTGGAGAGCTTTTGCTGCTCCAAGATAACCATCAGCCAAATTGAAAGCTCCTATTAATGCTATCTTCATAAAGCAATCTCCGTGAGATTCCCCTTTAAAATGTCTTTTGCGGCATTATTGTAGAGCTCAAACGCTTCCTTGCAAGCATGCCCCATGTCTCTCCTAAACGAGGCATCAGAGACCAAAAGCTTAATCGCTTTCTCTATTTCTCTTAAATCCTCAGGTCTTTGAATAACAATCTTTTCTATGTTTTTAACTCCCTGAACAAATGGTGCGACTTCAGAACAAATAATTGGAATTCCGAAAGCCATATGTTCAGCAGCCGTATAATTGAAGCTTTCTGAAAGAGTCACTGCCATTGCAAAATCCATAGCTTTTATAATCGATAAATATTGTTTTCTATCTCCAATCCATCCGTGGTTTATCAAGTTTTTTATTGTAAAACTCGCCACAACGGGATACATTTGATTAGCATTGTTCCCATAATTCACATGAACGGCAATCTGTTCGTCAAACCTAGACAAAGCGAATAACTGAGCTAATATATTCTTTCTTGGGTTGGCGGCACAAAAAAGATCACAATTTATGCCATCTCTTTTTATGTCTGTTTTCGATTCTATTCTATCAAGCTCTTTTGTGTCTAAAAAAACAGGCATCAATATAACTTTTTTGTTGATTTTATTTAAACAATTTACGTCACTTTCTAAACCCATTCCAATATAATGTATTTTGTCGGTTTGGCTTAAATGCAAAACATCAATAAACTGAGCCATTTCTCCACCCAATTCAATTTGAGTTATTGGAGAACACCATTTTACCATTACTTTGGATTCTTTAGGCGTGTTATGCACCAGCATTTTAATGGCATTATCCCATCCACCAAAAATTATAAAATCAGGTGGATTCTGCTTTATTTTCTTCATTATATCAATGCCGACTCCACCTTTGCCTATTAATATGCTTTCAACATTAAACAATGGATCAATATCACGAATTGCAAACTCTATGTTTTTTAAACAATTAACAACACCCGGCCAATAGTCCCGTGTTATCAATAGAAATTTTTTACTCATTTTCAGGGATCTCCAATCGTCAGCTTCACCATTTTTTCAAACTTTTCAAGTTCTTTGTCTGGAGAAAACTCTCTGGATCTTTTTTTACAAGATTCCGATAATATGTTGTAATAATCTTCATCACCCATTATTTGCTCTATGATGTTTGTCCAGGTAGTCAAATCCGACAATTCTAGAATTATACTAGAATCACCAACTAAAAATGGCAAATTCCCATTTGGAGAAACAATTACAGGAATTCCATTCCACATTGCTTCCAAAGTCACCATGGAAAATGTTTCATCCACAATAGCGGGAACAAGCAAAATAGCTGTTTGTTTGTAAATTTCAGACATATTTTCACAGCTTTCAATCACTTTTATATTGTGCATGTTGGCCAAGTTTGTGTTTATTCTTTTGCTGCTTTCTATTTTATCTGGGAAAGGAGCTTGTCCAATACATAAGAAATTATATCTCGAAAGTTTTTTTGCTATATTTATAAAGTTTTCTCCACCTTTATAATATTCTGGATTAACAAATGTTATATATTTTTTATCAATTTTATCCGCAACTATTCTATCCAAATCGGCCATAGGATGAATTATTCTTTCTATTTTTTTCCCTACATATTTTTCAACACCCAATTGCATAAATTTAGAATTTACATAATATTCATCAGCCAAATGAAAAGCTGGATGGAATTGGGTTAAAAGCTTAACACTGCTTAATGGTCTTTTTAACATATTTTCAAAAACTTCTGGAACCTCACAAATATTTCTCCAAAAATGAGTTCCAAATATAGCCTTGGCTTTATTTTTATGGGCAGCCTTAATTATCGATAAAGCATCATAAGACATGGTTAAAACTAAATCTGGTTTTTCTTTCTCCACAATCGCATCCAAATCATGAAAACTTCTAACAACAGCTTGTCGGACAGGAATTGGCCCCCAATTTGTTTCTCTTTCTTCAGAAAACGGAATATTGCTTTTCCCATCAAAATAACAAGCTCCTTTGCAATCATATCCTATTTTCTGAAGATGTTTTAAAACTGTAAAATGGAACCATTCTCCTCCTCCTAGTGGAGGCAGTAGGAACCTGGCTAGAAACAATATCTTTTTTTTATTTGAGTTTTTCACAACAATTTTATCTTTAGAATAGTCTTCTACTTTGCATACTATATTTTTATTAACCAAAGATATACATTTTTCTATTTCTTTTTTTATTTTTTCTGAGTTGACTTTTGTGTTTAAACTGGAAAGAAGTTTTCTTGCCAAATCTCTTGGTGGACATATTTTTATAGCTTCATGAAGAGCCTTGTTCCAGTCTTCTTTTTTATAACTGTTGTTTACAATTTTTCCATTTTTACCATCCATAACTATATTTGATAAATTCCCTTTATTTGGGCAAACAATTGGTGTTCCAGAAAGAACGGCTTCACAAGGGACTCCTCCAAAAGTTTCATCCATAAGGGTGGGATATACAACAACCGAGACTTCGTTATATAATTTTACCATTTCTTCTCTCGATAATCTTGGTTTGAACTCCATATTTGGAGGAATAGGAATATTTTGCAAGTCTTTTTTTTTGCTATCAACATATATAAACTTTAAATCAGGATTCATGAAAGCAAGATTTATTACAACATTTCTTCCCTTTGATTGAGACGTGTTTATGGCCAAAACTGTGTTAAAATTTGTTTTTTCTAAAAAATTAAATGACTCATAATTAAAATTTGGAGGAACTACAACAACTTTTTCTGATGCTGTTGGAAAAAATCTGCTAAATATTTTCTCCGTGTAATGGGAATTGCATATTATGGATTTGCATCTATTATATTTTTGAGAATGAATATCCTGTCTCTGCGCATTGGGACAATGTGCTCCAAAACAACAGGTTTCTAAATTTGTTTCTTTACAAGAATTAAGCAAGTAATGTTGACAAATATCTTCAAAAAAACCATGGACAAAATATATGCAAGGAATTCCATTCCTATGGGCTAAATCAATAATTATTTCAGATTGTAATAGTTGGGTTATTATTGCGCTTGGATTTTCATTTCTTATAAAATTATTGACACAAGTAGCTATTGGCAAATTTGATTTTGTTATTTTTATATTATCTCTTAATATATTTATTTCCTTATCAAACTTACCCCCGTCTTCGTTTAAGAAACAAAAGACTTCGATATCATAAAAATCAGAAAGAATTGAGAAATAATTATGCATTGATCTTTCCGCACCCCCAATCGGAGGGTCATAATGCAAAGTAAAAAATCCTATTTTTGGTTTTTTGTTTTCAGACATTATTGATTTTAAATTCTTATCAAAGACAGAATAAAATTTTTCTTCTTCCTTCATAAACGATTTCTTATCAGATTCCGATGTTATATTCCATTTTTCAAGTATTGCTTGTCTTTCTTTTAAAAAAGAATTCTCTTCATCGGTATATCTTTGAGAATGATGATAAATTTTTATATCAATATCGTGGACGAGGAATGGATTAATATCAAGACTTTCTTCAATTCTTCCCTTGTATCTTAAAAGAGGATTGGCTCTAAATAATCTTATGTCTCTTTTTTTAAGATTTCTTGTAGGTTTATCATAAATATGTTCGGATAACCAATAGTCGTTATTGTTTATAATGGTAAAACTAAGACCACAAACAGTTGAATCTCCAGAACATAAATCTAATATTGAATTTATTTTCCAGAAAGTTTTTGGATCAAGGCATTCGTCACTATCTAAACTCAAAATCCAATCATCAAGTGAAATTTGAGAGCAAAGAATATCTATAGCTTTGTTTCTTATTTTAGAAAAATCATAGTCCCAAAATATTTCATGCTTAAATATATTATTACTTTCTATATTTAGTTCTTCTGTTTTGTTTTTTATCCCGAATATATGAATTGTATCACATATTTTAGATGTGTATTCGAGGCTTTTAATTATGTGATCTTTTTCACCATTATATAGATATAGAGCATGAATTTTCATAATTTTGATAAATATTTTTCAACAAGATCTAAACATTTATTATAACCATATCTTTCTTCTATTGTTTTTTGTAATAATTTATTTTTTCCTATGGCTATTCCTGGATTTTCTTTAACTTTTCTCATCAAGAATCTTACTTCTTCTATCGTCTTATCTCCAAATAGAGGGAATCTCATGTTTTGGAATTCTGCCGTTATCCAATTCCCCCATTCTGGAACGGTATTGCAAACAACCCACTCGTCAACATGAAATATATTTGAATTTTCTTCAGTCAGATAATCGGTAAAACCAGTGTGATATGGCCCTATTGTTGGCAATCCTATTTTACTCGCTTCAAGAATGGGAATACATAGCCCTTCCCCTCTGGATGTAGAGACAAAACAATCTCCAAGAGAATACATACTTGGCATTAATTCTTCCGGGATAATATCTCCGCACCAATAAATCGGCGGAGAATCAGCCGTAGCAAATTCATTATAAAGAGAACCTATTCCGAATTCTACAGCTTCTCTAAATTTTGGTTCGTGACGCATTCCGGCGTGTCTGGAAATTATTATTAAAGAAACATTATCAGATTTTTTAAATTCTTTTAAAAATGATTTTATTAAAACATCAAATCCTTTTCTATAACTCCATCTAAATACCGATAAAAATTTAAACCCTTCAGGTTGTTCTGAAGCTTTATCCCCAAAAACTTTAAAATTCAAATTTAATGGAAAAGCATTCTCTTTGGAATAAATATCATCTATGGCAATTGGCAAAACCTTGCAAGGGATAGAAAGTCCAGCTTCTTCAAAGACTTTCTTGTTAAAATAAGTTGGGGTCCACATTTCTTCATAGTATCGATTACATCTTGCATGTATAAAATTATTATTTACCTTTTCACTTTCCATCATACTGTAAATTACTCTTTTCCCATTTAGAGGTTTTGGCACTCTGGCAATTGGAAGATGAGACATAACACGAATGGCATCAGGAGGAGAGGGAACTTTGGCTTTTGGGTTTCTTTCTAAAGTGACGGGATCTACTTGAGGCCAATTTGCAAATGGTCCTCTTCCCAGTTTTGTAAAAAACTCAATTTCTTCTTCATTTATTTCATGAGGACTATTAATTGCTTCTATTTTAACATCCCATCCCCTGTTTAAAAGTCCTTTCACATAATTTCTAGACATCCCGGCATAACCACCAGCATCCCAGAATGTCGAACTCCAAATAATCATGTTTTTTTCTTTGATTGCCATTTGTAGCATCTCTCCGTTTGTAAATTATACGAGATTGAGAAATGGAACTATGTGTCATCAAGATCGGTTTCAAAAGAAGAAACCCAATTCAGCTTGGCATAGGCCGCTTGGCCCGAATTGTTTTGATGAACAATATACCAATTTGTTTGAGTATTTATCGTTTTTTTGAAAACATGGACATATTGAACTCCCAATGGATTTATAAATTGGGACGTATTGCTTGGATTTTTTTCAAAGAAAGTTTGACCATCGAACGAGAAAAGGATGCCAGTTCCTGGCTGTTGAACATTATTTTCGTTTTTTGGACCTACATTTTCAAAGTTAAAGAATGCATAATAATTTCCATCATCAAATTTTATCACGCTCAACCAATTGGTTGAAATGGCATAAAATGGATCATCAGGCCAAGCAAGATCATCAAATCCATCATTTGAATTGTATGGAACAAAATTATGTTTGTCATAAGAACTATCTCCTGTTCCAAATTGATAGCAAATAATTGTAGTTCCTGCAGTTGGATTATTTATGTCGGAAAAACTATAACGAAAAATACTCAACCTCAATGGATTTCCGAACCATCCGAGATAATAAACTTTAAATGGCTCGGCATCTCCATCCACTTTAAATATGCACGGGGAATGAGAAAATAAAATTGGGTTTCCATCAATAGAATTCGGAAGGATATTACTTGAATTAAATAAGAAATCTTCTCTGCTTTCAGAACTAAAAGCCGAAGCAAAATGTATTCCCATATTTTGTCCCCAGTCGTTAAGATTGGGCAGGATGTTAAAACCAACTACTTCTTCTGAAAGAATTCTTGTTGGATTAGTATTATTCGATTCATCTCTGTAAAGTTCCGTTCCAGCTTCGCCGCCAAAACCGGCCTCTGGTCTTTCTGGATACGGAGAAATAGAGGAAGAATAAAACAAATAGAATCGGTTTCCCTCAAACAACATTGAAGGTTTCATTATAACTTTGGTTTTTTCAAGAGAAGACGTTTTGTGAATTGTATTATTATTTTCGTTTCCTTCAAACGAAAATGTTTCAGGAGTTCTGAAATCTTCTCCTTCGGAAACATATTGCCACATATAACCGAACCAATAAGACCTATGTCTTTTCACAAAATTCGGTCTGTTTGGCAATTTGTCATCAATGCCATCGTTTAAAAATTTATAAGCCGTATCATTTTGCCCGGTTCCATTAATCCCCGTAAGAGGACTTTTTGCTTCTATCGTAAAATCGTTTCCATCTCGACTTCCTATAAATTTTAAGAAATGAGTTCCATATATTACATTTATATTTCCGGTTTCAATAAGTCTTATTCCAGACAAGTTAATATTTTTCTCACTAACAAATAAAGATTTGTCTAGGTATGTTTTTCTTTCATTGCTATCATTTCCAAAAAAATCATTGGTATGCTCTATTGGGAGACTTACACCATCCGGGGGATTTTTGGACAAAGAATATGGTATTTCCGGAATATCGCCTTGATCAGAACTCAAACTTGGTTGAGAGACAGTTCTAAAATTGACATCGCTTGTGATTCTAATTCCTTCTTCTCTTCCAAAGTTAAACCAAATAGGACTCGACCAAGCAAAATGTCCATCGTCTTGGGAAATTCTTACATAATAACAATATTCTTGATTTTCAGCATTATCACTTATATCTTCCACAAAAGCAAGAAGCCCGGTGTCATTGCCAAAATCAACAACATTAAACGGAGGAACCCCACTTATTCTGCTATCTAGAACTGTCGTTATATTTTCGTCAATTTTTATTTTTATTATCTGGATTCTTGTTATTGTAGAATTATCAGAAGTAGCTCTAATTTTAAATGTTATTGTGTCGATTGGATCTCCAAAAGTGTCAAAATCTAAATTCGAGAAAACCTCTCCCATTCCTTTAGTTTGACTTTGGGTTGTTGCTTCAAAATGCAAAAACATCCTTGCTCCTGTTGTCGCATATGTTTTTCTTTGTTTAATTTTGTTGAATATTTCAGTTCTATCTACATTTTCAGTTAAGACGGCAGTCAATCCCCTGTTTGAGGCAACGGAACCCACTATTAATTGAGTTCTTGGAGAACTATCTCCTTTATAATAACCAGAACGGCTATGATAACCACCGGATCCAGCAACAAATCCTAATCTTTTCCCGATAAACAGTGCTCTTTGAACATAAGCCGTAGTTTCAAATAGATTGCTTTCACTCCCTATGAAATTTTCGCTTTGATAAAAATCTGGAGTTTCGGCATTACCATGTTCGGAATATATTTCGAAAGAAGACTCTATGTTTGTGATAAAAGATTCCATCGAAGCAGATATGTCAACAATATTTCTATATCTATCCAAAAGGAATCCCCTTCCTCTAAAGAAGAAATCCGTTTGATCTGTCTGATATGGAGTGTGAATTGGTATTGTTATATAGTCTTTATTTGTCAATCCATTAACAAGATTTGTAAGTTGCTCTTGAGGATTTGAAAAATTTATTGGTTTCAAAGAAGACGCAAGTGTTTGTGGTGTTGTCGTGGCATCTGTTCCGCCAAAAACAACCATTCTTTCTCCATAAAAATCGCTTGCTCTATGTCTAAATCCGGGGTATATGACCAAGTTGTTGTTAGTCAGAGCATCCGTTCTGAATAAAGTATATGCCCATTCTTGATCGTCAAGAATATCGATATCATCTGTTATTCCAATAAAATTCAATGCGGAAGTTTTTTCAGCATAATTCGCTACAAAATCTATATCTTGTCTTCCGTCACCAAATATAGTGGATATATTTAGATCCCCCCATTTTACAGAGAACGAAGAATCTATCAGAAATGTATTGCTAAAGAAAATATTATCAAATAAAGTTGGATCAAAAGAAGTTGATGAAGATTGTTCTTGATTTACAATTATTCCACATCTTATTCTTGTTGATCCAGATAAGGATGATGATGCCAAAACTGCCATATCCAAAACACCGGAATTGGATAGGGAAAATTGTTTTGAAAACCCATCAACAAAAGTCCCCATGGTTGGGTTTTCTATATCAAATTGTATTGTTCCAGTAAATTCTTTGTCTACGATTCCTAAATCATCAACGGCTATGAATTTTACATTGAAGAAAGATCCCGGAGAAACGGTAGTTGGACACAAAACAATTATAGAAGTTGCATTTTGACCTATGAGGTTCAAGTTTGGAGTTATTATTTTATCAAAGTCTCCGTTTTGAACACTTGGAGTTTGAGTTCCAGATTTCTGGCCAATATAAAAATTAGTTTGAAACTCGCAAACTGTTTCTTCGTTACTTTTAAATAATAGATTCTCTTGAAATGTTTCTGTGGAAATTCCCCTGCTGCCTTGGCTTCTATCTCCAATCGAAAACACAACAGATTCTCCAACAGTTATTTGACTACTTGTTTTAACGTTGATTTGATAGTGCAATGGAGAAGTCGTAGTTTGTTGAATTGTTACTATTCCAAAATCAATTCCTTGAGTGTTTAAAACTCTCAGAAATCCATCGTCCAGGGCATTTTCTATTTGAGTTGGAGGCAAAAACGCATTCTGATTATAGAATCTAAGTATATCTGAATTTCCAGTTGTTTTTAAATTTATTCTTTGTCCATTTGTTATAGATATTATGCCATTGTTGAAAACATCATTTAATATATACTGCACAAGATATGTCGTTGCTAACCCAAAGCCCGTCTCATGATTTCCATCGGAAAGAATCCCAAATGTTTCCAATCCAGCTAATTGAGATGGGACTTTTGGCAAAGCTGATCTTGGTAAAACACTATTAGAATCGGTATAGTAAACCCAAGCAATATCATGAAGATTAAAACAATCGATAGCATCGCTAAGATTTATAATTTCTGTTCCAATTCTGTACTGAGATATAAAATCAAGATCGAGTTTTATTTTTTTATCGGAGTTTACTTTGTCAAAAAATATAATAAGCCCCTCGCTTGGTATGGCAAAATAAAGGCTTCCGTCTATAACGCCTTCGTTTGGATTTGCGTTAAATTCTAAAAAATCAACAACCCTAACAACAGTATCTCCAGGCCAAGGGCCATTTTTTGCTTTAAAAAAGAACCCATCTTCGCTGGTTAAATCTTCAAAATCCCTTTTAAGCATGACGGATCTTAAATCTCTGTGAACTTTGTTTGAAAATTTAAAGTTTGTGCTTTCCGACTGAATTAAACCGAAATTCATTTTAACAACATCGGACGAAACATTTCCCAAAGATAAATCATCTAATGAAGAAAGTTCTATTTCGGATATTCTGTCGGAATTGCTTGTGTTTTTTATCGGAAAATTGACATAGCTTCTACTTGGCTCTAAAATCGTAAATCTTATTTCAGAAACTTCCGGCGCAAAAGAAGTTGATTCGCTTTCAAAATTGATAGCAATAGAAATATATCTTCCAGATAAATTCACAGTGTTTATAGTATTTGGAAGAAAATCTACAGTGAAATCCGTGAAGTCTTTTTTATTGTTTGTAGTTCTTAGTCTATAGGTTAGTGTTGTTGAAGACGGAACATTGGCCTTTAAAATTACATTTTTTGTTATTTTTGGTTCTTCGAGATCTATTAATTTTCTCCAAATTCCAGATCTGTTCCTGAATTTTTCACGATCAAGAATTACATCAGAAACATCATCTGATAATGTTGAATATATGTTTTCATCGAATGGAGCCAGATAAAGTTTTGAATTTTTATTGCTCTCTCTAAGCGCTTTTAAATTTTCAAAGTTTATATTATGCCCAACCCCAACGATGTATGTCTTTGACGGAATATTGTTATAATTTGATGAGCTATCTATTAATTGTTGTAGAGTTTTCCCGTCAACAGTATCGTTTCCATCAGTTATTATTATCAAAGATTTATCTAAGTTGTTATAAAAATTAGAAGAAATATCATCGAAAATATACTTAGATACATTCTCTTTGTATTCCCATCTTGATCCAAAATTAGCCAAACCAGTAGATGTTGCCGTTAGGGCATCAAAGAACAACGTTCTCGCATGTTCTCTTGCACTAGAAGGCTCTCGACAAGAAACATCTAGTGCCTTTCTTACTAAAGTCACATTGCTTGAATATCCAGCATCAACTATTCTTCCTTTTATATTTTTTGTTAAATTAAAGGCTCCAATTATATCGAAATCTTCACCTTGAGTCCTTAATGAATTGTAAATTGATTGATTTCTTAATAAAATATTTTCTGAAACTCCGAATCTTATTATTTGGAAATATGGAGTATTGACCGCCACAGAAACAATGTTATCAACAATGTTTAGGGCCATATCTATGCGCTTTTCTTCAGGATCGTTTGCTACCATGCTTCCAGAGCAATCCACCAAGATTGTAACCCCAGCATTTGCAAATTTTGTGGTTTCTACGGATGCATATATAATTTCGCTATCTATTGGATTGGTTATTATATCTTTTATTTTTAATGATCTTTCCGATATACTTTTTGTTAGATTTACAAAGTTTCCACCATCATTTTCAGAAAAGAACACTCCTCCGTGTTGTGCCACAAAAATTTCAGATTCTTTATTTCTATTCAATCTAACTTTTGTTGTTTTTCTTCTAGACAAACCGATTACATAAAAATCTCCATTTATCGCTTCTGAAGTTTTATGCCCTCTGAAGCGAATTCTGTCGAATTCTTCGTCAGGTCCAACTATTTCTGATCTTATTAATCCATCGTCTTTGCCTATAAATATATTATTGTTACTAAATAGAATTGTATTAGTATTTTCTTCTGGTTGGCCAATATCTGGATATATTCTTTCCCAAACACCGTTAACAAGCCAATAAGCTCCGAATTCCGTAGCTATGGCAACTATCCTCGAAGATCCTCCGGAAAAACCATACTCATATCCATATTCATAACCAAAATTCTCTGAAAAACTCATTTCAAAAGATCCGAATCCGTAACCGAATAAAGAACCATCTGATCCAAAAACATCAAAATAACTTATTCCTTCTCCTCCACCATAACCATATCCATAGTTTCCGAGAATATCTAAATCTACAAGAATTTGATTAACATTAGTTAATGATGGTAAACCATTGTTTTCAGGGAACCATGTGGTTCCTGCATCAAGAGATCTGTAAACCCCATTGTCGGTTCCTATCCATATCTCAGAAGAACTAATTACAAATCCATCATTAACAATTATTCCAGATAATGTCGCACTTGCCAAAATTAATTCCGTCCAAGATTCTCCGAGATTAATGCTTTTAAAAACCTTTCCTCTTTCTGATAAACTTGTATTATCAAAAGCTAAAATAAAAGATCCATCTGGTCCAAACTTTACACAACTTATATTTCTAATGCTATTGTCGACTAGTGTTAGTCCATCATTTTTAGCATCCCATGAAGAGCCTCCATCAACACTTATATATATCCCACCATAATATGGCGAAGATGCCATATTAACATTAAATGGATTTGTATTTCCCAGCGAATTCACTGTATCTACATAATTCAAATCATTGCTTGATAAAGCGAAATTTGCCGGAAACCAATCCACATTTTTGTTGGAAATGCAATCCGATGTTAACGGAGAAACATTTGTTGAAATTAATCTTTCTCCAAAGCCATCGAGAGTTATAAAATCATTAACAATGGCCGTTCCATCTTGTTCTGCCATTAAAAATTCTTGTCTATTATTTAAGATTAGCGTTATTTCTTCTGCCGCAGGTATGTTTATGCAGGCATTATTTTCACCTTCAAATTCGATATGATTGAAATCTTCATAAACTTTAAAATTTCTCTGTATAACATCATCTGTAACAAAATCGACATATTCAAAACCATAACCATAACTATAAAAAAAAGACGGTTGACCTATCGCATAACCATAATCATTTTCGCCAGCTTCAAATATATTAAAAAAATCTAAAGCATCCGCCGGATCGCCATATCCATATCCATATCCATAAATTGGCGAAGTGGCATACGTGCTCCCATAGCCGCCTCCCCCGTATCCATATCCATAGACATCCGAAGTGAATTGAAGATCAGAAGAGAAAGAACTCACGCCCTTGTTAGAGTGATCTTCACAAGAAGTATAAAACCACTGAACGAAATTTACGCTAAAGTCCACAGGGAAATCAACATTGTCGGGTTTTTGATAAAGCGTTATACAATAATAGTCTGGAATTAAAACAACAGGATATGGAAAATTGAAAACAAACCACCCTGAGTAATCTATATCGTCAACAGTTCTTTCGATAGTAATTAGCGGCAAATTTCCATCGGGAACACCTCCATTGGCATGATCTGCAACATAGACAGACAAAACTAGCTTATAATCAGTTCTGTTGCCAACCCTGCTAGATAAATATAAACCGATATTATTTACGGTTACAGACATTCTTTATAGTCCTATATCTTTAAATATATTGACATCTTTATCAAGATCCACAATATCTTTTAAAAAATCAAGCAGACGTTCGTCTTCTTCTTTTATTTTTTCTAAATACTCATCCATGGGAATATCCGGCATATCCTGATAAATATTAACTTGATAACACTCTTTAAAAAAATCATCATAATCTATTCCAAAGTAGTTGACCAACTTCAGCCTTTCTTCATCGTTCATGTTTTTCTCCATTATATAACCAGAAATTCCTGTCCAATTACTCGATTCCCACTTAATGCTTCCAAATCTCCAACACTGCCAGAAAGAACCCAATTATCTCCATTAGCATCACCTTTAAAGATGCCAGCGTTAGTAGTGACATAAATGAATCCATTAGCATCCTCTGTGATATTAAAAATACGTTTAACATCTGCCGCAGAAAATTTATTTATAGTTGGAGTTATTATTTCCCAGTTTTTGCCTAAAGGAATTTCCACACTCTTGGCAAGATAAACCGCCTGATTCGAAACTATTGCCGCAAGAACAATGTTAGTTGAAGTTTGGATTAAAGCTGGAATTTTAAATCCAGATCCAGCTATTCCTTGACTATCGGTTGGAACCGGATCTCTACCAGCTTGTGTCGAATAAAAAATTCCGTTATCTGTTCCAATTATCCAGTTATTCCCATCTATTGTAATTCCGCTAAAGACCGTAGAAATTCCTCCCTGAAAGTCATCTGGATCAAGATTATAGCTATACGAATCTGGGAGATCCCCCGTTGACGGTCTATAGTTTGGAAGTTTCGGAAATTCTTCATCAGGAGTTATGGCAAACGGTTCTGGAACAAGAACATAAGGATAAATTCTATAAAGATAAAACATATCGTCTTTTATAATTGGAGCTACGACTCCTGCGTCCAAATCGGCAATATTATTTGGTAATGTTCTGTCTTGAGTAATTGGTTGTACCGAATCGATTATTGGATATTCTGGACTTGGACCGAAATCAAACTCATCTGGATATCCGGCAACACTTCTCTTCCTATTGGGAAGAACACCCACAATAATGGATCCATCAGTCATAAATCTTTGAGGACTGAACGGAACACCAACCAAATTTTTACCTTTCAAATTAACATCTCTTATTTCTTCTAGGCTTTCTTTTATAGAATTAGAAGATGCAAAAAATTGAGCAATTGATATTGGGGTGTTATAAACGCTAACCAAAGTATTAGTTGGATAAACAACTTGTGTTTGGGGAGCAAATATATTGTTGTTTATTCCAGCAGCCAAAGCTTTTTCAAAAGTAGTAAACGGTCCTTTCCTAACAATAAGGGCATGATCCCATCCATCAAAACTTGTCAAAGAATTATCATCGGGTTTTATTGGTCTGAAAATTGGATCAGCCAATATTATTTGAGTGTTTTCAGACCATCCTCCGTCCACTCTGTTAAAGATATCGCCCCAGCTTAATTTTATTTGTCTGTTTTTTCCAGAAAAGGCTATTATACTTTTTGAATTTTCTATTGTAATTCTAAGACCATTTTCTCCTCCCCTAATCAAATTTCTCACTATTCTATCTGAAGATTCAAAAATAGTATTTATTCTTTTTCCTGAAGATTCTATTATTCCAAAATCTTTTCTATCGTTAGTGCTGGTCCATAGTCCGCTTGCTGTCGCTAATGCCAATTCATTATTTCTTATATCGGCGATATCCAGAATTTCATCTGGCAATTCCGGATTGTTTATTTTATTCCATTTTAATCCAAAATCACTCGTAAAAAAGGCCCCCCTGTTTGTTGCGGCATACAAATTATTATCAGAAAGAGATATAATTTGATTAACTATTGTAGGATCGTCTTCTGTTTCGGGGATTCTTAAGATAAACGGATTACTAGGAGGATTAGCAAGCTGATCACCGATGAATACATCCTCAACATTAAATGGAATATCATTATTTTTAATAAGTATTTGAATATTGTTTGCATATTCTTTTGTTTTAAATCTTATTTGTTCTCTGTTGTTCGATATGGAATCATTTTTAACAAGAGTGCTTGCTGTTATTGAGTTTGTATCTGTCGATGCAAAATCACCTATTTCTATGAAATCTATATCGAAAAACGAGATATTCCCATCAGCTATAACGTTTAGATCAATTCTATCTCTTACTGAATTTTCTAACCTTATTATTCCATCTCCATTTGTCCCAACATATATATGGTTTGTAAAGAAAGAAACAATATCCGCCACATTAAACTCTCCATCAAAAGAATTCATAAGTTCCCAAGAATCTCCCTCATTCAAGCTTCTAAAAGTTTCTCCGTTATCATTTAAAGCATAAACTATATTGCAGTCTTCAAGATCCACTACAACTTTTCTATATGGAATGGAGTTTGGAAGGATATTTGTTCCGGAAGAAGAACTTATTTCGTTCCAACTCAATCCATTGTCTTCGCTTTTAAAAACTCCATCGGCAGTAGATATGTATATTGCAGCCTGTTCTAAAAGAAGTCTTGATTCGATATTTAATATTTCCAAAGTTAACGTTCTAATGTCCGTAGATGTTATTCCTGAATTTCTTTCAAACCAGGATTCGCCGTTGTTGTTAGAATAGTAAACTTTAGAAATTCCATTTGAAATATCTTCAGCTATAATATAAATGGGATTTATCTTTATTGGAATAACGATAAGGGTTGAATCTATGCGATATTGCTGATTCCTTAATATACTGTTTCCAAAAGTAGCATCCCCCCCTCTATTTAATATTTCAAAAGGATCTGCTCTCAAGAACAATTCTGTTCCTGTATTTGAAACTATCTCCATTGGCTTGGATTGTGTTGTTAATGTGGATGGTTTGACGATTCTGTGTTTTAATCCATTCCCAGACGTTGGGAATGGATCGGCCAGACGAGCGCTACTAGTGTCTGTTATTTTTAATGATTCCACAAGGGTTGATTTTCCAAGAATAATATCTCTTTCGGTATATGTCCCATCTAAATTCAATGTAAAAAATCTATAATAATATGGAATACCATCTCTTATCTTTCCGTTCCTATCCACAAATTTATTTAGAGAGAAATCTTCATTTCCAAAATATACAACGTTAGCATTTTCTATTTCTCCTCCAACTTGATATAATACCCCGTTTTCAGGAGTCCTTGAAGGAGGCAAGAAATCAGCCCTTATTATTAATATAAAATCATTCAGAGAATTAGAATAATTAAATTCAAGATATATATCAGAGAATGTTATGTCTATTTTTATATCTCTTATATTTGAATTTGTTGGAAGTCCATTTGTTTTCTTTTCATATTTTTGTATGTCATTATTTTTTATGTAAAGCCCATCGTTTTTTATTCCAACAAGAGTGACAAAGGGATTCACGGCTAACATTTTTATGACGGTTATATTTCCAGAAGGAATTCCATTATCATCGAAAGACCAACTTTCTCCAGAATTGAGAGATTGAACAACCCCTTGATTAGTTGTCCCAATCAATAATCTTTCGGGATTAATTCTGTCCTCCTCTATAGAAGTGACATTCCATAGACCTATATTAATTCCATTGAGAGTTGTGTATCTTGACTCAAACTGTTCCCAATCAGGAACAAGAGAATTTATTGAAGCCAAGCTTGTATTAAAAACGCCGTACCCAAGCATACCGGCATAAACTTTATCTTCTATTAATTCTATGGATTTTGCCGGAACCTTTGGAAGAACATCAGTAACGTTGCTCCAACCATGTCCTCCATCAAACGTAACAAATATTCCAGAATTATATTCTCCAGACTCATATAAACCGTTAACTGTTGAAATTATAATATTATCTTGATCTAATTTATTGAAAATCCAATCGCCGACAGAGGCAACCGGGAATTCGCTTTCTCCGGTGACATTGTTTATCGAGGAATACCATATTTGTCCGCCATCTCTTGTCTTCATTAAATAACTAATGTTATCCGTAGAATTAAATTTAAATTTCTTGTTATCATTAAAATTATTTTGTCCAAAATGTAAATATGAAGCGAAACCATCTTCTTCGTTAAATTTCACAGACCATGCATTTTTGTTTTTTGTCAAGAAGTTCGATTCTGTTTTATTGTTAAGGCCAGAAGAGAATGAGAAAACACCTGATGCGAATATTGAATCTTCATTGATTTCATATGGCAAATAAAATCCCACATATTCTGTTGATGAATAAGCAGCTTGATTGGGAATGAAATTTCTATGTCCTCTAAGACCAGAATAAACACCACATGCCAATTTCCTAAAATCATCCGATCTTTCCGCCGTAAAGGGAATAACCATTAAAGTGTTTGCAAACCCTCCCAAAACAAGAGATCTGCTTGACTCTATAAATTTAACTGCCCCAATATGCCCACGATATATGTTTTTTTGGAACCATTGGGGATTGTACTCGCCAATCGCTGGACGGTCCACTTTGATTATCGGAGATGGATAAATCCGAAATCCATCTCGCACTCTTCCAGCCAACGAACCGTTTACATCGTATTTAAATACTTTATTATCAACCAACGGGGCGTCTATTCTGAATGATAATACTTGAGGTGCAAAATCAACACCATAGATAGGAGTTCTTGTGGCATATAATGTTTTTCCATGTTCTATTGATTCTTCATCTACTCTGGCGGACAATGAGGTATAAACAAATGTTTCCGGTTCGATTTCTCCGGTTATAAAGGGTTTCCAAGAATCGCTATTCTTTTTAAATATTATCGAATCCTTACACCCTGAGCATATTATTATGTCTAATCCGTCATTTATTTCAGCGAAGGAATATGCAGATTGAATGGATAATCCATCTTTTCCACTTATAAATGTTACAGGCGTGGTAAATTCATCAGGTGATGAAAAATCAATAATAGCAAGTTCTCTTTCTTCTTCAACAATATTGTTATTATACATCCCGATGATCAGTCTTGATGAAGATGGTCCTTCTGATAACCACATATCTCCTATTGAATAAGATTCAAGAATGCCGGATCTTGATGGAAGATTTTCTGTTTCTAAAATATCTATATTATCAGATCCAGAGCTATATATTGATCTGTCTGTGAAAAATAATATATCTATTATTTCATTATCTTTTTCTATTTTGTGAGCAAATTTTATAGTATCGAAAATAACGTTGTCATCGTTGTTGTTTGTTATTGACCAATTATTACCACCACTTGATGTGGAAAAAATATTTTTTCTCACGGCTAAAAGAGCGTTGTTTTCTCCAACATCAATAAAACTGAACTGATCAGACCCAGCACTTAATAGTGTTGATGGTCTCCAATCGTTAAGTGTTAGATTTCCAGAATCATCTCTGAATGATATGTCTGGATCATTCTCTATTATAGAAGTAAATTCAGCAATATCCCTTATGGATAGCCCCACATCTGTAGCTATGACAATATCTCCGTTTGATCTTTCGGCTGCATTTCTGACAATCATGGACGATGGGATACTGTCGGTTTTACCAGAAAATAAATCGTTTATTCCGAATTCTGTTATAATATTTGGAGAATTAAATTCAACCAACTTGCTTGTTGCGGCAAGCCAACCAATATTTGATGTGTCAAAGAATATATTTGTGATATCATTTCCTTCTCCAAACGAAGCAATAAAAGTAAATTGTGTATCTTCGCTTGGAGTAAATTTAAACAATCCTCCACTTCCACCACAAATCATATCGAGTTCGTTTTGAGAATCTATTTCAGAATCAGATAACTCCACAGTCTTTCTGTCTGTTAATTTATATATGAAATTTACATCATTATAAAAAAATAAGAAATATGTATATTGATTGTTGTTTGGCAAATCGACATCTGAAAAATTAAAACCAATGTCTGTGCCGTCACCAGCATAGACAACAAAAGCGGAATCGATCTTTTCGACTATCATAAAATTACCAATTGACGGAGGATTTTCATCTTCAACTCTTTGAATGTCAAACGAATTAAAAGAATTAAAAATTATTTCAAAACCATTGGTGTTCGATCTTGTGTCTGGAACAATGTGCTTGCCAATAAGATTGTTTGTTCCATAATCGATTGCTGTCGAGCCAGTTATTCTCCACACAAGATTCCCGTTATTGGTTTCTTCTTCGATGGTTAAAACTATGTCTCTTATTGGAACAAAAGTTATATCTGTCCCATTTACGACGGACGGAGTAATAGTTGAATTGCTTCGTAAAATAATAGATTTTGGGAATACAGAAGATATATTTGTCCAATCTATATTTACTTGAGGAACATCTACTGTTCCGTCGGCTATTATGGACATTGTGTTTCTTACATTAATTGAATTTACGGCCCCAGTTAATCCTGTATTTTCAGTAAACCCTATTCCAGTTGGAAAGTTTGTCCAAACTATTGCCGGTATCTCGTTTATATTGTCTCCGTAAAAGCTGGTGGAAACCCCACCATTTCCACTTGCTACCCAGATATTTCCTCTATTATCTTCTATTACGGATCTTATTGTATTGCTTCCTATGTTGCTATTATCAGCATTGAAGTTGTATATATTATTCCCAAAAACAGCATACAAACCAAACCCTTCTGTTCCAACCCAAATTGTTTCTTTTGAGTCTTTTAACGTGGCTACGACATTATTAAAGTTAAAACTAGCTAACGTTGGAGTTTCGTCTCCATAAAATTCATTAGGAATTCCACTCAATATAAAGGTTTTGTTTTCCGCATCAAAAATATATCTTTGATCCGCACCGAGATCCATTATATTTGTGAAATTATTATAGAAAAAAGAAGAGAATTCAAGTTCTTCATCTCCTTCTATTACGCAAAGACCGTTAGAGGTTAGGGCAAAAATATTTCCGTCTGGCGTTGTAAAAACTTTATTAATATTTCCAGACGGCAATCTATTATTGTTAGTTAATATTCTTATTGTATCGTCATTATTTAATATTGCGGAAACTCTCCCATTGTCAAAAAGATAAGCATCCAAACATCCTGGTCTGTCATCTATCCCTCCGATTTCCAATCCATCTATTTTAACAAAGCCTTCTCCGAACGTATTTGAATACCATAATCCATTTTGTAATGTTTGATTTGTCGATCTGCTTGCCGTTATTTTTCCACTATAATCTACAGTTAAAAAATCTCCGAGTTTTCCTATTCTTAAAGAAGGAAATTTAGTATTGAAATCAATGTCGTTATCTTCGAATGTTTGTCTTAAATCCCCGTTGACTATTATATCAAAAGTTGATTCTGTTATATTTTCCACATCTTCTACTCTGCTTGTAAATATTGTTAAAGCATCGACATTTAAGCTTGTTTGAATTGTGACAATGTTCCCCGCATATGCGCCTGCATCCAGTGGAGAACCGTTGCCGGTTAGTGAAGTTTTGTTGGTTATTGTATCATAAGAAAAAGAAATAACAGAACCAACAATTGTTGAGAGCGTATATATTTCGGACGAGGTTATCCTCTCTATTCTCGTATTGAATATAGAATTTGATCCATTAACTTCGAAAGAAATATATCTTTTTATAAAGTTTTCAAAAGGATTTTTTTGTCCAACAGATAAAGCAAATCTTATAATGTTTGTTGTTCCCTCTGAAATAACTCCTGAAGAATTAAACGTTGATTGTTCAAAAGACTGTCCAGCATCGACACAAAGGAAAACCTCATCTGGAATATCTGGATTTCTACTCAAAACAATTCTTTTTATTGAGGCCGGGGTTATTGCTTGAGGCAATGTAAAAACTTGGAAAGTTTCAAATCCATCTTTTGATGAATATACTGAACTATTGGCAACAAATAACATATCGTTACTGTTTGCCTCGGAAACAACCAGGGGATGTGATATGTTCAAGTTATCAAACAGTGTTGTTACAGAAATAGATGGAGATATTGATATTTTTGAAATTTTATTTGATTCGGATATATATATTGCGCTTCTAGATTCACTAAAAGCCAGACCATTAAACAAGGTTTTATTCGACTTAAATGTCGAATCTATGACTATTTTTGTCCATATTAATCTTTCAATGGATTGATTCTCATATCTTTCGTCTCTTGCGTCTCCTCTGTAGACAACGCTATTTTCTCCTTCATCTTGCAATAAGTATGTAGACCTGACCGTTAACGGAACAGTTGTTGGCAATACGGTATTGTTAGCTATCCCCTTTATATTGTCCAAAGCCAAAGAAAAAGATTCTTTCCCTATTTTTTTCCAAGATACACCGGAATTCACAGATAACATTAAATCGTTATCATAATTAGAATATATGGGTTGTTTTAAGGTTACGGACATAACGGTTCCAATGGCGATAGATGATCCAAAATCTCCAATAACAATTAATTCTATTTTATTTGGAATTGTCGAAGATACTACCGGATATAAAGCTCTATGTATAGCTATTTTTGTTGCAATCCCTCCGATACTAATATCCAAACCTATCAATGAGTTTTCTTTTCTAAATATAGATTCGGTGGGAAGAGAGGAATAGTCAATTTTTATTGATGTCAAATTGCCTATTTTACATTTGTTGCTTATAGGATCAAGAATAGCTCCAGAAAAAGTTTGATCAAGAACCACGGTGACAAATTGTGGATTATTGGAGTTCCCCACCCCCTTTGTAAGTTTTGGAAGAAAATCTCCATGTCCACCGTTTTGAATCGCAATTATTGTTGGCTGATTTATATTAGGCTGAATTGTGGCTCCAGTAAGATAAAATGATCTCGGATAAGAATTAATTTCGCCAACAACTGGTTCGTCTCGATATGTAAAGAACAAACTATCTGTAAACGGATCTTCTGTGGTTGTTTGCGTAAAACTAGATGTAATTATTCTATTAAAATTGGATGAAAAAAATATTTTTGTATTCTCAAAAATAGCTGTATTTTTATCTATATTTTCTGTATTGCCAATTAAACTTATACTTGAAGACACATCCGACACAACAGCCGAAACAGATGGTGGGATTTTGTTTGATATTTGTAGTTTTGTATTAAAACTTTCGCTTGATGTAAAATGTCCGTTGGAATAAAACCACGTTTTTCCACCATCTGTCGATTTGTATATTGGAGGCAATTGAAAGGTCGAACCAACATTTCCATGGAGAGAAATGTATATTTCATCAAAATTCATTGGATTAACAGATATGTATGCGTCTGTTCTTTGATTTAATATTTTAAGGTTTTGATAGCTATCCAATGGGAATATCGTTTCTGAGATAATTTGGTCTCCATTCATCGTTACAAAGAAAAATGAGTCAATATTTCCGACAGAGGGATTGTTGGATGTCAAAGTCGATTTGTACAAGAAATGAACAATATCATTTTGTCCAGGTCTTAATGTCAATCCAAAGACAGAACTTGAAAATCTATAATCCCTATCCGTAAATTTTGGATCTTTGTCATATACTGATTCCCAAGTATTTCCGCCATCCGTGCTTCTAAATATTATTGCTTTCCTATCTCCCTTTGTATATGGCTGAAGAGGCGTGAATCTTGTGCCATTGAAAAGAGAAGTATTAAGAGATCCGGTCCAATCTCCAAATTCAAAGATTGGAGGATCGGAAACGGAAGCTACATTTTTTATAGATAACGGAAGACTTTTGAATGATAAATCATTTATTCTTGTTTTTATATAAACTATATTTGGATCATTACCAACTTCTATTTCGTCTATATTTAGATTTTCTGGCAATCCATTTGTTGGTAATTTTATCCACGAACAATTCCCAGTGAATGCATTTGTTGTTTTGTAAACTCCTCCTCCGGCCGTAGCCACATAGGCCGTATCAGAAGTTGAATTTGGACAAATTGTTAAATCTTGAACATAAATATTTGAAAGACCATTGATGGCTTGTTCCCAGCTATTTCCCTCGTCTAGGCTTCTCATTACTCCACCGCCAAAGGAATATGTAAGAATATTATCTTTGTTTGTGAAAACAGAAACAGATTCATTTTTAGTAGAATATCCTTCGGTTTTCCATATAAATAATTTAGATCTTGTTATATTGTCTATTTCCCTTATCCACGAACCTCCATTTGGATCAATAACATAAATTCCACCATGTTCTGTTCCCGCATATAGCAAACCATTGGAAGACAAGAATAGTTTCCATATATTTTTATGTTTTAAATTTAATTCATCAACTTCTTCCCATGTTCCTCCGGTAAAAATGTCTCCAATCCAATGTCCACCTTTATGTGCCCAAACACCATTTCCCCAAGTTCCCACATAAATATCCAAGCTTTCATATTCGATTCCGACCCCATACCCATATCCATATGAATAATCATATTCAAATAAACCCAACCCATATCCATATAAACTGCCATCCAGCCCAAACACATCAAAATAGTCCAGTCCCTCGCCATATCCATACCCATAACCACTAGTCGGTGTTTTGGGAATGCAAACTATAGAAGTAATGTCTTTTATTTCAGAAGGAACAAGTATATTGAACCATTCTATGTCAGATGTGTTTAAATTATTTATATCTTTAGATACAAATAGTCCTCCAATTCCACATCCAATAACAGCCTCAGATCCAATAACTTTCATATCTCTTATGAAAACCGCCGATTCTTTTACACCAAGAGAATTTTTAATATCTGTTTTTGGAAGATTGCCACTTATATCTTCATATTTTTCAAAATCCATAATAACTATTTTATTATAATTTCCTGATGGACTTTCAATTTCTTTATCTATTGCGATCCAAATAGCATCCGAGATAACTTGTGGAGGCAAAATCGCCTGTCTTTGTCCGGCAGATAAAAACAATTTATAATCCCCGGATTCGGATTTTAAATTAATTATCTCAAGAATAATCCTGTTGCTCCCAACAACTCCACGAGCTTCGTTTGTTATTTCTGATAGAACAAAGTATCCACCAATAATATCAGACCCATGTAAAGTTATGTCAGAAAAAAGATCAGGAGATTCTGAAGATTTTACAGTATATGTATATATGTTTTCGGCTCTAAAAAATCTTTCCGAATATCCAATTCCATCAAATAATGACGATGTGTCTATGAAGCCTATTTCTCCAGTTGGATCGATCCCTGTTATTCTGTTGAATGTATTTTGATTTGGAAAATCAGAAACTGATGTCGCTAAAAATCTCTCTAACCTGCCGACAATGTAATCATATCCATAATTTGAAAGATCAAAAGAATCCGATGGATTTTCGACAAACGGTAATAAATATTTTCTTCCGTTCGAAGATTTAGTTCTCCATACCCCGCTTCTATCTGTTCCAAAAAAAATTCTTCCAGAATCCGATTCTTCTATTGTGGTTATAGATTGTCTGTCTGGCAAATGACTAAATGGTTCTTCGTAAATTGTTGGTTGGTTGGAATCTATATTTACTCTTTCAATTCCAAGAGAATTGGAAGGAACTCCTATTCCCGCCAATAATGCTCCGTTTCCAAAATTTTCTGATAAAGCGCCAGATCCTTTTATTCCCGAAACAAATGCAGTTAGTCTTCTATTGTCCGGCAGATCGTGATCAGTGATGGTTCTGTCTATTGATTCTGTTATGTGGGAAGCATTAGATTGATCTATAGAGAATACATGAGGAATTTCTTTGTCGTCTTTTTTTTCTCCTATTTTTTCCCAATCAAATAAATCTGGATCGTTTTCCAATCCAAGACTTTCTGCGGGGCCATAATTGACTTGGACATATTTTTTAGTCTCTATTAAATTGAATCCTGTGTTTATTGTGGTTATTGTTGAAAACAAAGAATCAACAAAAATATCGCTATTTTTTTCAAAGATGTTCCATGGTCTCCAAAGTACGGATTTTATTTCTGAATTTTTCAATATGTTGTCATATTCTATTTCCCAAGTTTTATCACTGAGTCCGTCTTTTCTAAATAAACCTTTACCCGCTGTTCCAATCCAAACTCTTTCAAGATCTCCATTATCTTTTTTAACAAGATCCATGGAATTTATGATGTGGTCTGGTAATTTTTGTTTTTCCCAAACGAAACTTCCAAGAGTGTCATTTCCCTTATAAATTCCATCTTGTAATGTTCCTGCATAAATTATAGTGTCTCCTAAATCATCGAAAATAGCAAAGTCATTAACGGATTTTGGAATCAAATCATCGCCATCAATACCGCCAATTTGTTCCCATGAATTTCCATCGAATCTATAGATCCCTCCACCTAAGTTTTCGGCAAAGTTTAAAGCACAACCATATAAATATGAATTATGTATTTTTATTTTTTCAAACTTTACAAAACTTTCATTTATTGAAGAATTTATAGGAAGTCCATCATTGATTAGTCTCCATGTTCTTCCACTGTCAAGCGATATATAGGGATTGTCTTTTGCTGAAGCATATATAATTTTAGGATTATTACGATCTATGGTTATATCCAAAACTCTTCCAGATTGGATATCCATACCAACTCTTGATTGATCTCCTATTCTCGCTATTTCCAATATATTATTAGAATCTAAAACAATTGTATCTTCCGTATTCGATAAAATCTTGAAAAATGCGGAAGAATCAAGTCTTGGATATAAAACATATCCTCTTAAATCATATCCATCAGACAATATCGTTGGCAGATTGCCCTGGTTGAATGTTATGGCGTTGGAAACAAATGACGAAATAATCATGCTATGAAATATTGCTGCATGAGATATTCTTCCGCTTGGAGTTGGCGGGGTATTTTGGGCGTCAATATTCCAAAGCCTGACCAAATCATCAAGATCGTCATCTCGAAAACTTTCTGGATCCAATTTTAAATAAATTTTTGCATAAAAAAGTGGGATTTCTTCTGGTGTTAGCGTTTTTATTCTTGATGATATTATTTTATATTTTTCTTCGGCCTGGATATCTCCAAAGTAGAAATCCTTTAACCCATCAACTACAAGGAAATAAGATGGAGGGGCATCACCAAAACCTCCAAATGTTGGATAATGTATTTCAATCATTATCTCTTCATTTTGAGTATTAGCATTTATAACAAACAATACCAAGCCCACCGTATCTCCGGAAGACAATGCCACATCAAAATCGACTATTATAGTCGAGCCAGTGTCGGTTATTGTATTCGGGTTTGAAGTAGACTTTCCATTAACAACAACTTCGGCCCTGTAAGTTCCATTAACGAATAAATATGAATATTCAAACAAATCCACAGATGGTTTTATAAATGTGTATGATATATTTCCAGAAGAACTAGTTGGGCTTAATGTTTCAGATCTTCTATAGCTTGCAAAAGTTATCAACCCTGAGAAATTTTTTTCAAACAAATTTCCATTAGAAACAAGCGCCCTATTAATCGACCCATTGCTTGGGGCAAATAATGGGACTTGAGATCCAAATTGAACAATAACAGGAAATAAAGCTGGATGAGTACTAAACGGAGCATCAAGTCCGTACCAATAATATTTAAAATCGCCCTCTCTTTTTCTTCTAAAGTTTCCACTTCCGGGAGGATCCTCTATGAGGGGCAATAAATTAGAATTGTAAAGGAACGGATATCTTCCGTCTAAAACAAATTCCACAATTTGACTTGAAATTTCTTTGCCATTTGGATAAATTGCATTAGTTCTACTTGGCAACAAACCTCTGTTATAGTGACCAATTACTTTAAAAGTATAAAATCCAGTATTGGCTTCGAGAGTTATGAATTTTCCTATAAATTCCCCATGAGTAGGAACTCTTCTGCCATTTTCTATTTTTGTTAAGATATAGGTTCTTCCACGAATATTATCTATAAAAATGACATATCTTCCAACTGTTTCTCCCGGTCTATCGGGGTCCGGAAGAAAATGCCACGCCCCAGTATTATTTATAAAATTTAAATTATTGGGATTGTTAAATTGATCTATTAATTCATCTGTGAAATTAAAATATTGTTTTTTAAAATCATATCTTGAAACTTGAGGATCGTTGCCCATTACAGTGGACTTCAAAACCCCATATCCCTCAGAAGCCAAGAAAACCTCATTAACATTACTTGTATTATTTTCTATCTTCCTTATAACCAAATCCGCTAAACTTATTCCCAGTATATTTTTGTCTCCCGTCTCGATAACCGTAGAATTATCGGCCCCAAAAGAACTTATTGATTTATAGTTTTTTATCTTTAACTTATTCTCGCCATAATAATACAGACCACGAATGTCTGAGTCATCGACCTGATAAGAAAAAGATCTAGAGGCATCAAGCTTCCTTGTTGCAATGTCATATGTGGATATTGTTTCAAAATTATTGCCATAATCAAAACTTCTAAACAATCCAGATTGATTTACGACATTGACAATCCAGGGATTTTTATCATCGAAAACAATTTGCCTTGGCACAGGGAATTCTTTTATTCTGTCGTCCGTTCTAAAATCCCAAACAATATTCCAGTTCAATCCGCCATCAATCGTTCTATATAAACAATCCTGGGATCCTGCCAAAATCATATCTGTATCAGCGGGATTATGAGCTATGGCAGTTATATTTATATCATCGAGATTATCGTTTATGTCCCTTTGATTTGTTCCCAATCCCCATGTCAACGTCCATTCGTTTGTCGTTTTGTTATATTGGACATATAATCCATTTAAAGTATCCGGTGGATTAAAAGAACCAGTGGCATCTATTGTTGGAAGAAGTTCGCTTGTTTTACAAAAAACAGAAACATCTTTTTCTCTTTTCCATATCCCCTTGTTGGTTCCCGCATAAATGAATTCATCCACTGGATTAAAATAAATATAACTTGTCAGGTCTGTTTTCTTTCCAATATCATCGTTTGAAATTAATATAATGTTTTCTATAAAGCTAAATTCAACGTCAATAGAACTTTCATCTTCATACATTGTCACAAAAGTGTTTATTAAGTCTGAAAAAGGAGAGGTTTTTATTGGAAGAATTTCATACAATTCACCAACATTTATAAAATCTCTGAAATCTAAATCGTCTTCAACAGCTACATAGGCAACAATAACATGAGATCCAGTAACAGGGGGCATTGTAAAAACAATTGTCGTAATGCCTTCTAGTGTGCTTTCTAACGTGTAATCGGCAGTCAACGCCTGTTCTTCCCCGTCAAGATAGGCTCTGAAATCATTTAATATGGCTGGCGTTCTAAGTAAGAATGAAGATTCTGTGCCGTTAGCATTTTCAGAAAAATTATCATATGTTCTTTTTCTGAGAATCCAAATTCTACTTGCTGTGTTGTTTTCTATCGTATAGTCAAACTCTTTATCTTCTGAATCCAAGATTATTCTTCTGCCAATGAGCGAACCAGGAGCAAAAGTTTTCGATGAATCATCGATATAATCTCTTGCGGTAGAAGTTGCAGTTCCATTGATTTCTGTATCGGAATCCAAATCCGTTGTATTCGGGAACATATGTTGCATAGCCATAATAGAAATAAGAAGATTAGATGTTCTTATTCCCTCAAGTTTATATGGCAATCCAAGTTCTTCAATAGACAATTTGTCTTCTATTTCTTCATGAGAAAAACTTCCAACATCTGTTATGTATAGGTTTTTTATTGTTATTCTTACTATGTCATCTATGTTTGCTGAATCCGAAATCACAATAAAATTATCAGCATCAATATCTCTTGGCAAAACTGCAACAGTTAATCCATTTACTCGAATATCGTCTATAGACAATCCTATTATTGATTTAAATATAGGCTCATAGGCTTTGTATTCGGACGCTATAGTTATCTCATCATCTGGATTTATTTCGTTATCAAAAACAACAGATTGTCTAAAATAATCGGCCTCATATTCTTCGATATCAGTGGAATCATATCTTCTGTCTTGAGGTATTCCATTTATTATAGCTAATGGTTCTTTTTTTCTAAATATGGAAAATATTTGATTTTCAATTATTTCTGAAAAATCGGCCTTTGATGCGTCAGCCAATTCGACATCAAGATAAAAAAGCCCAGATACATCAACACCATGTCCAAGAACTCTTAGTGGTATATTCCTATATATACTACCGGAATTATCTCCAAAGAATATCCAATCGTTATCATTTATAAAACCAAGTATATCCGATATCTCCAAACCATATCCATAGCCATATTGATTGGAATAGGTTGATTCAAAATCTCCAACACCATAACCATATGTTGTCGATTCGATACCAAATACATCGAAGAAATCCAATCCTTCTCCATAACCGTAGCCGTATCCATAGCCATATGGAAATTCCGATTTTGAAACAATAATTCGCCCAAGGGATGGATCGGTATCTAAAACTCTAAGTTCTATCTTTTCTGTGGTAAAAACAGAATTTCTATCTTCAGGAAGACCGATTATTTGAGTTGTTGATCTCCAAGATAATCCTTCGTCAACACTTTTGAAAATTCCATATTTCCCACAAGAATAAATATCATTCTCATCAACAATAATGGTTGAAGACGGATGTAATATATTATTTATAGATATTCCATATATTGTATTCTCAGAAACTGACCATGAATAAAACAAACCATTCCAAACACCACGGTAAATGCTATTATCTGATGCCAATATTAAAATGTCATTACTTGTTGAATTAATATCATTGTGTGTATCTGATGGAGCAAAGGCATTCGTCCATGTATAGTCTTCTTTAAAATATAAATTTGTTTTATCTCCAACCTCATCACTATAATAAACATCGCTATCGGACGTGACAACAAGCCTGTCGTTTGAAAATATTACTTTTCTAATCTCTCCCGATAGTCCATTTGCTATTTCAAACCAATCTAATAAAACAAAGCTGTTTGGAAGTCCGCTTGTTTTCCCAACAAAAGTATTTAATAAATTATTAACAAGAGATAGGCTGGTGTCTGATACAGTAGCAACAGTATTTTTTTCTGAAACATTGGCTGTTACAAATAATAAATTATTGTCGACTTTTATTGGAAGTTTTTCTTCATTCCCGAAACCATATCCCGATGTTCCGTATCCAAAAACATTTCCTCTAACCCCAAACACATCAAAAAAATCAATAGCTTGGCTATACCCATATCCATAACTATAAGAATTATTTTCCCATATATTGAATGGTTTAAAATCAATATTTCCATTAGGAACAAAATTAGCTCCAGAATCTATTCTATTGTTTATTTCAGAGCTTGCCAATATATTGCAATAAATTTTCCCATCAGAAGTGCCAACAAAAAGAATTGTATTTTCTTCAACCTCAATGCAACTCAAACTTACAGCCTCATTCCATAGAGGAGTCGAGGTTATATCAAGCCAGAAATATTTGCTCAAATTAGAAATATAATCATAAACATAAACTCTATTATCCAATAACATAAAAGCGGTTTTATCCATCAAAAGTGGACTTTCCCCACCACATGCGTCTTGTATTCTGATGCCATTGATATTGGTTCTGTTAGCTGTATTGGGCGTGGTATTTAAATCAAATGAAAGATTTACTATTTCGTCCAAATCAGGATTGTTCAAATCTTGCCAGTCGTTTTGATTTATAAATCTATTTCCGACGTAAAACAATCTATCCCAATTATCAGATGTGATATTTATTGGATTTTTTACTGGGATTATAATAAATGGAGAATCATATTCATTTATATCTTTGTTTAAAGTTATACTTGACCATCCACCAATAAAATTTTCAGGCAATTGAAACATCAATTTGTCTGTTTCCATATACAAAAAATCATTAGAAGCACAAGCATGTATTAATTTTAAAGATGAATTTTTTTCATCAAAAAAGATATGCTTTGCATTTCTTGCGTTAAATTTATTCTTGTGAACTGGATAAAATTCTTGATAATCGAAATTTTCAGAACGATGGACATATTCTCTGGACGAAAAGGGATCATTTCCGGGACGCATTGCCTCTTTGTGTCTTCCGATATGACTTATAGCAGGAATTAAAATAGGATCTATCTGATCTAATTTTATACTATCTCCAGATATGTTTATATCGACTTTTTCTTCAGATGGATTGTTTCCTGAAAGATTTAATGTGCTTTTTATTTGTGTTTGATCATTGTTCAAAACTAAAACAATCTGAACAACATCTATTGGCTCTAAGCTTTGTTGAAATGTGACAGTTATGGTGCTCCCATTATCCAAAACAGATGCGCTATTAAAACTAAAAAATCCATTTATATAAACAAAAGTTTCATAAGTTCCATTAGCAAAATTATGTCCATAAACAGATTCGTCGGGTTTGTTAAAAGTAAAAATTCTGTCTTCCGACGTAGATGATGGAGATATAAAATCAGTTTTTGTAGTCAATAGAATTTTAGACGGATTGCCTTCTTGACCATCATGAACATGAGATTGTGTTGCGGGACCAACCAAAGAATCTGCCGATTTTTCTCTTGCAAATTCTTTTGCTTCATTGTTTATATCTATTACTTTAGTATTGTCTGTGCGAACTTCACCAATAACTAAGCTGTTTAATGGATCGACACGAACAATAACATTATCTTCTTGATGAAGAGGATCGTTAAAACCTATAACATTTCCCTGGGACCCGGTTGTAAAATATCTCCTAAAAAGCTTTTTATCATTTATAAAAACTACGGCTTTATTGTTATCTGGAATAAATGTTAATCCATCTATTTTTTTAAAATAAATAGGATATTCATCAAACGACTGTCCTGTTGAGATATCTTTTTCAAGACCGGCTTCGTTTGTCGATGTCGTTGTTCTATAGGGTCCGGATCCTGCTGGAGAGTTTATAGAGGGTCTTACAATTATTAATATTGCTTCTTCGGAAAGATCGATAATAGCTTCTGGATTATTTTGTAAATTTTGTATAAGTTGATTGTTTATTTCGATATAAATTACACTTATTCTATTTAATCCCAAATTTGGGATAATTATGGGGGCATTAGTTCTAACACCAATAAAATGTTGTTCTTTTGTTGCAACACCAGTAATTTGATCTATTTTGGTGAGGGTAAATGGAACAATTCCAAAACCGGGATTTATAGTTATCGCCGTGGTTCCAGATTGATCTGAAGTCTGTAACAATCCCCATCCACTCAGTACGCCTCCCCCGCTTAATTTTAATGCCAAATCAAGTTGATTCTCTACTGTTTGGAAACGTTGCATATCAGCTTTCGCCGAATATACATCGCCATCTTCAAAATATTGAAGCAAATATTTACTAGTGCGTCTATTTGCCATGTTATATTAATCCCAGAATTTTATTTGTTACACAATTATCAATACCATAGTTTTCTATAATTTTGTTATCATATGCCATTGCAGCTTCTTGGGGCGTTGCAAAAAATCCAACTCTTTTTCCTTTAAAAATAGCTTGCCACCCATCTCCTGTTTTTTTAACTCCCTTGAAGCCAGAAGTATTATTTTTGTTAATTCCTTTTTTTGCATTACGCAAAGAAAATTTTTTTTTCATTTCTTCCGAACGTTTTTTGCCGGTATTTTTTTTTGAAATTCTATCTATAATTTCTTTTGAAACAATCTTCCCCTTATTTTTTTGGGATATTTTCATCCTAGTCGTTTCTGAATGCACATATCCGTTTCTCGATACTATTAGTTTGTTTTTGTGTTCTTGTGTTCTATTTTTTGCATATTCCGACATTTTTTTTCTTGATTCTTCTGAAAACACTTTCTTTGAATTTCCTCCACAAGTCACATTATATCCAAAGGGAGACATAGTATTGTTAACTATAATTTGTTCTTTTTCTTCATCATCTAGTTTTTCAATATTAATGTTTTCTTTTATTATAGACCATTCAAAATTGTCAAATCCATATTTTCTAAGAGCCATTTGAAATGGGAAATTTTTATTTTTTTGATCATATTTATGGGTAGAAACTCTTTCTGAAAAACCTTTTATTGTTTGTCCGACATAAGATTTGCCGTTAATTTTATTTGTTGCTTTGTAAATTATTCCAGTTCTTTTCATGTATTTATGCAACCTTATTAAGTTGCTCAGAATTTCCATCAGTGGAAAACATAATTGCGAATTCATCTACAACAGGCACTTTTTCCGAACTGCTTATTAGTCTGATTCCAACCCTAAAGTTTTTACCTTCGGGAACTCCAATTTGAGATAGTGAAAAAACCTCATTTGGATTTATTATTTTGTAATCCGAGAAATTTGTAGAGACTATTCCATCTGATACTTCTTCAGTCGAAATCCCAAACTGAATGTCGGTCAGAGCAATTCCACTAGGATCAACAGGTTTTTCTCCATTATACGTCAAAATACCCCTTAAAAGTCTGCTTTGTAAATTAAAACTGGTCGTGAAAAAATTAACAGAATTACTTTTTGAGTATGCTATTGTAACATCATCAACTTGAGGAGTGACATCTCTTATTCTTGATCTTAATGTCATTTTAAATTGAATAAATCTATTCAATTTAATATCATCTGGGTCATCGCCTGCTCCAGTGTGGGAGAATCTTATAATATCAGCACCGGGTGAAGTGAATGGCTCAAAAGTTATTGTCTCGTCATTTGCTATTATGGTATTGAATTCTCTGCTTAATAATTCATCTTCTGTCGAGCCTGTGCGGATTTCAAATTCAACACTTGTCCCCGCAGGGAGACTTGTTGGAAGAGGAGTCCAAGAAATTGTGCGATAAAAACGAAAATCGAGACCAGTATCAAAGATATTCGAGATATATATCGCATATACCTCTTCAAACTTTTGTCCTCCGAAGGTTGGAGAAGCTTCGGGGAGAGTTGTCGAAATTCTTTCTCCAAAATCAGGTTCTAGTGGATTTCTCTCAATTAAAGCTACTTGATTAACTGTATTTGAAGAACTTACATCCGTTAACTCTCTGATGAATCCAAGAACAGTTCTACAAAATTGACTTGCAGAAATAGATGATGCCGATAAATCCGGATAAATTTGTTCAAATTGTTGATTTCTTATTTTGCAAAATATTGATCTATAACTTCTTGATAAGAAACTGTATTTTGAAGAATTATCTCCCACCATTGGGGCTTTCAGAGACGAATCATCCCAGCTTGCTTTGCTATATAAAATACTTGCTGAATTTGTATTTGATTGATCTTTTGCAACATATCTAAATCTTCCTATATGCCATCCCTTGGTTAAATAATATGTTTTTTCTGGATTTGCTAAATTTGTGCTAAAAAATCCTCCAACATCTTCTTCAACAAAAACCCCGCCAAAATCTATTATATCTTTTACTGTAGTTGTTATCTCTTCTCCAAATGAATTTCTTAAAAAATCTATGTTCAAATCAGCGTAAGTTCCAAGACTACTGTCAATTTCCAATTTGAAAGTATAATGTCCATTTTCTGGAACATAAAAAGACCCATTAGAAACTACAGCAAAATCAACATTTTCTCTTGCCGAAGTGTTCGACAATCCAACTGTTCCAAGTCTGTTTCCCAGGGGAGGAACAACCAAACCCTCGATTGATGGCCACCAACCATCAATCAAGTTTTCCTCAGAAGCCGGATCTATAGAGTCCAATGGATCTATTTCAACAATGAATTCATATTCATAGAGAGAAAAATTCATCAAACCTATAATATCATCTTCGACAACGACACTTTGTCCTTCAATTTCTACCCTTTTTATTTGAGGATTGTTTATTTCCAAAAATACATCTATGGTTTTATTTCTTATTTTATAAGCCATGGAAACCATTGTTTCGTCAAATGGATCTCCATCAAGAAGCAACAAACTCCCACCAAGAGGCACTGAAAAAATACTTGTAGAATCAATGTCGGCCTTTAGAGAAAGTCTTTCCCCAAAAACAAATCTATTATATACTTTTAGTCCAATTAATTGCCTTTGGGTCAAGTTATTCAGAATTGTTAATCCAGACGATTCTATTATTTCATCATTTTCATTAACATTAAATGCCTGAAACAATTGTGTTGTCCAGCCTTCGTCCGTCGGCACTCCGCTAGAAGCATTAAGAGCCGAATTTGGAATAAAGAAAATGCTAAGTTCACCCTCTGAAAAATCACCAGCATTACCGGGCGTATTTATTATTGGTGAGGTATTTGGATTCCCATTCGTGGCTATAACGTTCCCATTCATTTTTAAAGCATCATTTACAAGTTCATTTATAGCATCATCTATATTGGCTTCAACTGGTTCGTATCCAAAAACTTGGGTATATACAGAGCCCGAAAAGTCCGTGCTATTGTTTTTGAATGTGTGTTTTTTAAACCTATCAAAATTAGCTTGGTTGCTGTTGCTTCTGGCATATTGCATTTTACGACTGGCTATCATAGCTCCGAGGGCATCTGGATCTTCTATTACAACCCAAACTTTTTCAGTTGATCCATCTATTGTTTTTGTTCCACTCGAATGAACCGCTTGAGAATTTGGTTCTGCTGTTTTAAGAACAGAATTCAAAGATTTTTTAAATATATTCAGAATAGTGAAAGACCTGTCCATTATATTTCCAAGTTTTATTGTTTTCCCAATAAACTCTTCTTTAAATTTATACAATATGTCAGCCACCGGATTTGTGTCGTTAACACTTCCCGATGATGAAAGTTGAAACCCAAAAAGAGTAACGTTGGACACGGAATTATTTGATTGAATTTTATCATTTTGACTTAATAAGATAAAATCAGCATCAGTATCGGTCTTATAATGTCTTACGTGGTTGGGATCGAAATACCACATAGGTTCTTTCTTTCTTAAATTTTCGTCTAGAGATTTTATTCTTATGGAAAATGGCCTTGTGAATCTCCAGGATGTAATTGAAGACAAAGGAGAATATAGATTGTAACTTAATCCATAATTATCACTAAATCCAGCAAGGAGATCGTTTACGTTTTCTACGGCTCTATAATTGCCAGGATCTTCCAAATCTTCTATAATTAATTTTTTTATCATTATAGATCTTGATTTATCGACATCTACAGTAAGAAGGTGTTCAACAAAATTAAAATCATTTCCGTAAATTGTTGCCGTTGTTGTTGTTCTTATGACTTGTCCGTCATCGGCGGAAGTTACAGCGCTCTTAATGCTGTTCGTTTGTTGTATTGTTGAAGCCGCAGGAATAAAAACTGGAACGCTATAAATGTCGGAAATATTTCCGCTTCTATCTTGTGCTTGAATAAACAGCAATTTGAGTCCAGTTCCAACGACTGTTATTTCATGAAAATATCCAGCCTGATCTGAAGTATATTCTATCGTTTTTTCTGTTGGGGTTCCTGAGCTTGCGTCTATTATTGTTCTTTCTGATGTTTCGGCTGATTCCCATAAAGTTATATTATTATCAAAATAATATTCCATCAAAGATAGCGGACTTCTTGATGTTTTAATGATTGCCAAGGCATTTGTCACGGTTGATGGTATGTTCAAATCAAATTGTCTATTGTTTATCTTCTGCATCAATATGCCGATTTTTGTATCATCGTTTCCCGTGTTTAAAGGCCCTATATATTGGGCCGAATCAATAACGTTGAGGTTGGTATCCCCAAAATTTATGGGCGCTGTTTCCAGATCAACTTGAAATATCTTGATATTTTCTATTCCGGCGTTTATTTCTTTAAAATCAAAAAACAACTTCACCTTGTTGTCTTCGTTTGGTATTATGTTGCCAAATATATTGCCCATTGAAAAATTGTCTCCAGTTATTCTTGTTGATTTTCCAGAAACCGGAGTAATATCAATATCGAATCTATCCACTGGGCTCATCGTGGTGTAATTAAAGTCACTGCCGCCAATTGTGATAATTCTTTTTATTTGATTTGCCGTATCGAAATCACTTATTCTTTCTATCAAATAATATCCGCCATATGAGTTTGATTCGTCTTCCAGCCATCTATCATCAATAGATCCTGTTCTTCCATAATGTCCCTGAGCAGACAAGTCATCTCCTGTAATTAGTGCGTTTTGAAAATCATTGTCTATTGTTATTCTGTAAATAAAAGATGGGCCATTTGTTGAAGAAGCTGCCTCAAGAACAGTCTCGTCCAACAGTGTTGAATTTGGATTTGGTATATTATCATCTATAGCGAATAGATCATCTGTATATTCATCGGCGCTTAAGAAAACACTTTTATTTGCGGCCTCGATGGATCTTCGAAACAAATACGATGAAAAATTTATAATATATATATCAGAGTTTGTTGAGGTTTTATTTCTTAACAAATCTCCAATTGAATATAATCCCTTGTCTACCCCATTAAAATGAGTGCCATCATAAAACCATCCATCTTCAAACATTGTTTTCCCAAAGAAAAAATAATCCTCTGGTTTTAACATAAATGGTTGAAATACTCCATCGTCTCTTACTCTTAAAATTGTTCCTTGAGCAATTCCAGGCTCCGACCATTTTTCGAAATTGTATAAAAATGGATTGATTTGTCCCATGGCTCTGGTTGTGCCCATGAATCTAATAAAATCTCCACGATAAATAACATCAGATTGCGGCAAAGCCTCGTTTACAAACGATGAATCGTCTTTGGTTTCCATGGTTATGGTATCCCAACCGATAACATAATTTACATCTTGATCAGGATTTGCATCAAAAATGTATGGAACCGGGGGTTGTGGATTGGTTGGAGTATTTGAATAATTTACACTTCCAGGATGATAATATGGAACATATTTATATAATGGGATTTTTATTCTAAAAGAAGCATTGTACGAATCTGGATTATGACTAAAGTTTTCATCATCTTGTTCAACTCCCCATCGGTTTGCCATGGTCCACAAACTATTATTTGCCTGTGTTAAATTCCCCTCGTTTTTAAATGGAATTGGGGCTATTTTTGGATTTGTCAAAAATTGTTTGTCTTGTGGATTTCTCTCGGCATATGACAAGGCTTTTGGAGAAATTTTTCCTTTTCCGATAAATACTTTGGAAATATTTATTGGATTCCCAGTTGGAGATGTTCCAGCAAAAACACAATCTGTTTCCGGAGACATTTGAAAATCTATAAATGAGATTTGTGAAGAAAGAACCGAATCTTGTTCGTCTATTTTGTCAATTGCTCCATTTTCACTAAATGTTAATGCTTTTGGTCTTAGATAGATTTTGAACGCATTATCATTATCATCATCCGCTGTTAAATTATAGAATAAATAATGAGATCTAATTTGACCGTTATCAATTTGATCAGTTGAAAATTGTGGGAAAGCTCCTCTAAGAACGGGGTCTCTTCTTAGCTCGCCTAATGTTGGCGGATTGGAAACTGTTCCAGTAACATTGAAAAATTGATGTTTTGGTTCATCTTTTGGATTCGGTAAGGATTGTCCAGAGGCTCTCCAGCTTTCGACATCCAAGCCTCGAAGAAGAACAAAACTTCCGCCACTATCTTTTGTTGCTGATAAATCTGTATCTCTATATTGACCATAAGCTAATATATTAGACATGGCTCCATCAAATAAAATAAACAAATCGTTATACGGAACAGGATATGTTAGTTCTATGGCATCTGTAAAAGTCTGTGTTTGGTCAAATCCTGTTGGCCCAGCTAGTGGGAAGGTTAGTGTTCTAGTTACGACTTTCGTGCTAAATGGAAAAACAGAAAAGAAAGAAATGTTTCTATCCATCCCTGCTGGATATTTTTCATGATCAGAAGCTCCACCATAAATTCCACCCTGCCAAAATTTTGGGAACCCCTTTGGAATAAAATCGTTTACCGTAGATCCAAAATCATCTTTATATATTATTTTTTCTATAGTATCTCCAACAAAGAATCCATTGCTTTCATCTTCAAATCTGGTTTGTTCAAAGGGTCCTTCAAGATGCCCCTTGTTTATTTTGTAAAGATATGAAGATTTAATGGCTGATTGAATACTAAAATCTGGAACAATGTTATTTTCAGTTCCATGAAAAGATATCATTCCATAAAATCTTGGATTTGTAGTTGCCCCTCCTTTTTGTGCCCTTAGAACAATAGCATTATCTCTATAGTCATAATAAACAAATAGACCATCTGTTTCCTGTCTATCTATGTGTCTATCCTCTACTGTTCCAAGACCAACTATTCTTTCGGAAGATATAAAGGGCATAGACAAATCCGATATAAAAGAAGCCATATTGGGTTTGTTGTTCTCGTCAAACGAGCTTGGACTTTCAATACAGACATTCCTGATTTTTGGGTTAACGGCATCAAGATTCAACCTTCCGTCGGTATTCCAATCAGACCACTCAGAAGCGACATTCCCTCTTGTTTTCAGGCGAAAAAGATACTGCCCATCCACGTCATTGAATGGAGCTATGCTTGAAAAATCTATATATTTGAATTGAGCAGTGGTTATTTCCGAGATATCAACAACAGGCGAACCAACAAATGGTGAAACATCGTCATTGCCTTCTTCGATTAATTGTTCCCATTCATCGGGGATAGCTTGTTGTTTCACATTGAAAGAATAAACTTGTATTTGATATTCCAACTGTAAATCAAAAGAATTGTGTATCCAGGCAAACAACACATTGGTTCTATCAGTTGTCCAAAATTTATTGTTTATTGGACGAATAATGGTTGGAATCCTTGACTTCGGGCTGTAATATAAAATGGAACTGTAATTAGATATCATTTGAAAATACCTCTTTAAGATATTTTTATCTTTTATCCTTTATATTTTCCCCATAAAAAGTAATGATGACATTTTTAATTAACCTCACGATATGAAAAACAGATCATTTATATCAAAATTATTTGGAGTATAACCGTATCCGTAATTATAGCCATACCCATATGTCCTTTTTCCGAACCCATATGTTCCTATATCCAATATATTTAAGGATGTGTTCGTTACTTGCACAGAGCTTGTTTGTATTAAGAATATTCCCTCTTCTTCTTCTGGGTTTTTATCAATCTCACAAAATATCGAAAGAAATCCATTGAAGCTAACATTTGATAAAACTGTATTTCCAGGTTGTCTTAAAGTGTTTTGGCTTACATCGGAATTGAAACTCACATTACAAAAGGCTTCTCCAAAAGCATCCGTGGTAGTTGAATGCGGGGACAAAGTAACAAACGGAGATGCTTTAAAAACAACTCTTATATTCGGTTGTCTTATATTGTTTTCAAAAACAGTTGCTCTGACTGTTATGGTGTCTTCTCCGTCAGCCTTGAAGAATGGTCCTGACTCATAACCAAATCCATATTGATATCCGGCATCAACAAACTCAGATGGCAAGTCAATATTTGTTACTGTATTATTATATCCAATTCCTTCATAATCTCCAAGAATACCGAATACATTAAAATAACTCAAATCGGTTAAGTCAATTGGATCTCCAACATTTATAAAATCATATGAATACCCATATCCATATCCATAAAGAAGATTATCAATTGGTTCAAGATCTATTCTCCACGATTCCGACCTATTCGTTATTTCAAAAAACATTCTTACATCATCGAGATAAACTTCCGTGGTACTGTCTGTCGCTGTTGGGAAAAGAACTGGGCCTAATGAAAAAATTCCAGATTCTGGAACATGATAATAAAAATCAAAATCATACCATTGTTGATTATCATATTCTAAATTAAAAACAACCCCAGTTTCTGGAGTTTCTATGTTCTCATTCTGACTACCATTTGGCAAGACAAGAGTTGGTGTTCCAACTCCGTTAATGCCTACCGACATAGACAAAGTTTGTTTGTCTGATGTTGATGACCTGATTTTCCCGGTCACCTTCATGGTTTTACCATCCATGTATGTTTGAGCGGTTATTATTTGTTGAATGCTTGGACGCTGCCCGATTCCATCGTGGGACCACTTAAGGCTTTTTATTTCATCAAAAACAGTTGATGTCTCAGGTCCAAAAACAGGACTTCCTGGTCCCGGAGGAAGTGGAAGCAAAACCCAATCCGAAGGGAGAAAAGGAGTAAGAGATTCAAAACTTTCAAAACTTCCATTCAATAAAAGATTAGCCGAACCAATTGCAGCGACAATTGGAGCAGAAGCGGATATTGATATATCGAATTGAATCTGACTTGCCATTCTTACTTTTCCGTTGAAACATTGATTTTGAATCTTATTGTCAATTCAGGCATTGAAACTGGAAATATGGCCATTCCTAAAGAATCCACAATTGGCGTATAGACTCGCAATCCATTGATTTTAAGAGAACTTCCACCGAACAATTGATTCCTTAAAGTTATTTTTATCTTTCTAACATCTCTTGCTGAAAAATCTATACTTAATTTGTTTTCAAGAAGCCCGATGGCATTTCCTGTTCCATCATCCTTAAACGGTCCACCTTCATCCATTTGCGCATTAACGACAATAAAACCATCTGTATTTTCATCCACATAATCTTCATCATCTCCGCTTTCAAATCTTCCTTCACTTGAAGATACGCTAATTGATCTATCTTTAAAAACAGATGGCCTAAACGACCATCCAGACAAACCGGATCTTAAAAGAAGCCCAGAATTATTAGATATGTTGTTAAAATCAAGTAAAAAATCGCCAAGTTCTAAGTCGTTTAATAATGGATCTGGAGTATATGGCGCTGATGAATCCAAGAATTCAACTTCCACTTCTCTCGATCTTTCTTTTGGTCTTGCTTTCCATCTAACTAATGAAAACCCATAATTTGGCACAGATCCTGTAAAAACATTATCAAACTGAGGATTCCCTTCCGAAAGAGTGGTTCCATCCCAAGTGTCAACTTGAAGTGTTCTTGTGTTTGTTTCTTCTTCTCCAGCAACATTCATTGTTATCCTTGTTATCGGAACTGTTTGACCAAGATCAAATTCCAATGAACTATTGTTTGATTCAAAAGAAGCAAAAGCACCAGCAACAGAACCGTTATTGGCCTCAAGCAAACCGAAAATATCATCTACTAAAATTAATTCTTGGGATTTGATATCTCCAGACGAAACAAATTGATTTAATAATCCAGAAGAAAAGCCCCTTATCGATAATTCTTTGATTGTTATAGATATTGAAGACTTTAAAATTATTCTAATAGATTGTATGTATGACAATATGTTTTTCTTTGATATTTCGCTTTCGTTATTTAGGTTTCCATAAAATACAGAATTTCCAAGACTTATCCAGTCTTTAGAAGACACCAAGTCATTGCCCGTTGATTCCTTTTCAATATTTGTTATTGCTAAAAATTCAAACTCTGCTCTTCCAACACCTTTAAAGTCTGGGCTTGAATATTTGGCTTTGAAATTTATTTCATTTATATATATTGGTTTAGTGAAGTCTATTATTATTTCCCCATCTGGAGGCAAAATAGCGTCATTTTCTATAATATTTTCTGGACTTTGTGATGTTCCGTATACAATTCCATTAACCACCACGGTTTTAATTGCTGTCTCAGAATCGGGGAAACTAAGAGAAACATCATTCACAGAAAGAGATTTTATATAAACATTTATACCATTAGCCTCATTATCATAAACTGAGCTTGATTCTATTCTGAAAAAATTAGATGAGATATCTGCTGGTAAAGTTTTTCTTATAAAAGTCCTATTTGATGGATCATTGGAAACTTCCTGAGCCAAAGGTATGGTTATAATTTGATCCGGATCTGTAAAAAGTTTTTCCAATGTTTGTGCGGAAGTAAACGTTAATTCTGTCTCAGATGTGTTTGTGTCACTCAAATCCAATATGTCAGAACCATCTCCAAAATAATTTAGATTATAAAACATAGATATGTGTTGTGGTTTTTTGTAATTTAGATTTAAAAATACAAGATTTCTTTCTGGATTATCCGTATCTATGTCAATAAAATTGGATGATAAATTGTTTGTTTTTAATTCTGAAATAAAATATGTATTGTTTGAATTTATTGTTTCCGATATTCTAGATATATTTTTAAATGTTTCTTTGCCAAAAAAAACATTTTCAAATGCAGCTTTATCTATATCAAGAGAATAATAGGTGTTTATGTCGGCCAAGTTTCCCTCTATGTCTCTATAAGAATTGCCCCAATTTTGTGGAAGTTCTTTAATGCCATATGTTTTATATAAATTAAATCCACTATTTTCATTATTAACAGAAATATAATTTATACCACCATAAGAAAATAATTTTGATATAATGTTGTTTGTGTCATTTTCTATTCCTATGTTTTCATCAGAACCATAAGAAACCAATCCACAATACATGCCGACTCTTGGTTTAGTCTCTACGGTGGAATCGTCAGGGAATAAAGCTGGATATTTTTTAAAAGTTGATGATTTTTCATCATGATCAAATTTTATAACCGTTTTTCCATTGTATATGCCCTTGCCTCTTATCGTTTCAAAACCTTCTCTGATTTTTATAGAACTTCCTATGTCAGAAAAATGAGTAAAAGGAACAACGCTATTTAATATTTTTTTATTATACAAAGTAACAATACCATCAATAGATATATTCGAGATATCCAAGGCATTGATTTCGCCATTTGTTAATACCACGAATATTATATCATCAATTTCGTCAGATTCAGGATGACCTCCGTTTAAGAAAGATATAAAAGCTATGTTTGCTAAAAAACCAATTGAATCCATAAGAATAGGATTTAATTCGGCAGAGATATCGTATACGAAAACAACATTAGAAATGTTGTATATTATTTTGTTTTTTCCTCTTTGAACTTTTATTCTGTCTGTAAAGAAAAAAGTTGAGCCCGTCTGTAATCTCGTTACAAAATTCAACATTGATGAACTTACATCAAAAATATCTATAAAATTTCCACTAACATTTCTCCCGGCGGCATACAATGTGTTTCCTGTATCGCTAAAATCTAAAGATAAATAACTTTCACCAAAGGGAAGATTTGGCAAATATTGAATTGCCGAAGGGAATGCTTTATTTGATATGTTTATCAAAACCAAACTAGACAGGAATCCGGTTGCTAGATCTACAATTATTCCTACTGCAATGTTTGGCTCAAATACAGAAACTGTTCCAAAAAACTTTTTCCCAAAAGGAGATGAAATGGAAACGGATCCAAAAACTGAAGAATTTGGGTTTAAAATGGAAGCCGAAGTATATATTCTAAAATCAGATCCCTTTGTTATATAAACATTGTTGTTTGTTACAAAAATTCCATTGTTTATTGTTCCAAAATTTTCACCTCCACTTATTCCAGTATTATTAATAACAGTTATATTTGTTCCGTCTCTCATATCTAGTATTTTAATTTTATTTACTGGAGGATTCTCTTTGTAATATCCAACATCGCTATTTAATTTCACAGCTAAGTCGGCATACGTTGACGTTATACTGGGATAATCCTTTACCAATTCTGCGGAATCTCTTCCGACACCAATCGCAATTAAGGATGTTGAGTTTGGGATAAACATAAAAAATTTTCTATTGTTTATATCAGATACAAAAGGTTTGTTTATTATTCTGTCATCATACATTATCCATCTTGCAGAATAAGAATCTGGATAACTATGGCAAACAGGAACATTATCATTTATATTTATTATATCTTGAGTTGGATTTTCAGTGTTTGAGGATAATGTATCGGCCCCACAGATATAAATATAGTTTCCATTTACTGAACCGTCTTCGATCCATCTTAACGCTTTGCTTCTTGGGTATAGCTCAAGATCTGAAACTTTTGGAGATATCTCATAATTAGAATCGCCAACATTTTCTATTGGAAATTTTCTTAAAACCGAAATAAGTTTGTTATTTGTATCTATGCCAATATGCATTGGTGTGTTTTTTTCATCAAAAAAATGAGGACATATCCATGCATGCAATATATTTCCTACTTTATACATGAATTTTACATCATTATTTATTATCTCGTCTCCAAGCCCAGATGTTGTGAACAGATCCTCTATTGAACTAAATTCAGCAAGCCAAGATGGCAAATTGCCAGAAGAATAAATTGGTTCGTTCCCCAGCAATTGTTCAAATGTAACAAAATCAACTGTTCTATATATTCTGCATGTATTTTGTTCGGAAAGAACATTGACCGACAATGGTTGCGTCCAAAGAGTTCTTCCTCTGACTCCGAGATAAGTTGTATTCCCGTCGTATAAAACAAATGTTATTCTGGAATCTCTAAATGAAGATATGCCAGTTTGAGCAGTGTTTAATGTTCCTAGATTTATATCTATAGCTTGAATTTCAAAATTTGGCTTTAATCTTTCGGCTTCATAAATTGACGACAAACTATCATTAAGATCTATTTTCCACAATCCCAATCCAACAAATTTATTTTGAGAACAATTATCAGAACTTGCAGAAATATAAATATTATTTAAATTATTTGGAGATATGAAAATTGCATTATTTTTATCATCGGAAAGTATTCTTGAGTCAAGATGAGCAAAAGATCCAAAATATCTATCAATTGGTGTTGACGATAGGTCTAGAGCCCCCGTGGATTCGTGATTTATTAGTTGAATATTTATTGTTGATTCAGAGAGATCTCCTTGATAATATCCAATGTCAAATTGGGATGGATATGAAATTGGAGAGACACCCAAAGCTACAAAAGTTTTTGTTAAAAACAATATTGTTTCTTCACCAGATACATTCGTGACAATTGTATCGTTCAATCCTATGATATAAGTTTTTTCTGTTCCACCAGTGCCAATTCCAAGTGTTGATGGCGAAGAATCCAAAAGTTGAACTGTTTTCTTTTGAAAATTTGTCAGATCGCTATCGGCAACATAAACAACAAGCTTGCCCGGAGTAGCTGGAATAGAAGCTGGACTTGAAACCAACAGTCCGTCAATTGTTTTTTTTGAGAAAAAAACATATTTGCCTTTGTAAAACACAACCTTATCAAAACCCCTAACCAATTCTTTTTCGGTTAAAGACCCATCCAATATGTCTGAAGATAGAGTTAATTTTTTTACAATATCAACTTCTCCATTAGGATTTTCGAAAGAAAAATCTATATAGTCTGGATTTCTGCTACCAGAAGCGTTTCTGCCTGTTATTATATCATCTGTTTGCGTTATCTGCGTTGCATCAAAATAAGTCAAAGAAACTTCATCAACAAAAACTTCTTGAGTTGAAGCTGGAATAGTTGGCCTTATAACAAAATAGGAAGTTCCATTTATATATGCCCCTGTCGGAGAAAAATCAATTGTATATGATCCGCCTGTCCTTAGATTGAAATATCCACTAATTCTGACCCATCCCTGAGTGTCACTATATTCATAGCCATCCAAAGGCGATATAGTTGTTGGAACCGTTTCTCCCTCAGGTAATATTTCTTCATAATTTGGGACTATTTCTATGTAACTTTGGCCATTTTGTTTCACAAAAGCTAATCTTGTTATGCCGTTTTCTGTTGCCGCAAACCCCGTCATTGAGCGTTTGACATAATAAACATAATGCAATCTTCCACTTGTCCCATCTCCATCTGGATCGCTTGGATTTTCCAATTCATCGGCCGGTGTTATTGAATCATAAACACTATTGCCAGTAATTTGAGATTCCAAATTTTGAGTAGTTATGGATTGAAAAAACGATGGATGAGATTGAGAACCAAAAGATGCGCCACTTGAAGGATGGTTGAATTTTATACTTTTTGAATTTGTTATTCCGTTCCCAGTCAAAAAATTTCCAGTCCCAGTTTCCGAGACAATAGTGGAACCTGAAGTTAGCCATGAGGTTGTTCCATTTGCGAAGTTACCATTCAAAAAACCACTTAAACTTTTCTCATCAAGATCTTTTTCCGAAGTTGTTATAGTAGATATTATTGGATCAAGAATAGTATCTTTAGAAAACTTAGCCCAGAATTTTTTCTGAAATCTATTTGTAAAATCGGTTGCAAATCTATTGTTGGTCTCTCCACTATCATAAATTGGAACAACTCCTATTTTATTAGATATCATTTCTATGTCGGACGGTGGAAGATAGGTGTCTGCAAATGGAGACAGTTTATCGGGATGTATAAATAACACAAAATTGTTTTCAGCATTTAATTCCGTCTTAAACTCAGCATCAAGCAATTCTAAATTCTTAGAAGTCGGCAATGTGTTTCTATTGAACCTATACCATTTCATCATGGATTTTGAAGTTTCTTCAGGAGTTCCAAGAGAAGAATCTTCAGGAGAAACTGTTGAGAAATCCAAAATAATATTGTCGTTTTGAGAAGAAATATTTTCAGCAAAAATAAATACCGGGTATCCTCTTCTTGCCGTATCTCTTCCTCCAACAATCAAAGATCCCAAGTCAAGATCATGTTCTCTTAAATTGTTTCCTATAAATCCAAAACAGACTGCGCCTATTTGTGTTTTGTTCACTGTTTTTGTGGATATGTTGTTATTCGACCATGCTTCTCCGTTCCAACCTATTATTTGAGGAAATATAGGTTGTCTGTATTCAAAAGTGTAATAAACTTCGGGTTTTTTATCTGATGTTGTCTTGAAAACAACAATGTAGGGTTCTTCCTGATCATTCGCTGTTTGCGGTGTTGCAAGCCAATTCGGATAATTCCACGAGGCAACACTATCTGGATTGTCTTTTTCAATAACTTGAAATGGACTTAGGCCATCAACTTCATGAATGATAGAAACAACAATTTGATTTGGAGTATAAATTGTTCTTCCGTTTGAAGTAGAAACATCAGCTTTGTGAATAAAAACTTCAAGACCTTCGGTGTCGTTGCAAAGGAAAAAGAATTTTTGAAGTTCTGAACTTTTTGAAATAAAAACTTGACCTATCCAATTTTCATTAGTTATTGTGAATTTCTGCACAGCAACATTAGAAGTGTCCGGCAAATTAAAAAATGATTCACTTGTTTTTATTTTAAAATCCGTGCGAGTGGACATTAATTCTCTCCACTTATTGCGTTATAATGCTTGCTGTGAGTCTTATTGTCCATGCAACCCCAGTTCTTGGGAATTCCGCTGTGCCTGTTTCATCGACAATTGGCGAGTATATTTTGAGACCGTTTACCCTGACACCAGCGTTGTTAGGCATTTGGCTAGTCAAAGAAATTTTTATTTTTCTTATTTGTCTAAGCGGGAAATCTACATTAATCTTTTTCTCAATTAATCCTAAAGTTTCCTCTGATAAATCAGAAGCAAAAGGTCCATCTTCATCCATCTGTGCATTGACAAAAATAGAACCGTCAAATTCCCCAGAAGATTCTTTTGAAGAAGTTATTGTAAGCGTTCTATCCTTTAAAGTATTTGGCTTGAAAACAAAACCGGAAAGTCCAGAATTTGCAAGTAACGCTGAGTTTTCTGGTTTGTTATATGATTCAATTAAATCGTTCAATTGACTTTCGCTTTCTATATCCCCTGAAGAAAGGAAAATAACTTGAACTTCTCTGGACTTATCTTTTAATCTTGGAGTCCATTGTACAACAGAAAGTTCATAATCGCTTATTGGAGCATTATGAAGTATTTCATAAACCGGAGACCCAAGCAATGTAGTGGCTCCGTCCCATGATTCTATTTTCAAAGATTTTGTTGGATCGTTTCCGGAATATGCTCCGAGAGAAATTCTTGTGACAGGAACGTTTTCCTCTAAATCTATAGTTATATTGCTGCCGTCACTATTTAACACTGCAAAAGAAGACGGCATCCCGGAAATATCCGCAACAAGGATTCCGAATGGATCATCTATTGTTATCATTTCCGGGGACTTCACATCTCCACTTGAAGAAAATTGATCAGAAGATCCAGTAAAACTTTTGAATGACAGATTCTTTACTTTCAGGGTGACCCCGGAATTAAGAAATATTCTTACTGACTTTACAAACATGCCTATGGCATCTTTTGAAATGGAATCTTGATTTCCAGTAAGACTTACAAACTCCGGAGATCCAATTAAAGTCCAATCATTCTTGTCAATTATATTATTTCCATATTTTTGATTGTGGAATGTCGTAAGAGCATATATCGAGAATTGAGATTGGTTAGCGCCAGCTAAATCCGTTCCAAAGTATTCAACGTCAAAGCTGATTTCGCTTAAATAAATTGGTTTGTTGAAATCAACGATTATCTCCCCATTGGAAGGCACATGAACTCCGTTTTGAAGAGCATTTTCAGGAACTCCTGATCCTTCGTCAATTATGCCAGTAACAGCAACTTTCATATTGTTTGTATTTTCTTCAGGACCTTGCAAAGTTATATCGTGTAATCTTAATCCTTTTATTTTCAAATCAACTAATTCTCTTGGATTTCCGCTTCCACTATCATCCGATAGAAGATTGTTACTTTCTATTCTGAAGAAGTTATTTTCAGTATCTGTTTGGAATGTGTTTGATATAAGAGATCTTGTAGAATTACTTCCATCAACATCTTGAGCCAGGGGAATATCTAATATGGCTTTTGGTTCTTCAAATAATTTTTCTATGGTTTCTGCGCATTTTATAAAAATATTCGTGTTGGAAGCCTCTATATTTGAGAGAATATCGGCCACAGGAACACCGCCTATGACATCCGACTCTATATCTCCAAGATAATTAATATTAAAGAAAGCTGTTATTTCTTGAGGTCTTCTTAGCGTATTAGATATAGCTAAAATAGATCTATTGGGAAATGTTAAGTTTACATTATCAAATCCAGCAGATAATGAATCTTTTTTTATTTCAGAAATAAATACAGCGCCATTTATTTTTTGAACATGGCCTCTTCTTATGATATTTACAAAAGTGCTTGGCCCTCCGACAGCGAGTTCAAAATTTGCTTTATCTATATCTATTTTTTCAAAAGCAGTTATAGTTGATTGCGCTCCCAAAGATGTTTGAAAAGATTTACCCCAATTTTGAGGAAGTTCTTTTATTCCATAGGTTTTAAACGCTCTTATTCCGTCGTCATCATTTTCAGATATTATATAAGTAATACCATTAGCTGTTATTATTGATTCTGGGGTATTTGAATTGTCAAATTCTATATTATCAACAGAACTTCCAGCATAGTTAACTAATCCACAATAAATTCCAGCCCTTGGTTTTGTTGATAGAGTACTAAGATCCGGAGAAAGAGCGGGATAATCAGAAAACATTCTTGCTGTTTCATCGTGATCAAATATCGCTATTGTTTTTCCATGATAAACACCTTTCCCTTCCACAAGTTGATACCCTATTTTTGGAACTGGATGAAAAGTCCATATATCCCCGATATCATGTCCAAGTGATGCATCAAATGAAAAATTAAGACCACTCCCTATCGATGTTGTCGGAGATATCAAGGCGGGCAATCCACTTGCTTCAAATGTGGACCCATTATTTTTAGACCACTTAATTTCATCTAAAGCATCGAAAGTCCATTTGTCTCCAACGTTGTGATTTCTCAAATTGTTAAGAGTTGGGAAACTTGCTGAAATTCCATTGGAAAGAAGACTTGGTGTTGATGTCGCTATTTTTAATATGGTATAAGATAAGCCATTATTATCACTCCACTTATAAGAATCAACATTTGCTATTCTCCATTTATCTCCAAGAGTGTGTCCATTTTGATTTGTAAATGTAACATCAACATCTGAGCCTCCTCCAACGGGTTGAGAAATCCCAGTTATAACAGATGTCGATCCAGTAATGGTTGATCCAAGAACTATGCTATCGTTAAGCGTTTTGGTGTTTGGAAGAGTTTTAACTTCATACGTGAATTCATCTAAAGCATCAAAAGTCCAATAATTGCCAACAGTATGGCCAGTCACGTTTCCAAACGATATGCTCATATATGACTCAAGACTTATTGACGATGTTGATAAATTAATATTAGAAGCAATAAGAACATTATCTTCATAATATTTAAAAGTATCTATTGTTTTAAAATCCCAAGAATCTCCAACTGAAAATCCAGAAAGACTGTTGAATTTTATTGATATCCCGTTTTCAACACCAACAAAATCATCACTCACATTTATTGGTCCAATATCAGATCCACCGTCTATATTGTAGACAAACTTGTCTGATGATGAAAATTGCCAAATTTCATTTCCACTGTGCCCAGAAAGATTTGAAAAATCCAAAACAACACCATTGCCTATGTTGTTTGTTAATTTTATTGGAATGCAATTAATGTCTATGTCAAAAGAGAATCCATATTGACCAAAACCATATTCATATCCCGTTCCATATCCATATTGTGATGCATTAACAGATTCAAATAATTGATTATTTGTGCCTATTTGATTTGAAGTATCCCATCCATATCCAACAAATCCTCCAAGATGACCAAACACATCAAAGTAATCGGCCCCCGATCCAAATCCATAACCATATCCAAAGTTCAATATGATATATCTAAAGGCATCAGTTGTTGAAAATGTCCATTTATCACCAATACTGTGTCCTACATCATAGTTTGAATCTATAAATACATTATTTTCAGAATCTTTATCGTTTGCGGCAGTATCTTGTTTTCCAATGCTTGAAATTCCTCCTTCGAGAGGTATGGGAATATCGGTTCTTTTTTGAGACAAGTCATCTAGATCATCCCCAACCGAATATTTAAAAGTATCAACAGTTGAAAAAATCCAAGCATCTCCTATATCATGGCCATTTTTATTACCTATGGTAATATCAACATTATTATTTAAAGAATATAGAGTTAATACGTCCGTCATAATTGGAACTTTTGTTTCATTCCATTGAATAACAAAACCAGAGATAGGATCGTTGTCAATAAGTTGAGGAAAAACTTTATCTGTCCATCTGAATGTATCTAGTGTTGTAAATGTCCATTTATCTCCAGTTTTGTGTCCTATTCCACCATCAAACTCCACAAAAACAGGGCCAGTTGCTTCAGGAGAAGTTATTGCAACCGACACCGGAGATCCTGCGGTAACAAGTTGATTTGTTGGCAAAGTTGGCGTAGTTGGAGTAATCAAAAATGGTGATGTTCTAATTACATCCAAACCAAGAAGTGGATTAAATTCATAAATTCTTACAGAATAACTATCTTGTTGAGTGTATGACCAGTCTATAAAATCTCCTATGAAATATCCGTTGGAATCAAAGAAATCCAATTTAACATTTGGATTGTCAAATGGAGAAGTGGATTCTAGATCAATAACTCCGCCTTCAAATGGCGCTTTGATTTTTTCTTCTTGCCATTCAAAACTTGAATCAGAAATATCCAATACCGTTCCAGTTATATCCGCCGCCCATCTAAAAGTATCAACAGTTGAAAAATCCCAAGTGTCACCAAGAGCATATCCTGCTGTTTTTTCTAAGAAAAGCACTGCGGTTAAATTGTCTATGTTCTGAATTCCAGAATTTATCTCGACTTCTTCTTCGTTCCAAATGGTAACTGGTCTTCTTGCGTCATCGGTCCATCTAAATGTGTCTCTGGATGAAAAATTCCATTTGTCCCCATAAGTATGCCCCTGCGTTCTTGTTAATGTGCATAGATTTAATAAAACAGTGTAATCAGCAACCAATATACTTGTTAATAATGACGGATTTGTTGGTTGAGAAACATCTATTATATAGAGGGATGATGCTGAAGTGCTATTATTTAATGCCATTGTATACACAATACCATCTTTGGCTTTTATGTCTGTCATCCTAGAATCTGCACCATCAAAGGAGTCTTTATATTCTCCAGTAAAAACCGGAGTTCCAGGAGTAGAAACAATATCATACACCTTTACAAGCCTTTCGGCATTAATTGGGACTGTCCTATGTCCTGTTATATATAAAAAATTATTAGTAGATGTTATGGAAAAAACCACAAAAGAAGATTCAAAAGATATAGAGCTTGATAAAACAAGCGCCGTTGGATTTGTTATGTCGACAGTTTTCAAAAAATATGTTCCAGATACATTCCCAGCAGAATAATGATAATTTCCAGAAATTGTAGACGACAAGGCATCCGCTCCGCCGGACGTAAACGACAAAGACAAAGTATCATCAGGCGAAACTGGAACACTGATTGGATTGGAAATATCCCAAGATTGAAGAATTATATTAACGCTGTCATCTACCAAAACAAAAGCATAATCATCTTTTATTCTTATGTTCACAAAAGGATCCGATAAATTAACAACATCGTCCTCAACAAGTTCAGAAACTTGTGCATATGTTAAATCATATATAACAAATTGAGAGTTTCCTCCAGAATTTCCACCGATAAATAGTAAATTGTCATTTATTCTAATGTCTTCACAATTCTGGACTACTGATTCCACACCAACAAGATGGGTATTCTCTGGATCTCTAGTGTTGTAAATATAAACAGACGGAGTAGTTTGATTGCCTATTATCATTAAGTTTTCATCGCAGGCAATACTAACTTGTCCTAAAGTAACAGCATCTTCTACAGATTGTGTTTCTACTATTGCTCCAGATGTTAAATCAGAATATATAGAATCCAATTTTATTATTTGGAATCCATCACTCGGAGATGCAGAACCGAATAACGTGAAGAGATAGTCTTCGCTAAATTTGCCTTTGCTTCCAAACTCTATTTGTATTCCATTTGTTATGTTTTGTAAATCTTCTGTTATTGGTATTTGAAAACCAGATGCTATAGTTATGCTATTTACTGTTGCAACATAAGAGAATGTGTCCGTTGATGTGGCGTTGTTTTCAAATGGATATCCATATCCATACTCGTATCCTAGTCCATAATCATAAGAATATGCATAATCATATTCGAAAGATCCTCCGCCATAACCATAATCTGGGCCGGCAAAACCGAATATGTTGAAAAAGTCTCCACCCAATCCAAACCCATAACCATATCCGAATTGTTCCGCTGTTCCATCTATTGTTATTTCGACATCAATATTATTGGTCGGATCTCCAAAAACTTTAAGATCATCCAATCCAGATCCAGTGAAAATCAAAGAATCATTCCACAGACTATCTATCTCAACCTTGTAATCGAAAATTCCATTTGGACCAACCTCGAATTCCCAAATATCTCCGGCGACATGAGTTGTTGTGCTCTCGAACCTGATACTAACTCCAGTTGATCCAATTCCCGCAAAGGATGTTAACATTAAAATTGGCGTTGTGGTAAATGTTTTTCCACCATCTGTAGAGTAAACATATTGTGTGCTTGATGTTGCTTTTATAATGTATTTTCCAGACTTCATACTTAGTAGTTCTGGATTTGATAACCCAAAATTTGAAGCCGAGCCTCCTCCCGAACTTGAAATTGTTTCTCCAAGTATAAATTTCCCATTAAGATTTCCATATGCCGTCGAACCAATTGTAGAGGCGAAAACTATAGCCGTGGCTCCAGATGTCAAGCCAGTTATTGTATCTCCAGCATTAAATCCAGAAATAGAAGATAATGACAATCTCCCATCCACAGATATGGCTTGTAGAATATTGTTTCCAGCAGATGACGCCAGGGAAACAGGAGTAAAGGAAACTGGTCCAACCCTTCCTATAAATTCAACATTATTAGATATACTTATCGGAGAAACGGCAAGTCTTCCAATTGTTGATCCGGCGGATGTTGAGTTTATTTTTTTAGCAATAAGATGTCCAAGATTTTCATGACTATGAACTATGGAAGATCTTGATATTTCAAATATATCCACTCCGGCACTTGTGGATATATATAAAATATCGCCTCTATTTGATATGAAATTTGGAGATCCTGATAAATCTGACAATGGAATTCTTGCAAGCATTTGTGATGGATATATTAATGGATTTAAAGATGCATCCAAATTTATGATATTTGTCATATCGTAAATTTCAACACCCGCATTTGTTCCAGTCAAAGAAACTGCAAGCAACGTATAATTTACAATTTTAAAGCATTTTCCTCCAGTTCTATCGCTTAAAATAGAAGAAATTGTAAATGTCGTAGTGTTTGGACCAGAATTATAGGTGACAGAGCGCACAGTTCTGTATGTTACAAATAGAATATTGGCAGATCCGCCAGTTAAATTGTAAAATTTAACAGTAGATCCATTTAAAATTTGTGCTGTAATGTTTCCAGATATTGTTGCCGTTGTTCCAGAGACAGTAAATGTAAATTCTGTAGAATTTTCAAACGAATCAATGGTTATGGGCGGCGAGCTAAGAATGATTGCTTCACTGGACTTTATAAGAAAATTAAAAGGATGAACATTATTTGGGTTCAATCCAAAGGTTGTTATCGTTGCTGCCTTTCTAAATCCAACAGTAGAAGTCTGATTTGCACCAGAAGCATCTTTGTTTTTAAATGTTAATCCTGAGGATAATGTCGCAGTAGCACCACTTTCAACCCCAAAAATTGTATCTCCTGATATAAACTGTGAACTTGGAGCTATGGTTATCCCAGTTAATTGTGATGCATTTCCTAATTTTAATTCACCTGATGTTGGAAAAGGTGCAACTACGGTTAATATTGTAGCATTAGCACCGGCCGTAGGAGTCGATGAAGTTTTTACAATCATTTCTCCTTCAAAAAATGGTCCACCAGAAAGCAAAACATAACTAACAAAGGACTCCATGGAAGAGAGATCGTTATATACAAAAACTTTTCTATTGTTGCTGCTTGCAACATAAAGTCTGTCATCTAAAGCCTCTATGCCGGTCTGTCCACTTCCACCATCGAAAGTGTTGTCCGTTGGGCCTATATTTAGAGGAATATCTTTGTCATTAACAATAAAAAACGAGGCTGTGCTTGATTGAGAAAGATAAACCATCTCTCTTAATGGCAAAGGTTTTGATGAAAAAAGGGCAGAAGCGCTTCCTCCTCCGGTTGATCTTGTCACACTTCTTATGTATGGGTTTAATGGATTCCCAACATTTATAACTATTAAATTTATAGAACTTGAATTTGGGAGAGAGGGGACAACATTAGACACTAAATAAACAGTATCTCCAATTATAGAAATGACCGAACTTACAAATATTCCGAGATCCAATGTTGATAATAACATTGGAGAAGTTTTGTCAGAAACATCGTATATCTCTAAAGAATTATCTCCAAGAGATGTTGATATTATATAAGCATAATTTCCAGATACAACAAAATCAATACCATCCACAGACACATTTGTTGTCGACAATGGAGACGGTATATTGTCCAAGTGAGACGTGTTTATTATTTTAAATATTGAATTTGATACAATGTTTCTTGAAATAGTATATAAATAAGATCCATAAACGGACGCATCTAGGGCTTTGCCGTCTATTTCTGTTCTATAGGCTATTGCATCGGATCCGAATGGAAGATCGTCAAAATCCCTATTCTCTGGTATATTTCCAAGGGCTTTTATCAAAGCACCGGCGCTAGTTGATGGATCGTAGTTTTGGTTCGCCGTAAATATTCCATCTTCATTTGTGGCTATTCTGGGATTTGAAAAACTCACATTCCTTGCTGATTGATCTGTTATTTCAACTTCATATAAAAATTGATCCAAAGGCCCACCACCAGATGTTGACGCCGATAAATCATCAATACCCCCATTTGCTGGACTTGTGTCAGGAGCAGGATCCAAACCAATACTATCAATTTCAACTTTGTAAACAGCCGAAACATTTGCTACTGTTTGAAAAGACCATTTATCACCAACAACATAGCCAGATCCAACCGTGAATTGTCCACGCCAGCCAGAACTAGCAACATTAAATGGAGTGTTGGCTACAATTGGATTTAATGCGCTGGCAAAAGTTGCTCCTCCATCAGTTGATAATTTGTATGATGTAAGTCCATCTATTTCTATTAAAATATCATAGTTATATTCTATTCCATCTTGACTTAAACTTTCTACTATTTCAAAATCATTGGTTCCAGTTCCATTAAAAACAACTTGTCTTGTGACTTGGAAGTCATCCAAAAATGTTCCAGTTACAGTTTCTACATCCATGGCTTTTCTGACGATTTCTACTTGATAGAGATATCCTTCTGTTGAATTGCCAAAAGCTTCCAAATCATCACCGACAACAGATGTAATAATAGCTGGATCAAATTGATCTTCATAAGCTAATTTTTCTATTTCTATTTGATAAGTATAGCTTTCTGATGGTGAAGTTACAGTTGCATTTAAATCATCCTGCCCTGAACCTAAAAATATTTCTGTTCCAGCATCCTCGACTATTTCAACATGATAATCCTTTTGCTGAGTCGGAGCAGGACTTGCAGAGGCCGTAAGTCCCGTATTATTTGGAATTAATCCTGCGCTATCTATTTCAACCTTGAATTCTTCTTGAGATGTTAATCCGGGATTCAAAGATGCTTGCGCCGTCAAATCATTAAGTCCAGACCCAGTGAAAACGTCTGCTGCAGCAAGAGATGTTATTTCAACGCCAATGGCTTTGGGAGAGAGAGGTGTCAACAATAATGTTGTAAATTGAGCATCATTGGATCCAGATCCGGCAAATCCTGCGCTTGGATCATTTAGAGATCCAACTCCGGCATTAGCTACTGTTCCTGTTCCAACTTCTGCAATTCTATCTATTTCAACAATAAATTCTTTTTGAGATGTGGCCGTTGGTGTTCCGCTGGCATTAAAATCATCAAGAGGACCGTTACCTATCCCAACCCCGGCAGTGAAGGATTCAACCAAACCTTTATTTTCGACTTCAATCAAATATCTTTCGTCAAATGTTGTTCCGCTATATGTCCCACCAATATTTATATCATCATTTCCAGTTCCTTCAAATAAAATGGATGAGATTCCAGCATTTCCTATAAAATCAGACAAGCTATTATATTTTTCAAAAGCATCATTTATAGTTCTATCATCATAAATCAACCATCTTGTTTTAAAATCATCAGATTTAAAGACATGATCAGCGACATAATCAAAAGTATCCAATGAGGCGCTCATTGTGGCGGGTTCAAGAGATGATGTTAATGATTCTGCTCCATAAATAAAAATGTGATTGCCATTTACCGAACCACCCTCGATCCATCTTAACGCTTTGCTTCTTGGATATAACTCAAGATCTGAAACTTTGGGAATTGTTCCGTAACTGGAATCGGCTTCATCTTCTATTGGGAACAATCTTAATACTTTGGTCGATTTTGAAACAATATCTATGGCAACATGTATTGGAGTATTCGCAGAAGTAAAGGCAGAGCAATTAGTCCAGACATGCAATATGTTTCCAACTTTATGCATGAATTTGACTTCGTTGCTTGGAATAAAATCTTCTCCGACCTGAGGCCAAACAACACCTTCGTTTGTTGGATCATAATCCTGTGCGCTATGAATTCCAGAAAGCCAGGATGGAAAATTGGCGGCAGAAGCCGAATTATAAGCTTCTCCGCCAAGCAATTGTTCGAATGTTGTAAAATCATCAGTTCTATAAACTCTTGCAAAATAACTTGAACCAATCGTAGGGACATTTACCGAACTAAATGTGTATGAAATACTAGTTCTAATCCCAAGATAAGTTGTATTTCCATCGTAAAGAACAAATGTTATTTGTTTGTCTTTTTCGTCGGAAATACCCGTTTGTTCTATAGATGTATCTGAATTTACTTTTAATCTCTCCGCTTCGTAAATTGAAGATAAACTATCAGTAAGATTTATTTTCCATATTCCAAGACCATATATAGCAGAAGCATTAGATGCCGAAAAATATAAAATTTCCGAATTATTTGGAAATATAAATCTTGATTTTTGTTCATCAATATTGTTTACTGTAAACTTTGAAAAATTAACGTCGGCAAGATTTGGAACATCTGTAAGTTCATGATTGATTAATTGAAATTGAATATCGCTTTCACTAAAATCGCCCTGATAATATCCGATATGGAATCCAGAGGGGAATGTTGCCGATCCAATTGTCGAAAAAGATATGGTTTGAAATAAAACAAATAATGTTTCAACACCTTGCATAGCGACCACAACAGAGTCATAAACTCCAATAATATATGTTGAAGCTGTATCTCCAAAAGTCAAACCAAGAGTCGAGGGAGAAGAATCCAGCACGGATATTGTTTTTCTTTCCCAATTTATCAAATCACTATCGGCAACATAAGCCAAAAGTTTGCCAGGAGTAGTTGGATATGACGGAGAAGAAATATAACCCTGTTCTGCTTTTTTTGAAAAAAATATATATTTGTTTTTTAAAAATTCAGATCTATTAAATCCTCTTGTTACATCTTCTTCATTTTCTATTCCATCTAATGTTCCATCTAGAGTTATTGTTTTTATAATTTCGACATCTTTGCTTGGATTTTCTGTTGAAAAATCAAAATAACTTGGATTTTGAGAACTAGAAGCCAGCCTTTGATTACCCGAAGTTTCAAGTTTAGCTTTGTTTTTTAAATGAGCCCAGTTTTGAATTCCAAATCTATCAGTTACATCAGTTGATGCAGTCATATTGACGTTTTCATCAGAGGCATTGGAAGGAGTATCAAAATCTATGAATTCTTTTGTGCTGCTATATATAGGAATCAACCCTATCGGATTTGCATATGTGTTTATTTCACTTTCAGGATAATATGTATCGGCCAAGGGCGAGATTCTATCTGGTTGGATATACAACACAAATTCAGCATTAATATCTAATTTTGCTTGTACATTTGTTTTGAATAAAACTGGTTCAAAATCAGCAGAAACTGGCAAAATGCCTTCTTCAAAAAAATACCATCTCATCATGGCCTGATCGGTTTCTTCGCTGGTTCCATTTATTGGATCAGAAGGAGGTAATTGCGAAAAGTTAATTCCAACAGTTGTGCTTAATGGATCTAAATTTTCAACATATAGAAAAACAGAATATCCTCTTCTTGAAGAGACTGTTCCTCCTATTGTGACCGTTCCAGAGTCCAAATAAGTAATTGTATCAACTTCTTTTCCAACGTATCCGAAACAAACCGCTCCGGCTTGTGTATTTCCTGCCGTTATTGTTTCAATATTGTCATTTGACCATGTAGCACCAGCATCATTGGATGCGGTGATTATTGGGTTTATTGATTGTCTATAATTTGCTGTCCAGAAAATTGTTGGACTTTTAGATGTGCTTGTTGTTTTAAAAACTATTATATAAAATGCGCCCTCAACAAGAGAAATTGGCGTATCAAATGTTATTTTTCTCCAAATTCCACCAGAATTACTTTGATTCCCAACAGAAATATCTTGAAATGGACTTGCCCCATTTTCTGGATGAGAAACGGAAGCGAGTAGAAAGTCGGGGGTAAACACTTGTCCTCCGCCGCTCACTAAAGCTGTATAAAGTTCAACTTCTAAAGCTTCCGTATTGTCGCAAAGGAAAAAAATCTTGTCTAATTCATCAGTTCTTGACAAAAAAACTTGTCCGACCCACAAATTAGGTGTAATAGAAAACTTTTGAGAGCTTATATCTCCTTCCAAGTCTGAGAAATTTAAAAAGGCTTCATTCGCCTGTATACTAACATCCGCCATTTTTTAAGCTCCATTAAAAATCTTGATACTGCAATATCATTCCTATGTAGAATCCTCTGTTTTTAGTTAGTTTTTTCAAACCAGCGCCATATAATAGACTATCTCCAGCACCAGAATGACCTATGAAGGGCCTGATAAAATCATTATCTGTAAGTTGAAAAGAACCCATGTCTTCCTTTAAAAACAAATTGCCTTCAAAAAATAATGTTCCAACTATCCTTCCGCTTCCGTCTTCTTTATTCAAAAAGAATTGCACTCCTACATTTTTATTAGAAACCTTTATATCATTAGATATATTTTCGTCATTGTATTGAAGTTTTGAAATAACTCCCCCTATTGGCAAAAGTTCGCTTTGAGGCACTCCTTGATAACCTATTGGATAAATAACCGAATCTCCTACATTTATGTTTGCTCCTGCTCCCTGGATCAGATCTTGGCTACCTATTCCGACCTGAGATCCATCTGGAAGAGAAAAAAAGAAATTTCTGGAGACATAATTTCTAAAATTTAAATCGTAGTTGGCCTTTTCCTCTGTGGAAAAATCATCCCTGGGAAGGAGCAAGGAATCAGGTAAAAACTCCAAAAGATGATGCAAGTCAATTCTATATAACATTACTAAATTATTTATATCCACTCCTCTATTTACATAATCCATCTCAGTAAAAAACCAATTATGTTTTTCTTGGAAATAATACTTTAAATAAAATCTCATATCTATTCCAGAATTGTTTACATAACTTATGTAATTTAATATATTTTCTGACCCTGATTTCTTCCAATAATTTTCCTTTATATTCGAATCTTTTGCATAAGCTGGAATAAATAAGGTAGGACTTGCCGGTTGACTTGCTGCCGTTGGAGTGAACCAAAAATGATCACTTGTCGTATGAACAATCGCACTACCTGTAAAATTATCTATAAAAGTTTTAAATGCCAATCTATTCTTGTTGGTGCTTTTACCGTTGTGTTCAGCGGTCGATGTAAAGTTTATTGAATCAAAATTATCCAACTTTATAAAATCTCTTGATCTTGCATAATTAATTGCTTTATACAATGTTTTTGTTATAACATCATTTTCCAAAGAAATACCTGCATCTTCATCGTTTTCAAGAATGCCCAAGGGATCAAGACTACTTCCAGCAGCAGGATCAGCCACTATTTCTATATTATGATATGAAATTCCATTTTGATTTATTTTAACTATAAATCTTTTATCAGTTATAGATTCTTCAGCATTTACTTCCAATTCTGTTCCGTCTGTTTTGTTTATAATCGCTCGAACATTTTGAGAGGGTAATGCTGTTCTTACATCTAAATAAATTATTTTGTCTTTTAAATCTTTAGGAACAATAATAACATCTAGATTTTCACCTCCGATTGCAAGGGGTATTTTTTCGGGATTCAAACTTTCCGAATCATTTTCAGACATTACATATCCAAAAACTCTTACATTGCTTTCAACAATTCCAGTGAAATCAAAAACAGATTCTCCACCAATTGTAACTTTTTTGGAAATACCGCCAAATTTTTTAAAACTGTCTCTCACAGAAGCAATGATTTCTGTCTGGTTATTTGATTCTAAATTTATTTTTATTGGTCCATACAATATACTGCCGTCTGTTGATATTCTAAGTTTTTGTAAAACTTCTGTTTTTTCCTTATAATTGCCTGTAAAATCAAAAGAAATTTTGTCAGGATTAAACAAAGTTATTAAAAATCTTTCAGAATTTTTTATTCCGGATTTTATAGTCCCGGACAACAATATGGTGCTGGATGTATTGGATATAATTTTTGCGGTCTTTAATAGGTTCCCAGTTTCATAATGAAAATATCCTCCAGCAAATATATCATCACTTAATTTTTTCAATCCCCAGCTTTCTTGAAAAAGTTCATCCTTTAAAATGATATCATATGGCCTATCGAATTCTTCGAAAAATATCTCGTCCTCATCTATTGATTCATTATTTTCTCCAAGAGAAACAAATTTAACAAAAGTATGCGGACCATTATAAATTGGAATCGTCTTTCCAATTGGTGTTCCACTCTTTCCACTTGATCCTGAAAAATTACTGACTTCCGTGAAAATGTTTACTTCATCAAATTCTTTCACTACTCTATAAACATAAAGAGTTCTAACAGATCCGTCCTCGCTATTAACTGTTTCTTTTATTATTATTGCAGAAGATCCTGTTTTATTTTGCCTAATTGTTGATCCTGCCGTAAAAATCAATTTCAAAGGATCATCTACGGGGGGGATAACGGAACATTTTATAATATGCACATCAGAAAAAACTTCAAAACCCTTATCAAGACTTTTTTGATATAGAAAATTTGTTTTCTGTATTGGATAAAGGTTAAAATCGCTATTGACCAAGGATATTTTACCTGGAATAACTGTGCCATCTTCGTTGCTTATTGTGTAAACAAAGTCATCAGAATCAATCAGGACATATTCAGATTTGAATCTTGATCCGCTTTCTATGTTTGTTCTATCGTTTATTGCCGACTTCAAAGCAACTTCTATATTGTTTTTAAAGGAATTAGATGTCCCAATGGAACCTATGGAAAAATAATCAGTATCAGCAAAATCAATATTTAAAAACACATTATTATACCAGGATTCTCTCGATCCGTTTTCTGTGTCAAAATAAAATCTAACCCTTGTTAAAGCCAAACTCTTGGAAGATAATTCTGGAACACCAGAATTAATTCCAAAGTGATTTAAAAACTCATTTGTTGGTCTGTCTATTGTTGTTTGAGTATTATAAAACATGCCATATGGATGTTCTGCTACTATTGCCAAAACTCCAATTTCAGGATCGAAAACTGGTAATTCTCTGTCGAAAATGATAAATGGTTCTATTTGTTCCTCGAAATACCAAGCATCACTTGTTACATCGTCCACAGACCAATCATCATGAGCCAAAACATGAGGCCAATTATTTGGATCGGAAAAATCATGGACAATTTGAGAATAAATGCGCCCACTATACCATCTCGGATCTAATTCTGTACTAATAAATCGAATGTCGTTACGTGGATCTGAAGGAGGCTCTATTTGTGTCGAAGACAAAAGAGAAATTCTAACATCATCCAAAATAGCTTCTTGAACACTGTTTTCCGAAGTGGGCCTTATTAGAATTCTTACTTCATTATTAAAGAATTCTTGAGAATCATTAGAAGAAGGAAGATCACTTAATTCGAAATATCCAAAAACTTTTGTCCATTTGGAATCGTCATAATTTACCTCAACATTCCCAAACGATGGGGATATTTCTTGAAAATTATTATAGGTCCCGAATCCTAAAGTTGTTTTGGTTTTATTTGTTCCCAAAACAGCTCTTATTTGATAAGAATAGTATAATCTTTTATCCCTTATTGTGGGATTGTTTCCAATCAAAAAAGCTTGACTTAAAGATGGAAATTTTAGATTGTTGCTTACTCCAATTCCCACACTATTTCCATCGTGAGACCATCTCAAACTGCTTGTTCCTGAAAAAACTATTGATGTTTCTTTTATAGTAACTGGAAAATTTTCAGAATCGCTTGGGAAAAAAGTCCATGAAGCGGGAATATTATTTGTAAAAAATTCAAAATCACCATTAGCAATCATATTGCCAGGTTTCATTTCTATATTGGACAAATTTCTTTCAACAGTGTAAACAAACAAATTGGCCCGATCTGATGTTGTTGAACTCGTAACCCCGTAGAATTCAGAAAGAGTTATATTTGTCTTCAAAGAATCAAGGCTTCTGTCGATAGGTATCCAGTCAAATTGCGAATCTCTAAAATCATTTCTTTTTATATTTACAAAATGTCCACTCGACATGTCTATATCTATGCCCTGATTATATTGAAAAAAATTATTTCCATATATTAAATCAACAGCATTTGAATTCCCTATGAGTTTTAACTTTTCAGATGTGGTATTTCTATATTCATATATGATATCAAAAAAATTATTTCCACTAACTTTTATAGAACATTTTAATTCTAAATATTCTCCCGGCTTATCCTGATCCAATATCCTTCTAAACGGCACAGTCATGTTGATTCCAATGCCATTAGACACATAGGGGCTTTTTTTATTTACAATATATTCGTCGGCTAATTTTTGAAACAAATCTTTTTCCACAGGCCCAGTGTTGTCGAAAAACATTTGCCAAAAATCATTGGCATCCGTTATTCCGGGTTTCCATTCTTTTCTGAATGATCCTTGTCCCCCAATAATTATTTTTAAAATAGTTCTTTTGAATCTGGAATTGTTTTTTACAGCAATATAAGCTCTTATATCTGGTGAAGAATTTTGAATATCATAATTTATATTTGGAAATAAAGCCCAAAATTCCCAATTACCCGGATTAGATATTTTGTAAAATTTTGGCATTGGATTTCCGTCATTATCCAAAAGTTCATAGTCCATGCCCGGCAAAGTCTTTAATAGCGTCTCCATATCAATTTCGGCAGACGAATCTTGACGACTATCTTTAAAAGAAGGAGTTGGGATTATGCTGGGATCAAACTTAAAATGAACATTTGTTCTTGCCGGATTCCGATTTTCAACTTTGGTTGGAGCAATACTAAATGTCACGGTTTCTGTGAATTTATTAATGTTTTCATCTTCAAATTCATATGGAAGAATATTATATTCCAATGGACTAAATTTTGAAAAATGACTCACAACTATATTGTTTTTTAATAACTCGTTTTCATTATTATATACAATATTTTCAGATGACATTCTTAAATTAACATCGAAAACAAAAAAAAAGGTTCTACTAAAAGATACCGAAAAATTTCCATAAAGATCTGGATTAAAATTCACATCTCCAATAACTTTTACAGTTCCTACTAAATTAGATTTTAGTGAAAAAACCACATAGATGTAACTAACTAAAGTTTCTCCGACTAAATATGAAGCTATGACAAATGCATTATCTCCACTTTTTGGAAACGTTAAATTCCGCAAAGAACCACTATGCTCTATTTGCAAAGAAACCGAATCTACATTATTTGGATTTAAATATGGAAAAATAACTTGAATATCTTTTTCAAAAACAACATCGTCTGAAGAAAAAAGCTTTTGTTTGGAGCCAGTCAAGGGATTTGTTATTTCTTCGGCGTCCTCTATAAGCTTGTCCGCAGAACTAAGTCCAACAATAAACATATTGTTTTGGCTACTTATATCATCTTTGCTTGCTGTTTTCGCTTCAGAAGGAAATAAAAAGGTTGGATCAACGGTGATGGGGTATTCGTTCAACGACAAAGTTTTAAAAGAATATAAAATTATATTTAACAATGAATCATATGATATTTTTGCAAAACTTTCTATTTCTTTTTTGGAATTATAAGAAGTTATTTTTCCAAAAGAAAATATATCTTTGCCTTTATTTCCTATAATTGAATAATTTTTGTTGATTTTATTATAAAAAATCATGCAATTTTTCATGGACACCTGACAACGAATGTTGTTTACATGATTTTTGTCTTTTATTATTATATCTTCTTTGACGAAATTATTGGATGTTTTATATACAATGTCAATTCCAGACAAAGCTTCTATTATCGATATACTGTTTTCACCAAAAACAATTTTAGAAAAATTAAAATCAGGGAAACACATGAAAAAACAACTTCTTCCAACAGTTATCTTAAAAGTTTTTGATAAGACATCCACACCAAATATATAGTTTTTTTTTGTTATCTCATACATTTATGTGCTCACAAATACACCTTCGGCATCTGTATAAAGAAGAGGACGGATATCGTTACACGACACTGCCTGGGTCGTGCGCTCATCACTGCCCGATCCCCAAGTCCAGATAATCATTTGAGAGGGAACAACTCCTACTTGAATTTTTACAATTTTGGACTCGCCAGTTTTATCTGTTGTCCCTCTTCTTAAATCACTCAAAGCCACATAAACAAAATTAAAATCATCAGCGGTTGTTGTTAATGGGTCCAGTCTCGCCGCCATTGGTGTTGTTCCGTCTTCCGGCAAATCTATTGTTGTTGGTTGTCTGAATTTTAAAACACCTTCAGTAGAATCATCTTTTTTTGTAATGAATACTTTTTTATCTCCACATAACGTTATGAGCATCCAATCACCAAATCTTTGTAATGAGCCCTTGTATCCAAAGAAATTATTAATAAAAAAGTTTGGAGAAACTAAACTTGGATCACTTTCAGTTCCACGAATAGTGTTAATGTTAGTTTCTATATTCGGATCAATAAGGGCGCTATTTGAATCAGATGAGTTCCAAGATGTCCAAAATCTATTTACACTGAATCTTGCATACCAGACATTATCAACACTGGAATCGGTGTCCCAAGAATAAGGTTTTTGACTTTTTAATAGATGCAATATATCAAGATCATTGTCTATATCGAAAGCAACAACGCCTTGAATTGGAGCATAAATAAGATTATAACTTGAAAAGATACCCTTGGATCCAATTTTTACGATTGGCATGTCTATTCTTCCAGCCGTTACCGTGGTTGTCCCAGCGAATATAACAGCGGGATTTGAATCCAATCTTATCTGAAATACCGGATTGACAGCACTTTCTATAAAATTGGCTATAGTGCTGTCTAGTTTCAATGACAAAATCCCTCTGTCGCAAGCTATGACACTATCTCCAGATACGGATATTGAAGATAAATCTATTGTTTGTCCTTTGCTTTTTATAAACATTTGGCTTGGTTTTACATTGGTATTATTTGGAGATGGATATGCGGCTAATTGATGAGAGAAAACCAAATAAAGAATTCCATCATCACTCAATTCTCTATTGTAAATGGCTTTCACTAAAGTTGCCGTATCTCCGGCCGCTCCAGCGCCGACATCCATATTTGAAAAAAATACTCTTTCTGAAGATATTATCTTTTTCAAATTATAATTTTGATCCAAATATACAATCCGACTCTCATCTCTGTCGAGAAGAACAATGTCTCCTTCTCGCATCTTTTTAAGGTCTGTTATGGCCCCAGAAAGACCAGTGGGTCGGTTATTTAATTGTTGTGTTACCGTGAGAGGAAGATTAGAACCATTATATCTTTTTACAACGGTATTAAAATCATTGTTTACTTCAACCACAGATCTGTCTGTTCCATAAAAAATGTTTTGAACCTTGCCAAAGGTTGTCGTTGGCAAATCGATATAGACAGTTCCATCTGTAGTCAACTTCAAATTTTTAACAGATCGTGCATTTTGCCAATCTTCAAAAGAAGTTATTGTTAAAGAACTAGATAATGTATTTGATGAATAATTAACACTTATGCTGCTTATTGTTGGGGCAACTCTTTTATCAGTTGTTGGCAATAAGACAACTCTCATTCTTATACCACGAATATTTTTAAATATGTCTGTAAAATCTTCTCCAGGCCCCCTTATCTCAGAGGAAGGAAATATGGAAGATGCTCGTGTCACATTGTTGCTATAAATTGGTTCTGTTCTATAATCGTTTGCTGAATCTTCCTCAAGTCTATTGACTTGAATCCAAACAATGGAATCTCCGGGTTCATCGGAAATCCAACTAATTGAATTAAAATCAACTCTATCTGGAAAAGAAACAATCAAATCCACAATGTCATTGTTATCCGCATCATCGCCGAAACCAAATGGGCCTCCAATAAATATTTTATCTATATCGGCAAGCATTCTGGCGGAAGGATCGAAACCCGGATAAAATTGTAGTCTTTCTCTTCTTCCTTGTGGCAATTTTACAAAAGTGGCTCCTAAATTATTTTGTTGTTTATTATCATGACCAAAAATAGTATCTGTATATAAGATTATTCCAGTTATTTTTTGAATTAATGTGGTAAATGTAAATGGATTGTTGACGGTGACTTCAGTGCTCTTATTAAAAGCCGTGACAAACTCAAGAGAATCACTGGTTATTGTGGCAGCTAACTCGAATCTGTGTTTGCCGTCTATAAATTCTCCAAGAGATTGAAAATATTTTGTTCCAAAGAAACCAAGAGGAGCGGTTTCATTTTGATTCGTGTATTCGTCTCCGACAAAAAATCTGTTGGTTGAATTTGTTGTTTTGTAAAGATAATATGCTCTATGCGTATCATCAGTAGCTTCAAGTATTAGTTGAAAACTATGATCAAAAGTCCAATTTTCATCAAAAGTCGTTAAATTTCCTTCACCATCCTTTGCCTGGACGACTCTGAAGGTGATTACATTGTTAATTGTCATGTCAACGGGATTATCCCAAACAACATAAACAGTGGCTCTGTCGGAATCGGTGATTTGACCATCAGCACCCGAAGAAACTTTAAATGAATAAAAAGAATATAAATCATCAGGAATATTATTTATACCATTATTAAATGGATCAATAGACGTGCTTCTTCGTCCGCTGGCGGTTGTTGCTATGTCTTTCCCTAAATTTTTTATAAAAGCAGCTTTTGTTGTTCCATCTGGAATAAGATCTTTTTGAACAAAAAATCCAGAATTTACATCAGATGCGATATAATCATTTCCTCCAGATTCATTTTCTGAAAGTTTTTCGTCATGAATGTTTAATGTTTGCGATAATGGATTTAAAGTCACTAAAGTTGTGGTTAGTGTGTTTGGAAATCCAGAGACATATTCGTAACCATATCCATAACTATATTGTCCCGCAAAAACAGTTTCAAAATCATCAGCGCCATATCCGGTTTGATTCCCAGAAAAACTTATAAATTGATCTGTTCCTGTCAGAAAATTAAAATCTGATGTTTGAAATACATCAAAGAAATCTAATCCTTCACCATAACCATAACCATATCCATAAGCTGATCCTGTATCTAGAATTCTTACAAAACTTGAATTAAATTCTCCAGAATTCCATTCGGCTAAAGTGTTTATTGTGGTTTGAGCAAGTTCTTTTGCCGCTAAAGATTTTCCTCTTATTCTGTGATTTGTGAAATCAATTTCAGCCGTAGTTGCATTAAGATCAATAAAACTATTCGGGTTTAAAAGTTTGTTGTTTCCTATACCTGGGATAATGGCGATAAAATTTTGCGCAAATTCATCAACTTCAGGCCAAATATGTTTAAAAGAAAGATATAGTTGCATCAAATTAGATGTCATTATATCTCCAAAAAGCAATCTATTTATGTTTTGAAGTTTTTCAATTAAAGAATCTATTTCTTCGTGTGTCAGTGTGCCAACATCTTGTAAATCTTTATGTGATAATTTAAATCTATCTGGAGAAATAAAGCCTCCCGTTATTTTGGATGCCGAAATATTTCCAATATGAGATGAATCTAAAATACCCTTTACATGATTTTGAAGATCGATCTTTGATGGTTCTGTTGGCGCTCCAGTATGTAAATGTTCTTTGACAATGGACAGGACAAAATTGACAAAACTAAGATTTTTTCTTCCAGATGACTCAGACATGTCTATAGATACTATCTTTTTTTGAGCATCTACAATAACTTTTCCAAGTTTCAAATAAACAGCCGAATCATAAAAAACCGTGGACGATACAAAGTCAACTTGTGCCGTATATGGAGTATGGCCGAGGAGTTTGGCATACAAAAAATTTGTGGTATTTCCAGAAACAGTGCCGGGCACAAGATTTTCTAGAATTGTATTATCTGAACTTGCAGCAGCTATTCCAGAAACAACACCAGATCCTGGTGTTATTGTAATCGATAAGGGTATATTCGGAGTTTTTTCAATTTCCCAACCAGAAATAATGCCATCGCCAAGAAAAGAATAAAGGGCCTCCAATTGTTTGTCTACGATTTTCCATCTTGTAGACTCCATTTGTCCGGTAAGTATTTCGCCAGCAGCCGAAATATACGGCATGCGAAAAACGGCTGTTACACGAGGCATTGTTCACTCTCCATTTTATTTTTATGGTATGTTTTATTTATTGCTCTTTGTATTGTAAAACTATCTTTTTTAATTTTTTTATCGTGTATTTTTTTTATGGGAATTCTCTTTTTTTCACTAAGCCATCTAATTGGATGTGATAAAATTTCAAATTTTTTTAAACTTTTCATAATGTGGATTTTGGAACATCCAGAACCAAAAGAAATATCTTTTGCAGAAAGACCTTCTAAAAAGTATTTGTTATACAAACAATTATAACTTATTGTTTTTGGTTTTTTTCTTACTATCCATTGTTTTTCTTTTTCGTCTATTTCTAAAATATTTATATTGTCTTTCAAAATTATCCAATTGAAATTTTTTTTACCATATTTTGTCAAGGCATTATAAAATGCAGGGATTGTTTTTTTTCTTATTTTATAATCATATAAATGCCATTTTTTTCTACAGTCCAAACCTTTTGTGGTTTGCCCAACATATTTTTTATCATTAATTTTGTTAATGACCATATAAACCAAACCCATTATTTTTTCTTCTAATTTTTCAATGTGTTCCATATTTGTGCCTTATTTATGGCCCGGCAGGACCATTATCAACTCCAATTGTTCCCGTGTAAGGATCTGAAATCAAATCTAATTGTTGTGTAGGTTTTCTTAAATCTCCTCGATGAGCAATGCCACGGATTTCTTGATTTACAAACCTTTCTCTTATTTTAATAATACGCTTAATAAGTTCTTGAATCTCGTTATCTCTTTCTATCATATTTTATCTCCTTTATAATTTTTCTCCTTCGACATTCATTTTCCATTGCCATGAATTATCATTATATTTTATTTCTCCGCTTACTTTTCTAACTCTATATTTTATTCTTGTTGTTGTTAATTCTATAAAACCAGGTGTTAAACTTCCTCCTGCTTTTATAATAATTGTTTTTGGATCTTGATGAACAACTTCTATTATATCTAGCGGTCTTAATGTTGGTCTTCCGAATGTTGTAAAACTAACTTTTAGGGGACTTTGAAATCCATGCAAGCTATATAGGGCCACTAATTTTCTTAATTCTTTTTTTTCACCAACTGCCGGGGTCCATTGTTGAAGAACTTTTCTATATCCTATAAAATTTTTTGCTTCTGGATTTTCTATTGCTTCTAAATCTATATTGTTTTGTTTCATAAAATTTCCAGTAATTCTATTTATTGTTAAAATTCCAACATCCGAAGCCTGATCGGATATTGCTTTGTCAAAACTTAAACTTTCATAACATCTTTGGAAGGGATTCTGATTAGAAGAAGACCCATTTAACAACAATTGTCCCTCTTCTCCAAAACTTGTCCATGGACTTAATCCCTCTATTTGGGTAGTGTCACCTCCTGAAAAATTCGATCTATCCGCCCAACCATCAACGTGATAAACATAAGAATTGTGTGTTAGAGGCAAGTCCTGAACATCGGCAAGCCTATTTAAATTTGTGTCATTAAAATCATAAAACAAATCAGTTAAAGCCATAACTCCATCAGGATCTGTTTGTAAAACATGCCAACCCTGACTCAATATTCTTTTTACTGCGTCATATATGCTCGAATTATCTGCAAACTTCAATAATGGTTCTTGAAAACTAAAACTCATCGGTAAAACTTCTCGACTTGCCCATATCGATCTAACTCTAAATTTATCCGGGGGCATTCCACTTAATCCACAACACTTTAGAAATCCACTGTCTACTTTCATCCCATCAAAAAAAGGACTATTGACTATTGCGAAATTCTTCAATATATTAATTTTATCAATACATCTTAATTCTATAACATCATTTCCATAAGATTCCCTAACTGGACCTCCAATAGACATTCCTGTAAAAACTTTAACCCTTGTTCCGCTACCATCTTTTGTTTCGGTTTCTTTTTCAAATAAAGAATTTGAAAACGGGTTATTGAAGCCATTTGGTAAGTTTACCAACACATCATCTTCATATCTGTTAATTCCCCACCATCCGAGCCATATTTCAACCTGTCTAACTCCATCTAAAACCAAATTTATAAAATCTTGACGACTTACAACTTGTCCAAGAGTTTTTGATTGGGCTTTTGCAGGATTGCTATATATATCAAAGGCATCTCCTGTATTTATTCTATCAAATTCCCATTGCTTCGGGATTCTCATGCTGACTGTAAAGTTTTGTTCAACACCACTCAAATCTGGAGAATTAGTATCGTAACTTATTAATGTAACAAAATCCGTCACATCAATTTCTGGAGCTTCAGGAATTGGAGGAACAAACATTCTCCCCTTTAATCTCCAAATCAAAGGGGAAGCAAATCTTTTACTTATATTTTCAGCATTGGGACCAATTGATGGTTCTTTGCAATGTAAATCAACTTCTAAAAATTGATTTGTAAAAATAGGCAATGGAGATCCACTTATCGTAAAAAGAGGTCCACCAGTTGGTGGATATATAGATTGTTCAGAAAAATCAATGGGCCTCATTGTGGTTTTGACTATTTGTCTTATGCTTCCAATATCCCCCGTATTTACTCTCATCATCATTGAAGTATAAAAACCAGCAGATGGTAAATTGGCACCATCATATTTGTCTGTCACCAAATCAAATCCATAAGCTTGTTCAACCGTATCTACAGAATTTCCTGTTTCTTGATCAATTTTGTTGAATGGTATAGCAGTGTAATTTTGAAATCCAAGTTCATTTTCTGTGCTTATTTCATCGTAATCTATCCAACCACCACTTTTACTGGTGGCAAATTCCTTTCTAACCGGAAATGGACCGACAACAAATCTGCCATGATAATCACTTGCTTGATTTGATCCCTTTTCTCTTCCGCTACTAAATACATTAAATTCCAATGGATTAAAATTAAATCTAAATTTAACTCCTCTTCCCATTATGCAAATATTTGAAGCTTTTACAAAAAAATTAGAATATCTATCTTCAGAAGCTTGATATGGTGTATTCGCCAAATCTTCTGGGAAATACCATATTGAATTAGAAAAGGTAGATTGAATAGATAGTTTTCCTCTGACAATCCAAAACATAAGTTGAAAAGAATCTATATCGTCCCTTAAAATCCAACTCGAATCATCCTTTTTACTAGCGACATAACCTTGAAATAGAAATTTATTTTGTGTTTCGGGAGCATCTGGATCAGCGGAAAGACCAGTTCCTTCGTGATCATAAATAAATGGAGCCCCATCTATTGGGAAAACAATATCATATCCTTTAGGGCTTTGAACATCCGCATTGCTTTCTGCCCCAATCCTAATGGCCAAATAATTAAAAAGATCCGTTCCAGATTGATATCTGTTAAACCGACTTGTTTTCCCACTATTATCAGTTATCTCGGATTCTGGAATATTCGATGGTTTTTCACTTCTAAATTTTTTAAAATCTATCCAAAAAGATTCATTTGTAAAATTACCATATTTTTGGCAAAGAAAAAATTCAACATTTGGATTTGAGTTTTTTTGATGAACCCAAGAAACAGGCGGACTTCTTTTAACAGTTGGATCACTTGATGCCGTGGATCCGTGAAATTCTTCAGCCCAAATTGGACCAGGATATCTGTTGTCAAGTATGTTGTCTGACAAATCCGTTGTTGATCCTGGCTCGGCAAATTCTTGATCGGGTCTTTTAAAGACAGTTCCATTTTCTATCGAAAATGGAGATTGATTTATTGTTGGCCTTGCTATCCAAACTCTTTTATTTATTTCGTTTTCCGATTCTTGCGGTGCGCCTTTAGGAACGCTTACTTTATATCTTGATGGTGGGCCATTTATGTTTTCTATAAAATTATTTCTATTGGCCCAAAGAGGAGTCACCATGGCAATGCCAAGATCATTGTGAATGAAAATATTATCCTGTCTAAAAGCCGGGCTATCGAAAGTCGATATATAGTTAGATAAATTAATATCGAATTCCTTTGTATCAGGCAAAACCCACTGATATTGTTGCTTTTTTAGTATAACTTTTATATCTGGTTTTCCAACCCAAACGGCAGGCATTTTCTTTTAACCTCTTCTATATGTTGGAATAATCCGCCCAATATAAACCACTTGATTTTGTTATTCTTGATTTTATATTATTTTCAAAGACAAAATATATTTGACCGTCGCCATTTTCTAGCCATTCTACTGCGATAATTTGCGAAGGGAAATCGTCTACTGTTCCATTATTGTTTATTTCTATAAATTCTGGATTCAATCCTTCTTTTTTCCCAAAAGATAAAATTGGTTTTATCCGATTAAAAGTTACTTGAAATTTCTTATCCAATTCGGTATCAGTTAATTCTTCTCCTTCGAAAATATGTTTTTCATTATCATTTGGATTGGTTTTTAAAGCTGGAGGCTTAATAATGGCTTCGGGCAATTTAATTAGAAATAATCTACCTGGATTTAATGCCGCAGAATTCGATGTGGACACAAATAACCACAAAATATCTTCTATATATGAATATTTTAAAGTCAAAGCCCCAATATTTGAATTGTTTGCAACTTTGCTTAAATAAGATCCCTTGGTTCCATCACCATTGTCTGTCGTTGTGTCCAATAAATTAATGCCCAAATCTTCCCAATTAAACGAAGTATCAATTGATCCTCCTCCTAATGCTCTGTTATATTTGACTCTAAATTGTCCAGAACTATCTAAAAGAGCGCAATATAAGTCTCCGGTTTTAAGCAATTCAACAGTATAAATATTAGAGGCTTTTTTTAATACTGTTTTTACATGATTAAAATTCCCCAAAGCATTTGCCTTAAAAACTCTTGCATAAGAAATTACTTCATCCGTATTTACCAAAGATGTTTGAGTTTCATCTGGAGTTTCAACTTCTAAATCACTAGCAGAAGATGAATTATCTTCCTCCAATTTAAAAAACAATGCTCTTTCCATTTCAACCATTTCAATAGTTCCCGGCAATACTCTACTATTAAAAACAAATATATAAAAAGTATCCGCAATATTGCTTTTTAATAAAACCGGACTAGAATATCCAGTTAAAACTATGATTGGGTTCTCAAACTGAGGATTGGGTTGAACCGATGTAGTCTTGTTCCCCTTTTCATCTTGAGCTTGAACAGTAATCATCGAAGAGACAGATGGGCGATGCCATGTCTGTCCATCTTGCAAACTCACTAAAGCAACCAGTTGTTTTTGATTTATTGATGTTATATCTCTGACAAAAAATAAAATATATTCTCCAAAATTAGTCTCAAAAACAGCAGGACTTCTGCCGACTGTATATGACCCTATAAAAGATCCAATAATTTTGATTGGAGTTATTGTCGAACTGCTTTCTATTGGAACTAATTTTAATTTTGTAAATCCTTTTAAAGTTGTATCTGGTATTTGGAAATATATATTTTTAAGATCTTTTATTGTTATTATTAATGACAAACTTTCATTTAGCCCATTGGTATATCCAAAGGGGACGAATGTTAAACCATCCACTGATCCTTGAAGTTCATAGTTAACAGTTTCGTTGGTGGTTATATCTATAATATCTTTTTGAATATTTGCTTCTATTCCTATTGCCACTAAAATCTTATCGGCATTAACTGCTTGTTCGGTATTCTCTCCTTGTGTGGCTGCCGATTCCGGATTAGCAACGTCGATAATTATTTCATTGCCAGAAGTAGAAAAATTAAGATCCGCTTTAGAAAAAATCTCAGAATATATTGGTATATTTTTTCTGAGACTTGTTTTCATAAAATCCCAACCATCGTCCGTGTTATAATCTACAAAATTTGTGAAACTATACTTTTGTTGCAAAAAGTTTTCTGTATTAAATACTAATGTAAGTTTTTCTGTTATTCTACTTCGCACCGAAGCAAATCTATCAATATCCGGAGGAGGAGGAATATCAAATAGTATAGCCAATATTTCCATGAACGGAATACCAAAAGTATTGACAACATTACTAAAAACAATATCAACCGTTGGGAAAAACCTTGGATCAAGTGTAGATTTGCTTATTGTTTTTTCTTCTATTGAATTTGAAAAGGCATCAAAATATAAAGTTGGTCCAGTTAAATTTCCTATGATTCTTGTCGAATCCGTAAAACCAGATCTTTCCGTTCCAACTTCTTGTTCAAAACTCCAACCATATCCACTTAAAGAAACAAATCCATTGGCTGGTGTTGTCAAGTAAAAACTATCACCTTGCGCTGTTGAGGAAAAATGACATTCAACTCTTTCAATGCTTTTTTCGCTTGAAAAATTAACTTTTAAATTATTAAATTTCGGAGGATCAATGGCAGGCCCACTCACCCCCTTTAACCTTAATTTCGACCCTATTTTTATTCCCTTTTGATTCGCTGCTATATTTATAAATTCGGCCACAAGAACATCTTCTTGAAGATTAATTTTATTTTTCAATTTAAAAGAACCCGTAGCCACGGGTTGAGAAGGAACCGGCGGAGAAGGGCTTCCTTGAGTCGGAGTTGTGGTTAGAGCCGGAGGAACTGGCGGAATCTCAAAATCTGCGTCATTTAAAATTTTATTGTTCTTTTTTATCACAAAAGACCATTCTTCAGGTTTCCAAGTCCAAATATAATCCGTTCCATCGTTCTTCTTTGGATAATTATATGTTATATTGAATTCTTTTCCCTTCTCTGGACTATCTTGCGGAAGCTGAAAATCGGCTACTGTTTCTTTACAAATTAAAGTTTTTATAGCACCCGGATCCACATTTATTGTAAATATTCTTTTATTATCGACAATATCTCCGTCAAAAACGGTTACACTGAAAAACTTATCAAGAGTATTATAAACATCTTGTCCATTTTGTTGCGGAACTCCTTGCGCTTTATATTGAAGTTCATATTCGAAGTCTCCAATTAACCCTTCGTTATCTTCATTATCTGGAGACGGAGGTTTTTCTGTTTCTGGAACAATAATATCAAATTTAATATTCGAAAAAACCACATCAGTATTTCCAGAGTCAAAAAGATCTATAGTTTTATCAACACCACATGGGGTTTCAGTTTTTAAGAGAATTCTGGAATCATTTCCAAACAAATTAAGATAGTCATTTACTTCGTCAGGCCCAGAGACTAGGGACAGGGAAGAAACTGTTGTTGAAGTGGCATTGGGAGAAGTAAATATTTTAGAAACACTATTTTGATTTTGTCCACCAGAAGATGAAAAATAATTACTTCTAATAATAATCAATGGCTCTTCTTTTGTATTGTTACTTGATCCAAAATTTATTATTTGTTGCGCAGTGCTGCTAAAAACTCTAAACCATGCTGATATTTCTCTTGTTGTATTAAATTTAATAACATTGTTTATACTTGTGTTTATCATATAACCCGGATAAAATAATCTGCCTTGGAATTCTATTTCTCCAGTCAAGTCATTAAGATTTGTTTTAGCCGCATATTCCACGAGAACTTTTATTATGTTGTCTTTGGGTTCTGGTTGAGTAGCATTCGAAGGCCATTTTATTTTTACCGTCAACATAATATTTCCACCAGATAAATAATCCGTGGATTGCACAGTTCCTATAAAATTAAACAATTGGCCTATTGGAGATATCTTTTTCCAAAATATCATTTCTGAGATAGGATCCCCTAAGAACGAAGTCAATGTATTTTGTGTAGCGGTTGGTTTGAATTTTGTTGTTAAATCATAATGTCTCAGATCTAATAATGATATTGTCCCATCTCTGTCAAAATCAGTGCCCGAAGAAACTCCAGATGATTTTGTTATTCTTAACATATTCTGTTTTAATGTATTTGCATTTATTCCCTTTTCACTTTCGACAAGCACATTTTCAGAAGCAACGATTCCTGCTGTTTTTAACAAAACGCCAACAAAATGTAACCATCCCAAAGAAGCTACTGTTTGAGTTTCTGTTAAAATAACATTTGGTTGTCCAAAAGTTGAATTGGCCAAATTTATAGCGGCTTGTTTTTTATTGTTATCTGTTATAAATAAAACTAATTTTAATCTAATGTCAGATCTGTTTGAAAATTTACTTATAAATTGACTTGTGGCCTTTTGAAGGTTTGTCTTTGCTGTTTCGTCATTAAGTTCAGTAATAAGATCACTAAAAACAACACATATTTTTTTAAATGTTCCAATATCATTTTCAATTACTTGTTCTGCTGTGGTTATTAAGCCAGATATAGCCAGTGGAAAAGCAACTAGTGAATCAAATTGAGAAGCGATTGTTGCTGGAGAGTTGATCAAATTTTGCAAAGAAACAGACATAAACGTGGTATCGAAATCAATAAATTCAGAAATAAAAGGAAAACCCATTGAAACTATTTTATAATATGGGATTATAGCTTCGTCAGTATCATTTAAAAAATAATAGTTTGATTCCGATATTGATTTTTTTATTTTATTTGTTGTTTTTTGATATTCTAAACTTCTATAATCTATTGTTTTAAAAGCATCGGCTCTTTGAACGGCCAAAGCTGGAATTTCTATTCCTCCCAATTCTAAAGACTCTTGAATTTGAAGGACCTTAAATGTAATAAAACTTCTATATCCAAGACTTCCATCCCCGTCTAATACATCTCCCATGAAAAAAAGATCTGAAATCGAACTATTTATATCCGATGCTCCATAAAATATCGGAGCAAAAGTCAATGTTCCAATAGAAGAAAGTCCACTTATTTGACTTTTAAAAACATCGACAAAATATCTCATTCCAGCGGCTTGGATTATTTCGCTTTCATCAAGAGGGAAAATTGCTCCTTGAGATGCTATAAATCTATCATCTTTATTCGCTAGTGCTGCTCTTTCTGGGATACTTCCATAATAAAGCCACGGTGAATAAGTATTGGCTTTCATTACAACTATTTTTACATTATCCAATACTCCAAAATTTATTTTACTTGTGTCTATTTTAACTAAACCACGAGATTTTGGAAGAGAGTTCGGATTTGAATTCGAACCTGCCGCATCTTGAACAAATTCAGCTTTTATTCCGTCAACTATTTTAAAAACTCCATCATGAATTATAATATCGTTTAGCGCAACGCCTATAAAATATTGTGACGCAGAATATTTCCCTGTTCTATTTGGAGTTCCGTTTGCATCTAATGGCGTGTTTTGTGGAAGTTTTTGTAATTCTGCCAGTTCTTCAAAAGATTCTGGTGGCCTAACTACAACTAAAACCGGATCAAAGACTAAAGGAAAATCCGTTATCCAAACCCTCAAGTTTGTAAGCTCATTCACATCTTCTGTTTGGGAATTGATTTGAATTGGATTTACTTCAAGAGCAGGGAAAAAAAATGTTGCTCTTCGTACTTTTGCCATTTTTGTCTCTTACAAAAGATTTGAACCAACATTAAATCTTGCTTGTCCTGATTCTAGTTGATTTATTGTGACTATTTTTTTGATTCTCTCTCTTCCGGTATCCAAAATTATTTCTAAAGAACCATTAAATTTACCTCCACTGGATTCATGCGATTTAATAAGATTCTGAGCAGCAGGAGGAGGCACAACAAGTTCGCCAGGAATCGTGTTTATTGGTCCCCCCTGGGTAATCCCTCCATTATGAAATACTGGAAATCCTGGAACGTCTGCATAGCTGGAATAACTTGGCCACATGGTCTCAAGCGATGTTCCCCTGGTTTGTGCAGCCATCCATAGTTTTGGATCAAATATTTTCATTGAGGAGAGCCAACTCCCCGCTGATTTTAATCCACTCCATATGTCTTCCGATACGTCGGCACGGAAACCTTCTGGATTGAAAAGACCATAATCGGCAATTGGAGAGGAATAAGTTGAAGTTGAAACTCTAGCTTCAGCCAATCGAGATATTGCACCCTTTCCAGAAAATAAATCACGAATTCTGGCTTTTTTATGGAGATCGGCCAAATTTAATGCCGGCCCTGTCTTATTTGTGCCCATCCCACTAAGAGCCATCATCGCCATTCCCATTTCAGTTTGATGTTTTTTAATTTCAGGAGTGTTTTTATACTTTTCTAAAGTGTATGTTTTCATGGAAGGAGTCATCTCCGTAAGCGCTTCGTGAAGACCTTCCATTGCCTTTCTTTCTTTCCCATGTTTGCTTCTTACTCTAGCTAATGCTATTTCAAGAACAGGATTGCTCGTTGTCCTTCGTTTTTTTAATATATTGTGTATTTCTTCCATATTGTTGTCACTTATCTCTCCGCCATCAGCATATCCCCTTACTCCGTCTTCAAGTAAAGATTTCACAAACTGGGCATCTTTTTTAGGAACAACATATTCTCCAGGCGTCAACATTGCAGGCACAGTGTCTCCGTTACTAGATCCGCCAATAACTCCTCCCTTGGCATATCCCCTGGCTCTAACTGTAGAAGTATATCTTTTTTCTAAATTACTACCTCCAGTAGTCCTAGATTCTTTCATAAGTCTTGTTTGTTCTTGAGCTTCTTTTGTTATTTGTCCTAAAAATGCAAGTTGGCCTTGACTTGCACTGGCTATTTGACCAATATCTGCTCCCACTTGAACTGTTGGAGCAATATTGCCGGTAGATACCATTTTACCATATTCTCCACCTCCAAACATGGACATGTATTTATCTTCAGAATAAGCTCCAAGATCACCCTCATAACCGAACAATGTTCTTCTAAGACCTCCTGGCATTGCTGCCTTTGTGGCTTCTGCTTCCGTTTTAAAAGTTCTTCCTAAACTTGGAGAAGGAGCAAGGAATTGAGCGCCAGCTTCTGGACTTACCATTAATTCGGCAAAACCTCCGACACCAAAAGAAGATGCTGCAAAAGCACTAAGATAGCCCTCTCTCAAACTTTTCATTTTTTCAAGAGCCGCAGTCTCTTTTCCCAATCCCGCATTTCTGGCTTGTTGTGCTTGTTGTTCAATATTGATTATAGATTCTCTGCTTGCATGCTCTCTGCTCATTTTTTGAGCTAATTTATCCAAAGCATCTGCTCTTGAAAATTCTATTTGAGCCAATTTCATTGTTTCTTTTGCTGCTTTCAATATATCTTGAATTTGGACACCCATTCCTATTTTTAAAGCTGTATGATATTCAAGTCTTCTTTCTGCTGTTTCTAAATCTGTTTGCTGTAAGGATGCTTGTCTATCCAATATTTTTGTCGTTGCCTCCAATTCCGCTTTATACACACCGGCATGTTTGGATATTGCTTGCATTGCATTAGAAATTGCCAATTGCTCTATGGCTTGTTTACTTAACAGAGCATTGATGGCTTCTTGTTCTAGTTTTCTCGCCTTGTCTTCTTCTCCGGCTTGTTTTGCTGCTTCTGCGGCTTTCATTTTGCTTTCGTATTCGGCATTAAACAAGGGCCCAAGTTCTTCATACATTTTAGTATATTCTTCAGAAGCCCGTTCGGCCCCAATGGCAGATTTTCTAAGCATTTCTACTTGCGCATTAAGAGCATTTGCTGCTGAAACCGCATCTCCATAGGTTTCAAACATAACCTGAGCATGAGCACCATATTCTTGAGCCAATTGACCAGAAGTTTCAACAAGAGCAGATGTTTCATTTTCTATTTGTTGAATTCGTTCTTGCATTTTTCCAAGAGGAGAAACAGCATAATCCAATGCGGCACTATATCTGTCCACCTGTTTTGCCGCTGCTTCCGTCAATGCGGCCACTTCTGTCCATTTATTTGCAGATGCTGCCTCGTTTATTTTCTTGGCATATCCTTCTGCCAAGGTAAGAATTTCTTTTCCTTTCTCTTCACTTATTCCCTTTTCTCCAGCCAAAGATTTCAATGCTGCTATTGTCATAGTAGCTTCTTTCATTTTTCCAGGATCAGCCTCGCCAGCGATTTTTTTTTCAGCTTGATATCCCCGATAGGCTTGATAAGCCTTGTATCCTCCGTACATTAATGTGCCGCTGGTTAATAAAGTTCCAATTCCAGGAATAAGTCTTCCTAAAGACAATGCCGATCCCATTCCTGTTGCTGCCCCACCTGCTGCCCCACCTGCCGCAGCACCGGCAACCATAGAGCCAGCCCCCTTGGTTAAAAAATTTGTAAGCATTCTTATTCCTTGTCCACCAAAAATTACAAGGAGAGGATCTATTAATTCTTTTAATGTATCTGCTATGGTATTTGTTATTTCTGCCCAATTTTCCATTTTTGCAATAAGGCCAGTCATTGCGTCGGCAAGATCATACATCTTCATTTCCATATCTACCATTTTTTTAAATTCTTCTCTTTCCGATTGTATGATTGCCATATTTAAAGCCAATTCTTGTTGTCTCTGGCTTCTTTGTTGAGCAAATTCTGCCACTGGTCTAAAAGCCGAGCCAACAATTCCTGCCGCACCAGTTTCTCTTGTTCTAACTGCTCCGCCAATTTCAATTCCTGCTCTTATCTGAATATCACTTAATTTTCCTTGTTGACGCAAAAGTAGAGCAAGACCAATATTTGTTTCGTTTATACCTTTTCTAAATTCAGCATATTTATTTCCAATTTCTTCTATAACGGCAAGTTTTTTCCCGGTTTCTTCGGCAGTCAATCCAAGATTTCCAACAGCAATTATTAATTCTCTTACGGATCTTAAAGCAGATTCGTCTCTAATGCCTTTATATGCAGTTGTAAATGAATCATATAATCTTTGTGCCTCTAATGTTCCGAGTTTTGTGCTTTGTGTTATGTTCTGAAGTTCTTTGCTATAGAACATAGCAGCTTGGCCGGTAGTTTTAAAAGCTCCAGAAACTTTAGCAAGAGAATTTGATGTTAAAAATAAATTTTGCTGATAAACTCCTGCTGTTTTAATTACATCATCAAATGATTTTCCAAAAGCCTTTATTGATTGAATCGGCGCTCTAAAAAATTGTTCTGACGATCTCAATATAGTGTTAAGTTGATTAATTTTGTTTGATATTGTGCCGAACATTCCTCCAATTTCTTTTGAAGAAAATTGTGAGGAACGTCCCATATTTTCAATGGAACGAGCAACATCATTAAGCTGTCTAGTGGATGCTGAAGATAAAGCTGGAATTTGCTGAAGTGCAGAAATTAATTGACTTGTATTTGCCATTCTGATTTTTTACTCTCTGAAATTTGTCCTTTTTTATAATTCTGTGTCTATGAAAAAAAGTCCTTGACATATATTCTTTTCTATATCAAACTATAACCGACATCCCGTAGGGATTGGCCTGCGGGCAGGCGAATGAAAAGAAAGGAGTTCAATAATGACAAGCATAATTACAAATATCATATTGCTTGCTACTTTACATTGGATATTCGGACCACTACCTTGGTTTCTCTATGCTTTTTTCGCCGTATTTACGGGAATTTGGATAGGGGCCTTAGGAAATAGAGAATAAAGAATTGACTTTCTACTGCTTAAACTTCACCCACCTGTCTGGATCTCCATATCCATACTTATCAGGATTAGATACTACATCCGTTTGCTCCTCTACAATCGACATCATCTCCAAGTCTCTTGTAGAAATCCGCCTAGCTTCGTCCGGCATAACATGAAATCTATCACATAAATTCATCACCAACATAATCGAAGGCATGGGTGGAATCGTAGTTCTGTGCCCACTTTCTCTTTCTTTTTTTCTCTTTAAATAATTAAAAACATCTAAAGCCAATTCTTTGGCTTCTTCTTTGGATAAAGAGTTTTCATTATGCTGAGAATCTAATATTTGATCTATTTTATTTAAAATAAAAGTGGCTAAAACAGGATTCATTGAATCAACGAATTCATCGTTGACAAAGATTACTTCTCCTTCATGATCTTCTATTTTAAGAAGAAGTCTTTTTAATTTATAATCCCTATATTGATATGGATCTATTTCTGATTTTCCTGTGTAAGAATTAACTTTACTGCTTGATCTGCTAATATCATTCATTATCGCCCATGTTGGATAACGAATATATATGTGACCTTTAAAGAAATAAGATGGTGGTTTTTCTATTTTAGATTCAAAAATATCTATGACTTTTTCACCAAATTCATTTATTGATCTTGGTCTGTAGTAAAAATCAAATGATATTACATTGTCATTTTCTACTGAAAAAAGACTCGACATTAATTTTACCTTATTTTACTTCCTCTTTTTTTTCTTCCACTTTAGATAGTTTTTCAGTTTCTTTATCAATAATGTTTTTGAAGTATTCTGCTGCTTCCTCAAAACTCTTAAATATTTCTGAGGATTTTCTATCTATTTTCTTATTATAATTGTCCATTAAGGCCATGCAAAAATCTGGAGACCAGCTTGCAATTTCTTTTTCATTTATTTCAACATTATTTCCGTCTCCATCAATTAATTTTTTAAGAAGACGTTTTAAACGAATCTCTTTAAGAGCAACAGGATCAAAAATAATTTCTCCAGAAAGAGGATCTTTTGAAAGAGACATTTTCATACAGCGATTAAAATCATCCCAGCGTTCATAAGCAAATTCAGCCTTAGCTGTTTTTATTTTATTTTTAAAATCATCCTTGACAAGATCCTTTTCTGGAACAATAACAATTCCATCTTCTTCAGTTATAATATAGTTAATTTCTACATCGACTATTTTTTTAGGTGTAGTAAAAACACTCATAATTTTCCTCCAATAGAAATATTTTCGGGGACTTTAACCCAACGAAAATATACGATTTTTTTGTGTTTTAAAGAAAAAAATGCAGATTTTTAGACTGCATCTTTTTAAAATTAGACATTTTCATCAAGAATAATGCCGTTGGGGAGTGTGATTCGAAGAGCATCAAATTCTTCTTCGTTAGCTCCAAGGGCTGTAAATGAAGTTTCAACAACAACTCTGTCTGTGGCGGAAAGTCTTGGAGCAACAGCATTCCAAAGACAGTTGTTCATTTGGAGAACAAATGGCCCTTCTGGAGAAAAAATAGTAATTATTAAAGTTTCAAGACCTGTCCCAAGAATTTGAGCAATAGTCCCGTCCATATTGGATTGCCATTGAAGAGTTCCAGAAACTCTTCTTTGATTAGCACTAATGCTTGTGGCGTTTAGGCCAAATGGAGAAGCTCCAGTGTTGTCACCCATTGTATAGTTTCTAATAAGATTATTAGCTATATCTAAAGTAAAGCCCACAACATGCATTCCTGTTGGAGCTCCTTCAATTCTAACAACGTCCCATTGAGGAATTTGTTCAAGAATAAGATTAGGAAAACCTGTAGTAGTAATACCCTGAATATTTCCGAAACCAACACCAACTGTTCTTCTCGCTTGATCACCATCGGCAGAAGAAACATCAAGAAGATTTGTATATCCTGGATTAAGAGGGTCAAATTCCTCTGTATCAATTAATGTATTTTCAAGAGTATCAACAATTCCCCAAACTTCCGCTCTGGTTTTTATTTCTTCTCTTGCATTACAGGAAATATTAACAGTATTTATTTTACAACCTCTTAATTTCGGATGTGCCGAAGATTCTATTTCAAAGCTTTCGCCAGGGTTAAAAACAAGAGATGCCCCAGCAGAAAACATAGCAATTCCAGTTCTAAAAGTAAATGGATATTCAAGAGTTCCTTGAGACTCAATTGGTCCTTTCATCCAGGCACTTCTATCTTGACGACCAGTAATATAATCTGGAGCGTTTCCCTCTTGTTTAACACCAATATCGTATCCGGAAACTCTTAAAGGAGAACCGGGATCTCCAAAAGGTCCAAGGCTTCCACCCAAGTATCGATTTGAACCAGCTATTATTTTAACTAGCTGGTTCCAACCCATCAATGTGAGACCAAGAGTAGGATCTGTTGGATTGTCTGCTCTTTGTGCTCCTGGTATGCTAGAAAAAGGAATTGGATTCTCGGCCATTTTTTTTCTCCTAATTAAACCACTTCAAACCATTCTCAACCTTATGCCGTGAATTCTTCGTCAATTGTAACTCCAATTTGAGCAGACAATTCGACAAAATCAGCGGAGAAATATCCGGGTTGAGGACCCGGAGTAGGATCGGGATCGAACAAATTAAGGTCTGGATCGGAATCTCCAGTAAAAGCATATGTCTGATAATAATCATTTATTGTGCTAAAATCATTATGCATTCTACTCAAAACATGAGAATTCAATATTCTAAGGGTTCCTCCAAATATTCTTGTAGCTTCTCTTTTTGCATTTGCTTCACTGCCCGTGGTATTAACAAGAGTAAAAATAGTACTTCCCATATCTCTTGAAATAGATCCTTGAGGAGCAGTAACTTTTCCACTAGAAACCCAATCGCTAAAATCAGAACTTGTTGGGTCATCGCTTTCTCCGGTTCCTGGTTCTTCACTGCCTCTAAAAGTAGCGTCGTCAACAGAAGCCACTGAATCAGAAATACTTAAAATATTTTCCAAGGCAGAGTCAGAAAACCCGGCTCCATCTTGGAACAAGGCATCCCTGACCTTTGCGTATGCTTCTCCAAGATCCGCAGCAATTTGGGAATATTGTTTAGGAAGGATAACTGACATATTAAAAACTCCTTTTACTCACTCTTGCAATTACACTTAATTTATTTCGTGACCCTTTATGATTTCACCTTTTTTTGTGCTTATATTTTTTAAAATTATTTCCACAATATATTCGGCATATTCCTCCAGGCTCTTGTCTTCTAATTCTTCAAAATTATGATCATATCCTTCATCTAATTTATTAAAATCCGATATAATTGCTTTCCCCATTTTTTTAAGAATAATTCCAAATTCATTATCTTCAGAACCATCCAAAATATAACCAGACAACATCAAATATAAGGAAAGTTCATTTTCTGGACACAAATCCATGTTTATACAGCTTATATCATAATTTTTATATGATTCTTTGTATTTTAAGTAGTTATCGTTGTTGCTTATTATCGTTTTTATATGTTTTCTATCCGAAGAATTGAACATAAAATCTGGTATTTTTACAAAATTATTTGATTGAAATTTGTTAAATATATTTATAGTTTTATTTGAGTATTCTTCAATAAAAGCATTTGGACCCATTGCAAAAATAGAAGAGGTTATTTCCAATACTTTTTTCTCAAATTCTTCCAATGGTCTTTCAAAATGATCTAATATTATATGGAGATTTGTATTGGACAGAAAAGATTCCATAGCAACACTAATTGACCAAATTTGAGACAGAGATCCACGAATAAAAATATCAGAAGGTTCGAATGGATATTTCGTTACAAAATTTATAATGCTGGCCAAGAATTTTTCATAATTTGGATTGTGTTCTATGATATAAAAATCACTTATTAATGAATTATTCATTATAGATTCATAATCATATTTTGATTTTTCTAAAATTTTATTTGTCCACAAAGCAAATGCCGATTTACAATCTGTTAATTCTTTTAATTTTTCACCTATTTTAATATTTTCTGGAGAATATTCTGCAATAAACAATATATCTTTCATTTTAATGCGGCAAGGAGACTCCTGCCTTTAGGCAGGAGAGGAATTGCCGCTCCTTTCTCAATAACATACGATATTCAATCACTTCTGTCAAGAGCATATTTATAAAAAAAATAAAGGTATTCCTCTAATATTTATCGTATTATAGTAATTATGAATGTTACTTACAACATCAAGCTCTCTACTTCTTGTCAAAATGATTTAACTAAAATCATTAAGGTTCTTCAATTACATTCCAATATTTGGAACTCTATGTCTCAATTTATATTTAAAGATTTGAAAAATAATATAAATAAAAAGATTATTTATGATAAAAATTACCATAAATGTAGAAAATTATTTCCAGATTCTCCTTCTCAAGTCGTTATTCGTGTATAAATATTGGATTAAGAAGTAACAGAAAACTCCCTGTATCGTTTAATTTTCCAATAGATGGAAAATTAAACTTTATGGGCAGGTCTAAGTCAACAGACCAATTGTGTGAATTTAATGTTTTTAGGAATAAAGATATTAGAGACAATGCAAGCCTCCGCCTTTAGGCGGAGGTAGTTGACATGTTATTCGCATCCTTCTTTTCTTGCGAGAGTTCCGAAATCCAAAGAAACATCTGACAAAGAAGAATTTTGTGCGCTGAAATAGCTTCTCCAAAAATACATATCCGCTTGCCATGATAATCTTGCAGCTTTGACAAATTCACTACCTTTGGCAATAACTCCATAATCTATTGTTTTTACATGAGCTTTGCTTGTTACTTCAAAAGCATATGTGCTATTAGCTGGAGCAATATGCAAATTCGTCATCAATATAAATTCAAGAGTATCAACCACCTTTAATAGAGTTCTTGTAGAATCTTGTGTTTTATCATCTTTAACATAGACGATAAAATCTATGGTTACGGTTTCTGTTGTTCCTGAGAATGTGGTAAATTCTATTGTTTTGCCTTTAGGTTCTATAATTATAGCAGGATATTTTAATTCTACTCGAATATCTCCAAGAGTTATAGATCTTATTCTTGTCCCACCGGGAGCTCTAATTACAATAGGCTCATTCGTCAAAAGAAAATCCCTTGTTAATGGGTTTTCAAGAAATATTTTATTATTACTAACGCCCTTTATGATATTAGCATCGGCACCTTCATAACCCGTAGAAATAAGCCGTCCTTTTGTTGTGTTATCCCAAATAAGACAATCTTTGAAATCCTTTCTTAATGCTTGAATGCCGAAATGTTCCGTAGTATCAACTTTAACTTCATCATCTCCAGCCAAGGCAGTTTGAGTAAAATGTGATTCGGCCATAAAAAAACATCTTAATCTATCGATCATTGCTTGTGTTAAAAAATAAACACTCATCAAAAACCGCCTATAGTCTATCTATTCCAGAAACCCTAATGCAATATTTCACTTTTTGAAATTGTTCTACTCTTTCAATTTGTTCTTTTGTTAATTTGTTTTGTTCTTTAAGATCAAAATAATCGAAATCCATAAAGTTTTTTCTTTCTACATCTCCTGTGTTTTTGCCAACAATTTCTTCTTCAGAGACCATCATATCTCCTAAATTCAATGGCATATTTTTATAAAATGATTCATCATCATTATTCATGCATGCCTGGAATTTTTCAACAGCACTTGAAATATCTTTAAATTCTTGAATATCTTCCATGAGTCAAGTCCTAACATTATTTCCCAGGATTTCTAGACGGTAAATTCATTTCGCCAGGTCTTGAAAGTCTTGGATCATCAAGAAGCTCTTGTCTTCTAAATCTTTGCCCCGCAAAAGTTTGTCCTTTTAAAAGAGTTTGACCAGAAGCTATTCTTTGTAAATCATCATAAGCCAAATTTCTCATATTTTGACCCCATTCGGAAATGTTGGGTTCTTGATTTGCATTGATAACCTCGTCATAAAGTTGTCCGGCAGCTAAACGACTACAAATCAATCTAATTGGTTCTGGGAAATCTACTGTGAAAGTTGGAATAAGAGTTGTAAGATCAACTCTTTTATAAGTCAACAAAGGCACTCTATATATATTATTAATGGCTCCATCAATTATGTTGGATGCAAAATTTATAAAGCTCAAGGCATCATCTTCTATAATTGTTGTGTTTTCTTCAAGGGCATTAGTACCAATGATAACATTGGATGGAAGAATGCTTTGCAAATCACTTATAGAACAATATTGGGCCATTGTTTTTTCTCCACAAATATATCAATTATATTTTCTGGAGATTGTAGAAAAAATCCTTTTATCACGAATACCAGCCAGCTAATCCAATTTTTCAAAGGGATCAGACAAATTTTTTTCAAAACCTTCTTCTTCTGACAAATTGTCTTTTTTGATATGATCTGGTTTATATCCCAATGCTGGCGGTATATATTTATCTGGAGATAATTCTTCAATAACTTCTATTTTATTTATATTAACATATTTTAACACAATTCTATAATCTTTTGCATAATATCTAAAATATTCGTTTTCAAGGACAACTTTTTTTGCTGTTTTATTATTAAACACAGTGCCTAAAGAAGCATTCTTATCTTTTTTATATTCTTTATGAAAATCAGGTTTAGTAGAGTCTGATTCTTGATTTCTCCAGATAACATTTTTTCTATCAATCCAGGGAAGAAAGGAATTGTAATTTTCAAGGAATATTTTTTTATCATTATATATTTCAAAAAAAAACTGATAATTGGGAAGTTCAATAATATTATCGGCAGGAGAAGATTTTCCTTCTAGTCTATATTCTCTAAAAGTATTATTTCTTCTTTCTTTTATTATTAAAACTTTGTTTTTTCTACTAGGCATTAGTATATTTTTTATAAAATTAGACATTTTTTTCTTCCTGCTGATTCTCTGTTTCGGTTTTTTGTTCTTTGCTTTTCTTTTCTTTTGACAACGCAGCCGTCAAACAACCAATTGCAGTTGCGGTAAGTGGATCTTGCGCTCTTCTAATGTTTTTTATTTCTAATGGCCATTTTATTTCGTCCACCACTTGTTTGAATAAAACATCAAAACCTTCCGGTAAAGATGTTCCTCCGGAAATAATAATTTCCAAAGGATATTCAAAATTTATTTTTTCTTTAATTAAAGCATTTTTAAATTCACGCACAACAATTGTTATAAGTTCTTTATAATAAAAATATATTGCGGATAAAATTTCATTTTCAAAATTTGGTTTAGACAAATCCAACAATTTTTCTCTGGATTTTTTTTCTTTTATCATAGTAACTTGCGATGAAGAAAGTTGCGTTACCGAAGCAACCTGCTGGTCAATCCAGTCTCCACTTTTAGGAATAGAAAATCTAACAATATCTTTTGATTTATAACTTAAACAGGCATTTATTCCGCCTCCACCACAACTTATTCCCAGCCCGGTCATATTTATTTTTTCATCATCGACCTCAATTGTTGGATTTGTTGCATAAACAACAGCAAGAGCCTCATTAATAGAGACAACATTATATCCCAATTCTTTCATAAAACTTTCGCACATTCCTGCATGAAATGCATTGTTTATTGTTCCATCCAAGGATGATGAAGGAATACTGATTACACAAATTTCATCATCATATTTAGGCTTCCCGACCAAACCCTGAATCATATGTTTTAACATTTTTATCGCCATCTTTTCAGTTTTGCTGTTAATCACCATCGAAGCCATAGGCCGTCTTAAACGACTTGTTTTATTTCCATTTATATCCTTAGATGAATAAAGATTGTCCAAAATCATAGAATCTTTTCCAATTACATATAACTTTTTTTCACTATTTTCTTCTTCAATTATATATTTATATTCTGATTTTTCCACCATGTCCAAAAAATCCATGTCTAGATCAATAAAACAATTTCTTTCACTTTTAACAATGGTTTTCCCCTCGTCATTTTTTCTGGCCGAAACAAGTATACTCGTCCCATAGTCCACCCCTACTGCACACATAATTCTAACTCCTATATAAGAAATATCTCTTGTTTATCCTTCTTGCTCAAAAAGACTTCTGCCTTTAGGCAGGAGAGAGTAGTTCACATAATTCATATATCTATATCTTCCAATAATTTTTCATTACCTTCGCTTTCATTATCTACTTTTTTTTCTTGACCAAAATGTTTAATATTTTTCTCAGAATTATCTCTGTTTTTTAACACAAATTGTTTCAAAATATCTTCACGCATTCTTTCTTCTTCTTTTAAGAATACGACATTTTCAGCGCCGGAGACTATATTTAATTTGATATTTATCTCTTTGCTTATTGCTTTTGCAATACTTTCCATATCAACATTCATACTTTGTTGCGGTGTTATTTTCTGATTTGAATTTATAATTAAGTCTTTTAATTCTTTTATTTGTGAATATATTTCATTTTCTTTTTTTTCTTCTCTCGTGGTTTTAGAAACAGTAATTATGTTATTATGTGCTAAATTTATTTTTACTTCTTCATCCTTTTCCAATTCAGACACCGTTTTATTTGTAAAAAAACACAATTCTTTTTCTTGTCCAAAGAAGTTAAATTTTATCTTATTCTTTGGGAAAAGAAGTATGCCTTTAGTATTATTTTTTACAACCCATTGCTCTTCCATTGAAATCTCCATTTATAAATACGAAAAGTTATGCCGTTTCTCCTGGTTTCTCGTATAATAAACAAGTTGATGGAAAGTCATTTTTATGGATAACCTAAAATACAAAGCCATTATCAAAATGGATTTAACAATACGTGATAACTATCATGATAAACTTATCAAAAACAAACCAAAGGAACCGCTTGGTGATGCAGTAACAATTGAAGGAACATTAGAAGAAATTCAAGATAGAATATGCTTTATGATTCAAAAATCAGCCGATGTTCTTGAGGATTGGTATAACGCAGAATGAACTACTCTCGTCTTCAGACGAAACCTTCTTAAACCAAAGAGTAAAAAACATGAGTAATTTTAAAAATATTTCCGGAAAAAACTATTCCTTTTCTGAGTTGAAAAATAGAAGAATTTCTTTTGATCCTGATAAAAAGATAGCTTTTACTCAAGAAGAAATTGATCTTTCTGAATCCTTGAAAACTGCTATAAAAAATGGAGTTTTTATTCCATGGCCTGAAGATGGAATAGATCAAAAAAATGAAAATAAAACAGAAACAGCTAATTCTGATATTGTTTCTTTTGGAGAAGTTGAAGAATCCATATCATCAACAAAAGAATACCCGAAAATAAATTCAAATGCCACCAAAGAAATTTGGTGGGCTGGACCATCTAGCGATGTTGGCGGATATGGAAAAATGAACAGAGAAAGCCTTGAAAGACTTTATCTGAAAAAAGACTTAAAAATACAACACGAATTAGCCGGGCTTGGTGGAATTGAAAAACTTAGATCAAAATTAAAAATAACACCAGCATTAAATGAAATGCTTAAAAATAAGGTTTCTGATGATGCCACATCTGTTTGGGCTATTATGCCTCCGAAATTTTTTCCAAGAAAAGGAAGAAAAATTCTTTTTTCAATGATAGAAAGCAATGCTGTTCCTCCCAGTTTTTTGGCAAAATGTCAAAATGCAGATGAGGTTTGGATTCCAAGTTTGCATAATATGCAAATATTTAAAGAAGCGGGATTAAGACCTCCAGCTTATCATATGCCACTTGGAGTTGATATAGAAAGATACAGACCATTTGAATTGATTCAAGAACAAAAAAACAAATTACAGATAAAAACAAAAGGATTTGTATTCTTGTCCGTATTTGGGTGGAGTTTAAGAAAAGGTCACGATATATTGTTTAAATCTTATTTAAAAGAATTCTCAAGCAAAGATGATGTGACATTATTAATTGTTTCAAGAAACTGGGGAAGATCAACTCAAGAAGATATAGATGTTATAAGACGACAAATAAAAGATTATATCCTTAAATATTCAAAAAATACAGAAAAGCCTCCACATATTGTCCATGTCGGTCAAGCCATAGATGAAGATGATATGCCGTTAATTTATAATATCAGCAACGCTTTTGCGTTGCCCAGCCGTGGAGAAGGATACTGCCTTCCCGGACTCGAAGCTGGAGCTTGCGGGATTCCGGTCATAATGACCAGATGCACTGGACAACTTGATTATCTTAATGACGATAATAGCTATTTAATAGATATTGAAGGATATGATTCAAAATCACAAGAAATAAAAGAAATATTAAAAATTTCAAGCTACTACGACAATATGGACTTTGCCGTAATCGGCGAAAAAGGAATTCAACAACTCAGAGAAACAATGAAATTTGTTTATGAAAACTATGGGCAGGCAAAAGAAAAAGCAGAAAAGCTAAGACAAAATATAATAGAAAATTTCACATGGAACATTCTCGTGGACAAAATTTATAATAGGTTAACAATATGAAAATAACGAATTCTTTAATATTTATTCCAGAAAATTCCTTAAGTGTAAAAAAAACAATGATGATTGAAAAATATGGATATATCAATCCTTTATTAAGAAACATTAACAAAAAAAACAAAGAACCTTCTGGACAAAGATCTTTAAATAATCCCGAACAAAAAATTGAAAAACCAGCCCAAACAAAAAAAAGCGGAAGCGGAAAAATATACATTAAAAATGCTATCGGAGGACCAATTTTTATCAATATCCAAGACGGTCATGATGAAGCTGGATATCCTAAATACAGAGAAATAAAAATAATAGATTACATAAGAAAAGAAAAAATATCCATAAAAGATTTAGATAGTCAAGAAATCCAGTCTCTTTATGATGGTGGAAAAATAATAGACATAACAGAAGATCAATATTCTGAAGAAATGTCGAACAAATCCATAAATGATAATTCAAAAAGTAAATCTTCAAAAAAAGAACTTCACGATTTAAGATCAGTAAGAGAACAAGATAAAAAAATAGAAATTAATGGAAGAGAAATAACAATAACAGAGGATCTCTATCAAAATGAGAGATCCGTGACGGAAGAAATGGAAGTTAATGAAAGAACAAGACTCGGAAAAGAAACCGAATTACTCATGAGAGGAGGAGTCGCTCTCAATGAAGAAATTGATGAGCTAATTCCTGGAGAAAAATCGTATACTGGGAAACGACAAGCTCCGCCACGAGGATCCGGAGAAAGACGATCAGAGTCGAGTTTTTCAAGACCTGTAGTAATGAGCGATCCAGAAAAAGCTATAAGGAGAAAATAGGAGAATTAAAATGGAAGGCAACAACGAAGAAAAACCAAAAACTGAACTTAGCTTCGACGCTAATGGTAATCCAACAAACGACAAGGGAGAACCAATTGTTGTTTCTAAAGAAGATTTGGAATCAATTTCAAAACAACAAACACAAGTTTTAAATGCTCAATCTGTTCTTGGTTCTCTTGAAGTCAAGAAAATAGAATTGGCCTCACAAGTGATAGGATTGAGAAAAAATCTTGATACCGTGATTCAAATTATCATGGATAAATATGGAATCCCATCAAATGAAGCTAATTATTATGGTATTAATCAAAGAACTGGGCAAATATTGAAAAACGGTCCCATCAAAGTTTAAAATTTTAAAATAACTCATCGCTTAAAAAAAGGGAATTTTTCTATCTCGTGTGAATTAAACATGGATAGGAAAGTTCCCTTTTTATTTTGTAGTGAGGAATTTAAAAAATGCCACTTATTGATCCAGGCACACAGATAAGTAAACCAAATAATTTCAATGATCAATATCAATCGCCAACATTCGGACAGGATCTTCAAGATTTACAAGTCTATTTGGAAGATACAATCAATGCTATTCTAACACAAATAAGAAGAATAATAGGCTCTACAAATTGGTATGATGATCCAGGCACGAGTCTTTCTTCTTCCGTCAGTCTGGATAATGCTTATGATGCAGGTGGAAGCGGAGCGGGAAGAATAATTACCGTTGATGCCGGGGCAGTAAGATTTAATGCTGGCACTGGAATCAATGCATTAGAAATAAGCGGCATTATATCTTCAATTGGACTTAACGAAGATGTTGTAATATCTCCTAATCCTTCTGGAACAGGAGTTATAAATCTTGGAAAAAATTCAGCCACTCCAGTTCAAACAAATATTTTAGGAACAATAAGAATATCTGGAGGATCTCCTACTGCCGGAAAAATTTTAGGTTGTATTGATTCCATTGGAAATGCCCAATGGGTAACTGCCGGAAGCGGAGGACCTCTTATTACTCCCCTTACAACCGCTGGAGATTTATGGATTAGAAATGCCTCTAATAATGATGCCAGACTTGGAATTGGGGCTTCCGGAACAATTCTAACATCAACTGGCATTGTCCCAAATTGGAGCAACACTTTAAATATACAAACATTAAATATAAAAGACGATTTGTTTGTTATAAATTCAGATGCTTCTGGAGCCAGTTCTGATTTCAAATTCACAATTTCAAGACCAACTTCAGGAATGATTGGTCATGTTACGCTTTATTTACCAACCACGGCTGGCACATCTGGACAATTTTTGGGCACATCTGGAAGTGGACAATTAGACTGGATTTCTCTTTCTGGAAGCGGTTTTCCAACTCTTGCTGATGTTGCAGATAATTCGACTACAACAGCAATGCAAACATATGATCTTGATTCAAGCACTCAAATAAGATTTACTGACAGTTTAAATAACAGAATATTAACTATAGATGAAGCAACAAGACACGTTTCAATAAATACAACAAGCACAGCGGATTTTCATTTTAGAATAGCTGGTCATATTGGACCAGACACAGACAATACTTATGATCTTGGATCATCTTCTTTAAGATGGCGAAATTTATATGTTGTAAACTCCATAAGTATAGGATCTTTTTCGGTTGGTTCTGTTTTATTTTCGGGATTAAGTGGTCTGATATCCGGAGATCCGATAAATTTCTTTTGGGATAATACCAATAAAAGACTTGGAATAGGAACAAATACCCCTGTATTTACGATAACTACAGCAGGATCAATTGGTCCTTCTGTAAACGATACTTACGATCTTGGAAGTAGTGTTTTAAGATGGAGAGACATTTATCTTGGCCCATCAACAATACACATAGGCTCTTCTGGAAACGAAGGCACAATAACTTATGATGGATCAAATAACTTGGTTATTGATAGCAATGGCAATGTTTCTTTGCAAAGTGTTTCTGGAAATGTCGGAATTGGAACTTTGGTTCCTGCTGAAAAATTAAGCGTAAACGGCAATGTTGGACTAGACGGAGAATTAAAAAGAGAAAATGCCGGTGCTAATGCTTCTTTTATTATTGTTCCAAAGGGAACCGGAGCTTTGCAAATTGGTTCTTCTGGAGACGCAAGAGGTATCTATGCAGTAGATTTACAATCAGTAAGAACTTCCTCGGATCAAGTTGCTAGTGGAGATTATTCATTCATAGCAGGAGGAAAGAACAATAAAGCCTCAGGTGACTATTCTCATGCCGAAGGAGTAGGCACATTGGCCAGCAATAACGAGTCCCATGCAGAAGGCTTTTATACAACGGCAAGCGGATCGGCCTCTCATGCCGAAGGATCGGCCACTGTTGCAAGTGGAAATTTCGGTTCTCATGCAGAAGGTTATGCAACAACAGCCTCCGGAAAGGGTTCTCATGCAGAAGGTTTTTATACAACATCTTTTGGACCACAATCTCACGCAGAAGGCAATACCACAACAGCCGATGGTTCAGCTTCACATGCAGAAGGTTTTTATACAACTTCCACGGGAATCAATACGCATGCCGAAGGATATTATACAACATCATTTGGTACAAATTCTCATGCGGAAGGGAAAAATACAGTATCAACAGGAAATTCTTCACATTCGGAAGGAAACGCTACGGATTCTGTTGGAATTTATTCTCATGCCGAAGGCGATGGAACCATATCGACAGGAAATGCCTCTCATTCAGAGGGGAAATTAACAACAAGTACTGGAGTTTATTCCCATGCCGAAGGCTATGGATCAACATCAGGCGGTGCAAATTCACATGCCGAAGGTTATTACTCTCAATCTTCTGGATCGAATTCACATGCAGAGGGAGAGTCTACAGTTGCATCCGGAATCAATTCCCACGCAGAAGGTTCTAGCACAAGTTCAATCGGAGATTATTCCCATGCCGAGGGTGATAGCACCACATCCTCTGGAAACTTTTCCCATGCAGAAGGAAAAGGAACTTCGGCTTCCGATATCACTGCTCATGCAGAGGGTTATGTCACTGTCGCTTCTGGATATGCCTCTCACTCCGAAGGTCATACGACCACGGCCTCAGGAAACAATTCACACGCAGAAGGCATCAATTCAATATCGAGTGGAAATGATTCACATGCCGAAGGAAAATCAACAACATCGAGCGGAACAAGATCCCATTCAGAGGGATATAATACAATATCTAGCGAAACAAATTCACATGCCGAAGGCTATAACACAACAGCAAGTGGAACAGATACGCATTCAGAAGGCCACAAAACAACTGCTTCAGGATATGGGTCTCATTCTGAAAATATTTCATCAATATCCAGTTCGACAAACTCTAAAGACACATTTATTATAGCATCGTTAACTATAACAATATCTGGCAATGTGACTCAAAAGTATTCAAATGGCGGTAAAATAACATTTTATGATTTAACTGGGGGAGTAAACTCAACATTAAACACAGCTATAAGAACAATAAATAGCACACCCACTTTTGGAGGAGTTAACACAACATTTAATATAGATTCAGTTTTGGATGATAGAACCGCTGGAAAATGTTTATCGGCTTCAGGAGGCTCAGGATCACATGCCGAGGGCATTGAATCCGTAACAAATTCCACATCATCACATTCTGAGGGATTAAAAACGGTAGTTGCAGGACATTCCTCTCATGCTGAAGGTTATAATGTTATCGCTTCTGGAAATTCGTCTCATGCCGAAGGAGATAGCACAAGATCTGGAAATAGAATCAGAACCTTTACAGTATCATCAACAACAGTAACAATTTCAGGAGATGTGACTTCTGAATTTTCTAACGGATCAACTATAAATATTTTTAGATTGACCGGAGGATCAAACAATACATTAAATGCCACAACAAGAGTTATTAGCGCTGTTGTTTTTGGCGGAGTAAATACAACTTTTACAATAAATCAAGCCCTTGACGATAGAACATCGGGACAATGTGTTAATACCTTTATTGGAATTTCTTCTCATTCAGAGGGAAAATCAACAATAGCTCGTGGAAATTATTCTCATGCCGAAGGAAAATCTACAACGGCATCAGGCTATGTCTCTCATTCTGAAGGAAATAATACAACAGCAAGCGGTATAACTTCACATTCTGAGGGAAAAGACACAACTGCATCTGGAAATTATTCTCATGCCGAGGGAAAATCTACAACGGCAAGCAATACTTATTCACATGCAGAAGGAGGAGGATCTGTAGCTTCTGGAGTTTTTTCGCATTCCGAGGGTCATAACACAACAGCTTCTGGAGCAAGATCTCATGCAGAAGGAAAATCAACAATATCTTCTGGAAATTATTCTCACGCAGAAGGAGAAAGCACAACATCTGGAGGTCCAAATTCCCATTCGGAAGGGAAAAGTTCGACAGCAAGTGGGAATGTTTCTCATGCCGAAGGACAATCTACAACAGCCTCTGGACATTATTCTCATGCAGAAGGACAATCGACAACCGCTTCTGGAGATAGATCTCATGCCGAAGGTAGACTTTCATCGTCTACGGGAAATTATTCTCATGCAGAGGGATATAATACAACTGCACTTGGGATTGCTTCTCATGCAGAAGGAAAACTTACAGAATCCAATGGTCTTTATTCTCACGCAGAAGGAGAATCAACAACAGCTTCTGGAGATTATTCTCATGCAGAAGGATCCTGTACGACAGCAAGCGTGCTTTATTCTCATGCGGAAGGGTCAAACACTGTGGCAAGTGGACAGGGTTCTCATGCAGAAGGAGTGGCCTGCACAGCAAGTGGGGCTTTTGGATCGCATGCAGAAGGCTTTTGTGGACATGCGCAATTAAATTCACAACATGCCCAGGGAAATGCTCCATCTTCAACAGATCTTGGAAAAAGACAATATACAAGAACAATATTATTTACAGACACAAAAAATGCCACACCAACAGAATTAACCTTGACAGGATCAATCCCTGCCGCCCCCGCCTCTAGATTTACAATTGATACTGAAAAGGCTTATGACTTTTGGGTTAGAATTGTAGCTAGACAAGACACAGGAGGCGCTCATGCAGAATTTACAAGAAAACTTTTAATAGAAAGAACCGGGGGCACTACATCTCAAGTCGGATTGACTCAAACAATAGGAACGGATATAAATTCTGCAGGTTGGACCGTCACACTCTCTGCTAATGACACAAACGATTTTCTTCAAATAAGTGTTACAGGCGCTGCCGCCACAAATATTCGCTGGATCGCCGTGGTCGAAGCCGTAGAAGTTTATTACGCAGATTAAAAAATTAATCGTATATTATTGAAGAAAACTTTGTGGAGAAAACTATGGAAAAAATATTTTTCTGCTCTTCAATGCCTAGATCAGGTTCTACTCTTTTATTAAATATTTTAGGACAATCTCAAAATCATTATGTGACTCCAACAAGCGGTCTTATAGAGCTATTAATAGGAATTAAAAGCACATGGAAAAATCATATAGAATTCAAAGCCGAAGGTTTGGATATTGCTCAACCCAGAGTAGAAAGTTCCATGAAGGGATTAATTCATGGATATTTTGAAAAAGAATTTGAACAAAATAAAACAGTTTTTGATAAATCAAGAGGCTGGCTTCAATATATAGAAATATTAGAAAATATTCTAAAATATAAAATAAAAGTCATCGCCACGGTAAGAGATATTCGTGCTGTTGTGTCTTCTTTTGAAAAAATTTACAGAAATAGAAAAATAGACTATATAGATGCTTCCGGAGATGCTTTTTTTAATTGTCAAACAGTTTATGGAAGAGCAAGTGAATTACTAAAACCATCAAGCGTTGTTGGCATTTATATTTCCAGACTGAGAGACGCTCTTCAAAGGGGAGTTTCCGATAGACTAATTTTTATAAGATATCGAGATCTTATGAACAATCCCGTTGGGGTTGTAGATGATCTTTGTGATAAATTAGAAATAAATAGATTCAAATTCGATCCAAACAACATAGTTCAAGTAACTCATGAAAATGATGTTTGGCACGGAATGAATCTTCATACAATAAGATCAAAAATAGAACCACCAGAAGAAGTTCCTTGGGAAAATGTTTTGCCAAAGGATTTATCTGAAAAATTAAGAATAGATTATAGAGATATAAACGATCTATGTTGAGGAGAGATAGAAATGTTAACAGAAAATGAAAAATTAATAATAAGATCTTTTTTAACAAACAAATCTAAATTTGTAAGCTCATTAAATTCAATGATATCCGATCCAAATACGCCAGGAAGTTCATCGGATAAAATTGCAGCCATACAAGATGTTGCAAATCTAATAACCTTAGTGGAAAGTTCAAATCAGAACAAAAGACAAATAATATTAGATTGGTTTAATAATGCCTCCCAAGAGGGAAAAGCTTTGTTTGTAAATGCCGCAAGATATGTTTCTCAAGGAGATTATCAACTTGCCATAAATAATACTGAAGTTTTAAAATGCAAAATAAAGAAAATAGAAGAAATTAAAAATGGAGATCATTGTAATTATGGATATGGATATGGACTGGATCATGGGAATATAAATTTTAACGAAATTTTTGTGTAATATAAAAATGATACGAAGATTTATTATTGCCGATGGAGACAATAGTCCCGTAACAACCAGGATAGAAATAAATCCGGCTACTGTAAATGGAACACACATTATTGAGACTGGTTTCCCAATTTCCTGGGCAATAATAACCGGAGGAGGAGATACCGCTAATTCGACAACAAAAGGCCCGATTTATTTTGATCCAACTGGAAACGATCAATACTCCATCTCCACTTTATCCGGAGGAGATACTTATCAAGTTGGATCTCTACAGGTTTTTTTGAATGGACAATTATTAGATAACGGAATTCATTTTGAAGAAAATGTTAATCAAGACGATTTTAGTTTAAACATAGGAGCCGGAGCATTACCATCGGCCCCAATTCTTGATAACACAAAAGGAATATTGACATTTTCAGGACAAACATCTCCGTTTAATATCGGGAAAACACTAACACAAGGAGCAACGACAGCGAAAATAGTAGGAGTTTCTAACGATTCATTAACTACAGGTCAACTTAATTTAGTGAATATAAATCCAAATGGGTTGGCTTTCACCGGAGCTTCGATTTCAGACAACGGTTCGACACCAGGGGCGGCTTCGGCTGCCGGAACTTTTATACAAGGTGGAGATAGATTGTCGGTTTATTATAGACCAGTCATTACAATGGTTATAGATGGGGTTAGAGTTTATATATCCAGTAAATATCCAGAAATGTCTACTGGATTTGAAATAACATTTGAGGGAGCAACAATAAGCAATTCGTTTATTGTTGACGTAGTTTATCAGTGAACTACTTACGCCTCAAGGCGTGAGCTTCTTGCTTCTTTGATTCATAACTTTCTTTCTTATTCTAATAGAATAAGAAAAGGAATTGTTCAAGAACCATCTATCTATTTTCAAAGAACAAACACTCTTTAGAGGATAAAAGGAGTTTTAAAACGGATAAAAAACACTATCAGCAGTCTTCTTGAACAAAAGAGAACAAAAGAGAACAAAAGAGAACAAAAGAGAACAAAAGAGAACAAAAGAGGATAAGAGGATAAGAGGATAAGAGGATAAGAGGATAAGAGGATAAGAGGATAAGAGGATAAGAGGATAAGAGGATAAGAGGATAAGAGGATAAGAGGATAAGAGGATAAGAGGATAAGAGGATAAGAGGA